AATCTAACAAATTAATGGAAATGAATAGTGCATAAGATACTAAGGTTAAGACGAGGAAATTCAGCGGTAACCAGCACGTTTGTTGGTAAAGCCGGCGAAGTCACTATTGATACTACTAACAATGTATTAGTGGTACATGATGGCTTTACTCCGGGCGGTTGGCCTCAGGGCGGTGGCGGTGGCAATGTTTCTATTCCTATAGCTAGTTCTACAGTTTTGGGTGGAATTAAGATAGGCACTGGCTTAAACATTGATGGCAACGGCGTAGTTACGGTTAACACTGCAAGCATTGGTAACCTAAGTATCACGGATCAAACTATAAATGGAACCGTAGTAAACGGTAATATAGTTTTAGCGCCAAATGGTACTGGGCGCGTATTGCTATCAAACCTTGCTTATCCAAATACAGATGGTAGTGCAGGTCAAACGTTAATAACAGATGGCAACGGTAATTTGTATTGGAGTACGCCCAGTAGCGTTACATTTGGTGCTACGGCGCCAGCAACACCGCATAATGGTGACATTTGGGTAGATAGTAATACCGGCATTGAGTACATTTACTACGTAGATCAAGATAGTGGACAGTGGGTAGAGTTTGGACCAACCAATACACAAAATGACAATATTAATTTCCTTGCTCTAAATACCAGTATTATACCAGCATCAGATAGTTTTTATAGCCTGGGCAGTAGCTCTAAGCAGTGGCATAGTTTATATGTTTCTGGCAACACAATCTACGTTAACAATGTTCCATTGACAATTGACAATAGCAATAACCTGCTGGTAAACGGTAATGTGATTGGTGGTGGTGCTTCAACAGGCAATATTAAATTTAACAATGACACCATGTATGACATATATGGGGTAACCGTAAATAACAGTGATTTGTCACATGGTGCTACAGCTGGAATGATTGTGCCACAAAACACAGGTGGCGATATTACGTTACTGAACTATTATGGTAATTTAGTAATTAGTACAAGTACAACAGGTTCTTCTGGAGTACAAACTTGGAAATTTCAAAATTCAACATTAGTGAACCCAGAAAATGTTACTTGGGCTGGTGCAGATATCATAGCTGGCCCAAACACAGGCTACATAGAACTAGGTAGTTATGATCAAAATAATTGGGTTGGTGCCGATGGAACTGGAGTATTCTTACAGACAGCATTTAATACCAACAACTATGTTTGGTATGCTGGTACTGATGGCAATTTTGTGCCGGGATTAGATGCGCAGCAAAATCTAGGGTCACCCAGCAAGAGAATAGGTCATATATATGCCAGCGGCAGTTCAGTTTATTTAGACAATATTAAACTAAGTGTAGAAAATAATCAATTAAAAGTTGAACAGGTTAACACTATAGGCGGTAACACAGTTATAAGTCAAGTGGCCTTGAAGTCGGTTGATGTACGTGAAAATACCCCTAATTTTATGCAAGGGGGCCTGTGGTACAATTCTATAGATGGTCGACTGTATGTTGGTGATAATAATACATGGGTGGATGCGGCACCCGTTACTATACCTCCAGTCAGTACTTATTTAGATAAACTAGCAGTGGATGGTGAGTTAATTTACAACACGGACACCACAGATAACACAGTCAATTTAGTATCGCCGGGGCAGCGTGGCAGTTTCAATCCTGGATACACATTTAATGACAATGTAAGTTTGTGTTTGCAATACAGCCATTTATATTTGGATAAAGTTGGCACATGGAATTTAGGTAGCAATCATTGGGGAACAGAAATTTTCAGTTATTCCAATGATTCAATGAGTCCCCCAACCAACATTGCTATTATAACAGCTGGCGGCGACGAACAATGGCACTTTAAAAATGATGGAACACTAAATTTACCTAGTGTTATAAATTTTGGACAAAATAACAGCAGGCTAGATACTCCTGCAAACGATGGTAGTACAGATCTTATAAGGTTATGGGATTTTAATGGATCAAACGCTAGTGGATTCAATTACGCCATAGGGGTAGAACCAAATCATGTTTGGTTTAGCATGGATGTTGATAATGATCTTGGTGGGTTCAAATTCTACAGTCAAAATAACCAGATATTAAAAATAGGTGGTGCTGGTGCAGTACATTTGACTGGCAATTTATATTTTGCAGATGGCAGTGTACAGAGCACGGGTTATCCAGTAAAAACGTCTAACACTGCGCCAAGCAACACACATATTTTATGGTTCAACGAAACAGATGGCAGGTTGTATGTGCATTACAATAATCAATGGGTAGATGCTAGTCCACAAGTACCGCAAGTATTAACTAGTTTGGACAACAATAATTTCAGTTTGACCTTAAACTCTGATGGTACCATAACATTTCCGGATGGATCTGTTCAAACAGGTGCGTTCAGTGGTTATGCATGGAAAGGTCCATGGCAAAGTGGACCAGTTAATTATATTACAGGTAAAGACGTAGTCACCTATGCTGGTGGTGCATATCTAAAAATTAGTGGCTCGGGAAATTCCGGAAGTAGTCCGAATGTAGATGCAATAAGATGGCAACCGGTAGTTATTGGCATTCCATCTGGCGGCTCTACTGGGCAAGTACTAGCTAAGATAGATGGTAGTGACTACAATGTAGAATGGGCAAATCAAACGGGCGGCGGGTCTTTTAGTGGTAACATCGCGGGCAATCAAATTACCTTTGATCAATCTAGAGTACATGCACCCGATGCTGGCAGTGCTGGTATATATGACCGAATAACGCTTTATCCTTTAGGTAGTAATTCATATGGAGTTGGTATTGAATCTTCGTATTTGTGGCTTAACACCGGCGATGGTGGTCTAGGCGTTAAGTTTTACAACCAGGGAAATTTAGCTTACGACTTTGAACCGCACGGAGTAATAATAGATGGTGTTGAGGACGACAGTACCGCGGTTTTAGATTTTTTCAAAGCTGCGCAGAATAATCATAAAGTGACGTTAGCAAGCGACTGGACTTTAAAGATAAAGGCTCGAGCCGATGGTACTAATCAAGGTCACCTATATCTAGAGGCAGGGCAGAATACAAAAGTTATTGTTAATGGAAGTGGTAGTACAATTAATCTAGTAGCTAGCGATGGCAACACGAACATTTCTACTTGGACCTTTGATAAATCTGGGTACTTAAGCTTGCCTAATAATTCCAATATTAACGATACCCCCGATAATGGCAGCACGCCAGGCGGCATCATATTAAATGTAAATTCCAATGAAACTAAATTTGATACAGGCGGCAGAACACATTTCCCTAATGACCTTGTAATCAATTATGGTGGCATAAGTTTTTCAGATTCCACCTACCAATCTACCGCTTGGCAGGGATCTTTGGCTTTGTCAAATCTTACAGATGTTAACATAACCGGCACACCCTCCAACGGTCAAGTATTAAAATATAATGCTGGGTTAGGACATTGGGCACCGGCTAGCGATCTAACTGGTGGCGGTGGCGGTGGTGGAATAAACTTAACTGACCTAAGTGTAACAGTAAGCGATACTCCATCAGGCAGTGGTAATTTGTCTTATGATTCCGGCACTGGAATCTTTACTTTTACACAACCAAACTTAAGCTCATTTATTACCGCTGGAGATTTGAGCAGTTATCCAACAACGGCAAACGTTAACAGCGCAATAAACGCTGCCAGTATAGCAGCTCAGTCTGCTATTGATACTGTAAGTAATGCGGTATCTGCGGTATCGGTGGCTGTGGCAAATGCTATAAGTATTGCCAATGCGGCTAGTGCAGCGGTCAATGTAGTAAGTAATGCTCTTAGTTCTGAGATTTTGAATCGAATCAGTGCAGATAATGCATTAAGTTCTAACATTAATACAGTAAGCAATGCGGTATCAATCGTATCGGTCGCAGCAGCCAATGCAACCAGTATTGCCAATGCAGCTAGTAATGCGGTGTCAATTGAGATAATAAATCGTCAATCAGCCAGTGCAGTATTGGAAAGTCATATCAATACAGTAAGCAATGCGGTATCAATTGTATCGGTTGCAGCAGCAAACGCAACAAGTATTGCAAATGCGGCTAGTGCAGCGGTAAACGTAGTAAGTAACGCTTTAAGTGCAGAAATTGTGAACCGTGTCAGCGCAGATAATGCGGTTAGTGCTGCGGCATTATCAGCATTGAACACATTAAGTGCCGCGGTAGCAGGTCAGGGTTATTTGAAATCCAACAGTCTAAGTGTTACAACTAATGCAGCAAGTGGTGGTGGATCCTTGTCGTATGCAAGCAACGTATTCACTTTCACGCCGCCCAGTAACTTAACAAATGGCATATACACTGCCAGCTTAGGAAACACTGGTAATTTGACTGTTTCAAATGATATAATTACAACTGGTGGCAATTTAAGAACCACCGCAACCACTGCATATCTCTTTAATGCAACACCAACAACTGTTTTCATAGCAGGAAACGCCTCGGTTGGTACTACAATAGGCCACGCATCTGGTACAGTGACAATTAACGGCAACTTGCAGGGTAGCACGAATGGTTTCACAATAGGATATAAAGATATTCCGCAGCTAAGTTATACAGGCAATACCACTTTGGCTGCAACTGACGGTGGCAAGCATTATTATTCTACCGTAGCAACCGCGACTACTTTAACCGTACCAAACAGCACAAGTGTCAGCTTTGCAGTAGGTACCGCAGTAAACGTAGTTAATCAGGGTGCCGGCACAATTACTTTAGCGCAGGGTTCGGGGGTGACATTATATCTTGCAGGAAACTCTACTGCTGGCAACAGATCCTTAAGTAGTTATGGAGTTGCTACTATACAGAAAGTAGCTACAGATACTTGGTTTGTTGTGGGTGTAGGACTGGCTTAATATGGGCGGTATAATGATGCCTTACATGAGTGCCTTGGGTCAAATGGGGTATGCGCCTCCCAATACAATCCCTAGCCTTAGTTTGTGGTATAACGCAAGTGCATCTTCCACTCTGGTTAATAACGTCAGCACCGCAAACTTTGACGTTACCGTAGTTAACGGGACTAGGATAAGCAAATGGATTGACTTGTCTGGATTGGGTCAACCGGCTAACGTAAACGGTGGTAACAGTCTTAGACCAGCTTATGCCACACCTATTCAAAATAGTTTAGGCGCTGTAAGCTACACAGCAGGTTCTAGCTATAACTTAGACATTAATCCCTCAACTTGGTCCAACAGCTTGGCAGGATTTACTGTATATGTATTATCTAGGCCTACAAGTTTGCCTGTAACTGCTTTTCCTTTAATGGTGTCGGACCTAAGCTGTGGAATATGGTGGAACGGAACGAACTGGAGTATTGGAATAAGTGCAGGAAACAGAGGCACAGTGTCAGTTACGAATGACACAACTAAATTCCACATGTACGGCCTGGTGTTTGATGGTAGCCAAACTGGTAATGCAAATAGATTACAGTTTAGATACGACAGATCTGCCAAAACTCTTACATTCACTGGAACAATAGGTACCACCACGCCCAGTAACAGTTACTGGTTCGTTGGCGGTGACAACAGGTCCGGAGGTAACGGCGGAGCATTATCTGGTACATACATGGACGGATATATTGGTGAAGTTTTAATTTGGACTAGAACATTGACCGCAGCCGAACTAGGTCAAGTTGAGTTGTACCTAAACACTAAGTGGAATCTAGGATATTAAGGATAAAATATGTTAAATGCAAAAATAGCTGACAACGGGCACCTACAATTTGTTTTGGAAGATGGATCCATCGTAGATGCTGGCAATGTTCGCGGAGCAACTGGTCCACAAGGCACCAAGGGTATAGGTGTTAAGGGTGACCCGGGAGAACCTGGCAAACAGGGTCCAGCAGGAGTAGGCATATTAGGATTTGCCTCAGGATATGTAGATGCTGGGCAATTCGTAACATTAGACAACATTAAATGTACAGTTACGACCGCAGGCAACAGAGGACTAAGTGTCGCTTCAGTTAGCGGCACATTCCAAGCAATGATTAGTGCTACTTTTGGATACATTAGCGGTGTTGGTGGTAGTGCCACAAATGGTGGCAGTTCTCCCACATATACAACAACACCAAGCACTAGTTTCTTTGGTTGGAATTTCCCCAACGCGGGTGACGGTAGTACATATTTGATAAACGATATCACAAACCAGCGCTTTTACAGAGTAAATCTGATGATAGGGTACGGTTATCTTAAAAACTTTATTAGCATTGAGAGACTATATTAAGTGTTTGGGATTTGGAAATAACAGTAAAGTATAAATAATAAATTATGACAGCTATTTACTTGCCTAATAGTCCAACAAATGGACAAATTTATGTTGCTTCAAACGGAGTTACATATTGTTATGTGACTGATCATTGGAACACAAGTATTCCGATTCAGAACGGATCAGCTGTGTATTATTACGAGGGTGGAGACTCAACAACTTGGGCTACTGCCAATCAAACAAATCCTGGGGATTTAGTCCTAGACGGAGGAACTTCATAAATGACAACGAGAATAAAAGTAAGACACGACACATCTTCAAACTGGTCAAGTAATAATCCAGTTTTAGCTCTGGGAGAACCTGGCTTTGAGACTGATTCAAATCGTGTTAAGTATGGTGATGGCACTACAACCTGGAACAGTTTACCTTATACTGGAGCCGGTGCAAATTTAACCGGTGATATCAACATTGGTGCTAATGCTGGACAATCTGGTCAATCTCCCGAATCCATCGCTATTGGAAATGATGCGGGTAGATATAGCCAAGGTTACCACTCTATTGCTGTTGGTCAGGGTGCCGCCTATTATTGCCAAAGTTGGTTAAGTATTGCGATTGGTAGAGGAGCTGGTGCATGCTGTCAAGATCACAGCGCAGTAGCTATTGGACACATAGCGGGCGCATGCAGTCAAGGACATGGCTCCATAGCTATAGGTCGAGGTGCAGGTAGATATAGTCAATATGCAGAATCTATCGCTATTGGTCATTATGGCTGCTCACAGTACTATCAGGGATATCATTCCATTGCTATTGGATCTGGCGCAGGTAATTGCTGCCAATCTTGGTTAGCTGTGGCGATTGGACGCGCAGCTGGGGCATATAATCAAAGTAATAGTACCGTTGCAATTGGTCACTTGGCAGGTCAATGCTGTCAAGATTACGACGCTGTTGCAGTAGGTACTAGATCCGGTCGCTGGAATCAGGCAGCTGGAGCAGTAGCAGTTGGTCACAGTGCTGGAAATTGCTATCAGCGTTGTCATGCAGTTGCGATCGGTGCTGATGCAGGTAATTATAATCAGGGTTGGGTAGCTACTGCTGTGGGCCGCAGTGCTGGCGCATGCAGCCAAAGAGGTGGTGCAACCGCAGTAGGTCACTTGGCGGGACAATGTTGCCAGGGATACGGTGCAGTTGCATTAGGTTCACATGCGGGACGTTATTATCAATCCTGCGAGTCGGTAGCAGTTGGGCATTATGCAGGTAATTGCTGCCAGGGATACCACTCGGTCGCAATTGGTGCCAGCGCGGCATGCTGTGGTCAACGAAGTTTAGCTATAGCCATAGGTCGTTCGGCTGGTGCATGTGGTCAGAACATGAGTTCTATTGCAATTGGACACATTGCTGGACAACTGCAACAGGGTCAGGGTTCGGTGGCTATTGGTACAAGAGCAGGTAGATATTACCAGCAAACGTATGCAGTTGCAGTTGGACCACGCAGCGCTCAAAATTGTCAACAGAGTTATGCTGTTGCGGTTGGACCCTATGCTGCAGAAACGCCATCAAGTTATTATACAATTCAACATGCAGACGAGGATGGTTCTAACTATACCATTACGTTACAAAACAATTATGATATTTCACTAATTAGACCTGGCATGTATTTAGATGGCAATGGTTATAGTATGGTATTAATTACAGCCGTAAACGGATTACAAATTACTTTGGCAAGTACTCCAAATAATGGCGGTGTTTCGCAAAACGGAATCTTCTATGCTAGAGCTAAACAGGGCACATCAAGTATTGCAATAGGTGCTTATGCCGCAAGATATGTGCAGCATCCTAACAGTATTGTAATCAATGCATCCGGTGCGGAAATACAAAGCGCCGGACAAAATACTACTGTTATAAGTTCAGTTAGAACGGTAACAGGTGGTTCTGCACCAAGCGGGTTCTCACCAACCTATTATAATCCTACAACTGGTGAATTGATAGTAGTAACAGCATAAATAACTTAAACAAGGAACAAGCAACATGGCAAATTACAACATTACAGCAACTTCTGCAAAGAAGAATCAAACAGTGAGCAACACCGACACTAAAAAATTCCCATCACCTGCTGCGTTCAACACACAGGCTGAAGCAAATGAACAAGCTGCTAAGTATGCTAAAAATCTTAACTACGAAGATCATTTAGAGACTTGGGATTGGGTTGGTCACGCAACCGCAGTTTAATTACATCAGGGTTTAGGACCAATATTGGCCGTGGAAGTTTCACGGTCAATTGTCATATAACCCTGGCAAGTAAAATTCCAATCATCGCCAGTTAGACCATTATTAGTAACTTCGTCCTGTACAGGGACAGATATTTTCACGTGTTTGAACAGGTACTCCTGATCGTTTTCGAAAACTCTCCATACATGATCTTTAGTGCCACGTCCTGGCTGACCTCTGGATTTATTAAATCTTATAAGGTATTTGTTCATACAATTATAGGTGAATCTGGTTTCTTTTCCACAGGTAATGGGCCCACTGTTAAGTTAAAATGAACTAACTTTGATACCGAAGTGCTGGGATTTCGCAATATACTGTGTGGCAACCACGAATTTATAAAATACATCCTACCTGCGGTGGGAATCAAGATTGCAGATGTACTAGCTAATGTTACAACAGCAGGATCATTTTCTGGTAAATTAATTTGTTTTTTGCCAGGTCTAGGATCGTGGATAGCTACTTGACTGGAATTTTCAGGGCATTCCAAGAAATAAAAACCAGAAATTTGATCACCATAATGATGTATATGCTCGTCATGGCCCTGATATTGGTTGTGTTCCTGGCACCACATTTCTCTAAAATAAGTGCCTAAATTAGTCATGTCATGCCCCTGATCACGTAGTATATTCCACGCAGTTTGAGCAATAAATTGAGTGAAATCAGCAAGAACAGGCTCGTGAAAGAAACCATCTGTTTGAACCGGATAAAGTGGATTCGTGGTATCTTTAACCGCTTTCACATCGGTTAAATATTTGTCGGCCACTACACTTACTGCGGGTAAAAATTCCGGTTTATCTACTATGTAAATAGGGCTAGGAAAAAAATCATGCTGTGTCAAATTAGTTGTCATAATAGTTTACTTATAGATGGCTGTTAATGGTCAAACATTTTATGAGGTCAAACAGTGATTTTCCATAAAGTATAAATACTAAGATTACAGTATGGAACAAATATGGCTCTAAATTTTCCGATTTCTCCGGCACCAGGCGACCTCTATACCTATGCAGGCAAAACCTGGACCTGGAACGGTACCGGGTGGCAACTAATAGAATCTACCTCTGCATTAGACAACGTTAATACAAATTTAAATAACGAAATAAGTCAGCGCCAAGCAGCGGATCTTGTCATAAATAATGCGATCAGTACAATAAGTGCAGCGGTTGCTAATGAAGTAAGTGCAAGACAATCAGCAAGTGCAGCACTAGAAAGCCATATTAATACTGTAAGCGCAGGACTTGCTGCTATCGATTCTGGCAATGTAAGCGTAAGTTTTACAGCAAGTAGTTATCCATTTACTGGCAATACACAATCCCTTAATACTACAACAGGTACTATTGTTGTGACTGGTGGTGTTGGTATAAGCGGTAATCTAAATGTGGGCGGTCAATTTGCGGCAAACGGCAATATACTACCGGCACAAAATGCAACATTTAATTTGGGATCGCCTAGCTTACGTTGGAAATCACTTTATGTAACCGGCAACACAATTGATATTGATGGATTAACGATAGGCGCAGCTAACGGTCAAATTGTTATTCCTGCAGCAAATATTGGTGGCGTTGATATTAATAGCGCGATAACCACTATCAGTAATACAGTTTCCGCAGAAACATCAAATAGACAAAGTGCCAGTGCAGTTTTAGAAAGCCACATCAATACGGTAAGCAATACTGTTTCCATTGTTAATGCACAACTGGCTTCAATTGACACTAAATTGAGTAATGCTGTTAGTGCGTTGAGTGCAGATCTACGCAGCGCAATTAATGCGGTAAGCAATCAAGTATCGGTAACAAGTGCAGATTTAACTAGCGTAAAAAATAATTTGCAAAGTGCTATAAATGTTGTTTCAAATGCAGTAAGCGCAGAAACAGCCAATCGCATCAGTGCAGATAACGCGCTAAGTGTAGCGGCTCAAGCTGCGATAAACACTATCAGTAATGCAGTTTCTATTGTATCTGTTGCAGCAGCAAATGCAGCTAGTATTGCAAATGCGGCTAGTGCGGCAGTAAATGTGGTGAGCAACGCAGTAAGTTTAGAAACAGCCAATAGAATTAGCGCCGATAATGTATTAAGTGTCAAAATTGATGCAGTTAGCAACACAGTATCTGTTGAAACGGTAAATCGACAATCAGCTAGTGCAGTATTAGAAAGCCACATCAATACCGTAAGCAATGCGGTTTCAGTGGTAAGTGCAGCGGCTGCTTCGGTAGAATCACATGTCAATACCGTGAGCAATGCGGTATCTACAGTCAGTGCAGCTTTATTGTCTGTAAGCGCACAGATTGAAAACCACGTAAATTTGGTAAGTAATGCAGTATCTCAAGTTAGTGTGGTTGCTGCTAATGCCATAAGTATGGCAAACGCAATCAGTCAAGCATTGTCAAACGAAATCAGCAACAGACTATCAGCCAGCGCGGTATTAGAAGGCCATATTAATACAGTAAGTAATGCGGTATCCACTGTTTCGGCAGCAGTTGCTAATGCGGTTAGCATGATCAACGTAGTGAGTAATGCTGTTTCGGTAGAAACCGCAGCAAGAACATTAGCAAGCGCAAATTTAGAAACACATATAAACACGGTTAGTAACGCAGTTTCGGTGGTCAGTGCGGCAGCGGCAAATGCTATAAGCGCGATCAATGTAGTTAGCAATACCTTATCCGCAGAAATTAATGATAGGAAATCGGTCAGCCAACTATTAGAAAGTCACATTGATACAGTAAGTGCTGCGGTTAATACTGTAAGCAATGCTCTGAGTGTTGAAACTACAAATAGAGTATCAGCTGATAATGCATTAAGTGTACGTGTTGATTCTGTATATGGTGCCATTTCGTCAATAGTTGGTGGCGGCGCAGTGAGTGTAACCAGTGCTGACTTAATATCAGTAAGTGCCGTTTTAGAAAGCCATATTAACACAGTAAGCAACGCTGTTTCGGTTGAGGTAGCAAATAGACAATCAGCTAGTGCGGTGCTAGAAGGCCATATTAACACAGTTAGTAACGCAGTTTCAGTAGTGTCGGCGGCGGCAGCAAATGCAACTAGCATAGCCAATGCTGTAAGCAATGCAGTTTCTTTGGAAATTGCTAATCGAATCAGCGCAGACAATGCACTAAGTTCAAATATTAACACTGTAAGCAACGCAGTGTCCATTGAAATAGCAAATCGTCAATCAGCCAGTGCGGTTTTAGAAAATCATATTAATACAGTAAGCAATAGTGTTTCGGTCGTCAGTGCAGCGGTAGTGAATGAAGCAAGCATACGAGCAGCGGCAGACTTAAGCATCAATAATGGAATAAGCGTAGTAAGTGCTGCGGTAGTTAGCGTAGACAGTCATGTAAACACGGTAAGTGCGCAACTAGCTAGCGTTGATACCAAATTAAGCAACGCAATCAGTTTGGAAATAGCCAATAGGCAAAGCGCCAGTGCAGTTTTAGAAAGTCACATAAACGCAGTTAGTACAGCAGTTGACACGGTTAGTAATGCAATTAGTGCAGAAACAGCTAATAGGATTTCGTCTGAAAGCGGCCTAAGCTCACGTGTTGATTCCGTATATAATGCTATATCTGCAATTTTTGTAGGTGGAGGAGTAAGTGTAACCAGTGCAGAACTAAACGCGGCAAGTGTAGCTTTGCAAACTGCCATCAATACTGTAAGCACGGCAGTATCAGTTGTGTCAGTTGCAGCAGCAAACGCCACATCCATAGCTAATGCAGCTAGTAACGCGGTATCGGTTGAAGTCATTAACAGACAGTCAGCTAGTGCGGTTTTAGAGAGTCATATAAACACTGTAAGTAATGCTGCATCCGTAATTTCAGCTGCCGCCGCTTCGGTAGAGATTCACGTTAATACGGTAAGCAATGCGGTCTCAGTAGAAATCGCTGATAGACAATCAGCTAGTGCTGCATTAGAAAGTCATATTAATACTGTAAGCAATAGTGTTTCGGTTGTTAGCGCAGCGGTGGCAAACGAAGCAAGTATACGTGCGGCCGCAGATGTATCAATTAATAATGAAATTAGTATTTTAAGTGCCGCTGTTGTAAGCGTTGAGAGTCACGTAAACACGGTAAGTGCAGAACTGGCCAGTGTAGACGCAAAACTAAGCAATGCAATCAGCTTAGAAATAGCAAACAGACAAAGTGCCAGTGCGGTTTTAGAAACTCACATTAATACAGTAAGTGCCGCAGTCGATACCGTGAGCAACGCTATATCTAACGAAATAAGCGTAAGGACCGCAGCAAGCGCAGCATTAGAAATCCATATAAATGCTGTCAGTGCAGCAGTCAATACTGTAAGCAATACTGTTTCAAACGAAATCAGTGTAAGACTGGCAGCAAGTGCCGCACTTGAAACTCACATAAACACAGTAAGCAACAACGTGTCGGTAGTTAGCGCAGCAATAGCTAATGAAGCAAGTATACGAGCAGCAGCAGATACTAGTATTAACAATGCGGTTAGCGTAGTAAGTGCAGCAGCGGTTTCTATTGAAACGCATGTTAATACAGTAAGTGCACAACTGGCTTCTGTTGACACCAAGTTAAGCACAGCAATTGTCAATGCAATAAGCAATGAAGCAAGTATACGAGCAGCCGCAGATATTAGCATAGACAATGCGGTTAGTGTAGTAAGTGCAGCAGCGGTTTCTATTGAAACACATGTAAACACAGTAAGTGCACAGTTGGCATCGGTAGACACAAAATTAAGCACAGCGGTTGCTAACTTAGCGTTGGATCATTTAACTGATGTTCAAATCAGTAGCCCAGTAGCAGGTCAATTACTGACTTACAATGGAATAAATTGGATAAATGGCGCAGGTATAACAGTTTCTGGCGGTGCCGGCATCAGTTATTGGATGCAAACACCAGTCATTACCGCGGCTAGTACAGAAAACTATTTCCAAATAGACACACTGGGAGCCACACCAAATACATCTGCTCAAGTTTTGACTACCCAAACAGTTAACGGTACTACGGCAGTAGTTACAGCTTGGCAGTCTGGCGCATTGGGCAGAACAGTATTAGATGCTGGCAATTATGAATTTAGTGTTTGGATGAGCACCAGCAATACTGGTGGCACCAATACTGCTCAATTAGATGTATACAGAATTGATCCATATTCTGGCGGCACAGTCACAATGACTGGTACTGGTACTAGTAGAACCGTAACTGCAAGTAATGGCGCGCCCTTCGCCACAATAACTGCTAGCGGTACAATGACCAGCAGCAGTTGGTTAGAGACACCAAAAGGTCTTTATCAAATTACTGCAAAGACCAGTGATACGGTAGTGACTATAGCAGTGCCAGCGGCTTACACAAATGAGTCTGCGGTATCTGCTAGTGTGTGGAATCAGATATTCACTAATCCCTCATTTAATCTAACAAGTACCAACTTAATTGAGTATCCGTTCACTGCCACACAATCCAGTTTTAGTATTAACAAAACAACTAGTTTGGGTGTAATTGTATTTGCAACTACTAGCGCAAGTAGAACCATTACTTTCAGCATGGATGATGGCGTAACCGCGGCACATCTAACAACACCCTGGGCTGTGCTACATAATCAACTGGGCGAATTACAGGGCGGTGCTACAAACGAATATTATCACTTAACTAGTGCAGAATATGCAAATATCAATACAACTAGTGCAAATCTAGCTAGTATAGAAAATCATTTGAGCGCGCTTGATGCTGCGGTAAGCAATGAAATAAGTGTGCGTCAAGCTGCCAGTGTAGTCTTAGAAAATCAAATCAGTGTAGTAAGTGCAGCAGTAGCAAATGAAACAAGTATACGTGCAGCACAGGATGCCAGCATCTATAATGCTGTGAGTGCGGTGAGTGCAGCAGTAGCAAACGAAGCCAGTATACGTGCGGCACAGGATGCCAGCATCTATAATGCTGTGAGTGCAGTAAGTGCGGCAGTGGCAAATGAAGCAAGTATCCGTGCCGCTGCTGACGTCAGCATCAACAATTCCATTAGTGTTGTCAGTGCTGCGTTAGTGAGTACAAATGATAGAATCAGTGGCATAAGTTCTAACGTAACAAGTATCGATAACAAGCTCAGTAATGCAATAAGTGCAGTTAGTGTAGCAGCACAGTCAGCCATTAATACCGTAAGCTCAAATTTAGCCACTGAGATACTCAATCGTCAAAGCGCAAGTGCGGTATTAGAAGGCCATATTAACACTGTAAGTAACGCTGTATCTATAGTAAGTGCAGCAGCCGCGTCAATCGAAGCACATGTAAACACAGTAAGCAACGCGATTAGTGCGGTAAGTGCAGCGGTTGCCAATGAAGCAAGTATACGTGCGGCAGCTGATGCATCTATCAATAATGACATTAGTATAGTAAGTGCGGCAGTGGTAAATGAAGCAAGTATCCGTGCCGCAGCAGACACAAGTATTAATAATTCTATAAGTGTAGTAAGTGCGGCATTGGTGAGTACAAATGATAGAATCAGTGGCGTAAGTTCTAACTTAACAAGTATTGATACGAAACTTAGCAATGCTATCAGTAACGTAACCAGTCAGTTACAGGCTGCAAGTGCTGCGTTAGAGAGTCATGTTAATACTGTAAGTGCTGCGGTCAATACTGTCAGCAACGCGGTAAGCGTAGAAACAGCTAATCGTATCAGTGCAGATAATGCTTTAAGCGTAAGAATTGATTCAATAAGCAATCAAGTATCGGTCACAAGTGCAGATTTGGTCAGTGCTAAAAATAACTTGTTAAGCAACATCAATGCGGTAAGCAATGCAGTAAGTGTAGAAACTGCTAACCGAATAAGTGCAGATAACGCATTAAGTGCTAACATCAATACTGTTTCAGTTGCAGCAGCAAATGCAACGTCAATAGCTAATGCAGCTAGTGCAGCAGTAAATGCAGTTAGTAATGCTCTCAGCGCCGAAATAGTAAATCGTATCAGTGCAGATAATGCAGTAAGTGCAGCAGCTCAAAGTGCAATCAATACCGTAAGTAATGCGGTATCTGTTGTTTCAGTTGCAGCGGCAAATGCAACAAGTATTGCTAATGCAGCAAGTAATGCGGTGTCGGTAGAAATTGCCAACAGACAATCAGCTAGTGCGGCATTAGAAACTCATATTAATACGGTCAGTGCGGCGGTTAACACTGTAAGCAATGCTGTATCAGTTGAAACAGCAAATAGAATTAGTGCAGATAATGCAGTAAGTGCAGCAGCGCAAAGTGCAATCAATACCGTAAGTAATGCAGTATCTGTTGTATCGGTCGCAGCAGCAAATGCTACTTCAATTGCCAATGCAGCAAGTGCGGCAGTTAATGTAGTAAGCAATGCGTTAAGTGCCGAAATAGTAAATCGAATCAGTGCTGATAACGCATTGAGTAATGCAGTTTCGGCTACTTATGCTAAAAAAGCTGGCGACACATTTACAGGTCCTGTTGTAGTGTCTGCATCTTTAAGTGTAATTGGTGACCTTAATGTAAGCGGTATGCTACAAGTTAATGCAGCTTCGCTCTTAGAGGGTGGGCAAATTAATCTTGCGGCGGCTCCAAGTGGTTCATTAGCTGGTCCTATTGGTATAGACATATATGGAAACCGAGTTAGGATTTTTGAAACCACTGGAACCGCTCGTGGTGTTTACATTGATTTGACTAGTGCGGCAGCAGGAGTAGGTACAAACCTAATGGCAGGTGGCGGTGCAGGTAGTGTAGCCAGCGCCAACTTTGTAAGTGCGGTTAACTCACTTAGTAACGCAATATCAGTCGTAAGCGCAGCAGCGGCTTCGGTTGAATCGCATGTGAATACGGTAAGCAATGCCCTATCAAATGAAATTAGTAATAGGCAATCTGCCAGTGCTGCATTAGAAACTCATATCAATGCAGCAAGTAATGCAGCTTCGGTAGTTAGTGCGGCTGTAGTAAGCGTTAGCGCAGTAATAGAAACTCATGTTAATACGGTCAGCAATGCGGTTAGTATTGTGAGTGTAGCCGCAGCTAATGCCATAAGCATGGCCAACGTTATAAGCAATGCATTAAGCAATGAAATATCAAACCGTATCAGTGCAGATAATGTTTTAAGTGCAAACATAAACACGGTAAGCAATGCGGTATCAATCGTAAGTGTGGCAGCAGCAAACGCAACAAGCATAGCCAATGCAGTAAGCAATGCATTGAGCAATGAAATAAGCAATCGTCAAAGCGCCAGTGCTGCACTTGAGACTCATATCAATACAGTTAGTAATGCGGTATCAATAGTTTCAGTGGCAGCGGCCAACGCAACAAGTATTGCCAATGCAGCAAGTAATGCGGTATCAGTAGAAATAATTAATAGACAAGCAGCTAGCCAAGCATTACAGGTCAATATTGATGCCGTAAGTCAAGCAGTTTCGGTAGTTAGTGTAGCAGTAGATCGCGTAAGCAATGCAGTTTCTAACGAAATAAGCAATAGACAATCAGCTAGTGCAGCGTTGGAAACACATATTAACACTGTAAGTGCCGCAGTTAATACGGTAAGTAATGCATTAAGTGCCGAAATAGTAAATCGTATCAGTGCTGATAACGCATTGAGCGCCAATATAAACACGGTAAGCAATGCAGTTTCAATCGTATCGGTAGCAGCAGCCAACGCAACTAGTATCGCAAATGCGGCAAGTAATGCGGTATCTGTAGAAATTGCAAACCGTATTAGCGCAGTAAATGCGGCCAGCGTCGCAGCACAATCAGCAATCAATACTGTAAGTAATGCGGTATCTATTGTATCAGTGGCAGCAGCAAATGCCATTTCAATAGCTAATGCAGCTAGTGCTGCGGTGAACGTAGTGAGTAATGCGTTAAGCAATGAAATAAGTAATCGCCAAAGTGCCAGTGCAGCACTTGAGACTCATATTAATACCGTAAGTAACGCAGTTTCGGTCGTAAGCCAAGCTGTTTCGGTCGTATCGGTTGCAGCAGCAAATGCTACAAGTATAGCCAATGCGGCTAGTATTGTTGCGGCAAATGCAACCAGTATTGCAAATGCAGCCAGTGTTGCCGCAGCAAATGCAACTAGTATTGCAAATGCGGCAAGTAATGCGGTATCTGTAGAAATAGCAAATCGCATCAGCGCAGATAACGCAGTAAGCGCCGCAGCACAATCAGCAATCAATACCGTAAGCAATGCGGTATCTATTGTATCAGTAGCGGCAGCAAATGCGACGTCAATAGCCAACGCGGTCAGTGCAGCGGTAAACGTAGTAAGCAACGCAGTGTCAATTGTAAGTGCTGCTCAGTTAAGTACTTGGAACGCGGTAAGCAATGAGATTTCCGTAAGAGCAGCAGCTAGTGCAGCCTTAGAAGCACACATCAATACCGTTAGTGCGGCAGCGGCAGCTGGTGGTGGTGTGGCATCTAGCAATATCAATAATAAAGTTTATACAGGATTAACAACCGCAACTACTATTATTGATACTACCGCAGTTGCCAACTACAGGGCAGTTGAATATCTTGCTACGGCCACAGACAACACCAACAGTCGTTACAAAGCAAGTAGAATAACAATTCTAACTGATAATACGAACGTTTATTACAGTGAGTATGATACTCTTTATAGTAATGCTTCTTATGAAGTAGCAACATTTACGGCAAACGTGGCTACGGGCAATATTAACCTTATTGCTCAGGGCGACAGCGCGAACGTAACAGTTCAATTACAAAAAGTGTATTTGGGTCCAGGAACCACAACTGGCGCAGCAGCTGGCATAACCAGTGTTTCTGGCGGTTCAAATACACAAGTACAATTTAACGATGCTGGAACGCTAAGTGGTAGTGCAAACTTGACCTTTGATAAAGGTACAAACGTATTAACAGTTACAGGAACAGCAACCGCAGGTAACTTAAGTACAGGTGGAACATTAACTGTAACCGGCAACACAACACAAACTGGTATATTGAAACTGGGTTCGGTAATGGTGGAAGCATATTCCAATGTATCTATCAGCACAAATACGCTTACCTTGAACCTAAGCACGGCTGGTATATTTAATGTCACACTAAACTCAAATATTACTACAGTTTCACTAACCAACTACCCCAGCAGTGCTGGTCAAGCAGCTAGCTTTATATTAATGTTAACTGCTGACGGTACTGCTAGATCCATTACGTGGCCTGCTGCATTTAGGTGGCCGGGAGGAACTGCGCCAACACCTACCAGCACGTTAAATAAAGTTGATGTGTTTGCGTTCTTCACACTGGATGGTGGTACTAACTGGCAAGCATTTATCTCAGGACAGAATCTATAATGGCTAACTTTGCATTAGTTGAGAATGATACTATAACAGGAATTTATGATGATCTCCCTCAAAATTGGGGGCGGGTAAGTAACCTATATCTGTTATCAAATGAAACAGACCATTTAAAAACACTGGGTTGGTATAAAATTCGTAGACAGGATCCAGAATATGATCCCAATGTAAAAATGCCGGGTAAATTGAGTTATATTTTTACTGGAACTGAGGTAATAGAAACAAATGAAATTTTAGATAGACCGCCCGAACCGCCAGCGAAAACTGCTGAACAATTGGCTGCTGAAGAACAAGCAAGAATCGAAAATCAATGGAGTGTTGTGCGTAGACAGCGAGATCAACTAATGCGTGATAACGACTGGAGATATTTGCGTTATCAAAGGCAACAGCGAACAGGAACGGCAACTGCTGATGACTTAGCAAAGGTAGATGCTTATATGCAGGCCTTGGCTGATATAACTAGTCAAGTTGATCCCTATAACATAATTTGGCCCACATTAGAGTAACATGTCTGTACATAAAGCGTTATTAGCAATTCAATCAACGTCAAATATAGGTCCATTATTTCAGTGGGGTCTAAATACATCTGGTCAATTGGGTGATAGTACAACTACACTGCGTTCTAGTCCCGTGCAAGTTGGCACCAGTTATTGGAGCCAAGTAGCAACTGGTGACAGTGGTACCGTTGCAGTACGTGCTGATGGCGGATTATATGCGTGGGGGTTGCTGCCGTTTGGTGTAAGCTCATCGTCTCCGGTGGTATTAGCATCGGGCAAGTGGTCTAAAGTTGCAATGGGTAATAACCATGCTTTAGCAATTAAGTCTGATGGGTCATTATGGTCCGTTGGTCTGGGCAGCAGTGGTCAATTAGGAGATACCAACACTAGTTTTAATCAAAGTTGGACACAAGTCGCGCATGGAACATCTCATGCACTGGCAATAAGAAATGACGGAGCATTATTTGTTTGGGGAAGTGATACCGATGGAGCATTGGGAGTAAACAGCACAACCGCCAGCTATAGTAGCCCAGTTCAATTGGGCACAGCAAGTTGGATTTATGTATCTGCTGAAAACAATTTTGGTCGTTCTATGGCAATAAGAAGTGATGGCGCATTATTTGGTTGGGGTTATAACCTTAATGGAGAGCTAGGAGACAACACTATTATAAGCAGGTCAAGTCCGGTACAAATAGGTACCAGCAGTTGGACCGCTGTGAGTTCTGGTAGACCTATATCAGCGGCTTTGCGAATAGATGGTGCAATGTTTACCTGGGGGAGCGGGCCAATCGGGGATAATACTATCATAAGCAGATCCAGTCCAGTTCAAATAGGCACTAGCAGTTGGAGTATGGTTAGCGCAGGATTCAGCACCTTCGCTGCAATACGGATAGATGGTGCATTGTTTACTTGGGGATATAATAGATACGGGCAGATGGGCAATAACGTAGGTGGCACTCTAATAGATACATCTAGTCCAGTTCAAATAGGCACTAGTAGCTGGACAAAAGTTTCTTCTGGAAGCACATATACAGCCGCTATTAGAAATGATGGTGCATTATTTACATGGGGCAACAATGCCAACGGCTGCCTTGGTGAATTTACTACTACCGCTGTGGCTGGTAATAGGTCAAGTCCGGTTCAAATAGGGACTAGCAGTTGGACGCAGGTAAGGGCCGGGGTAAATATCCAGTCTACTTTTGCAATAAGAAATGATGGCGGTTTGTTTGGTTGGGGCATTAATACTGTTGGGCTATTAGGTCTTAACGACACTATCAGTCGCAGCAGCCCAGTACAAATAGGCACTAGTAGTTGGACACAAATATGTAGCCTTGCATATAGAACAATGCAGGGTATACTTACAAATGGTGTAATGTATGGTTGGGGGGCGGCTTCTGTTGGAGACGGCACAGCAAGTGGATTTTCAAGTCCAGTTCAAGTAGCCGCATTGCCCGGAAGAGTCAGCCTTACGCAAATAGGCAGTAGCAGTTGGAGTCAGATATCTGCTGGGGGCAACGTAAGTGCGGGTATAACAACGGCTAACACATTATTTGTCTGGGGCGATAATTCAGTTAATCAACTGGGCGACTACACTACTGCAAATAAAACGTATCCCATACCAGTGGCTCCATTAAGTTGGTCCAGCGTTGCAAAAGGGGCGTCACATTCCGCCGCAGTTCGCAGTGATGGCGCGTTATTTACGTGGGGTACGGCCACAACGGGGTGCTTGGGTGACAATGCCAACGTGTCGCGTAGCAGCCCGGTACAGATAGGTAATAGCAGTTGGAGCACTGTCAGTTGCGGTATTTGCCACACCATGGCCATACGTTCAGATAGTACAGCTTGGGGCTGGGGCGCTGGCACTAATGGCTGCATTGGTGATGGAACTACTACGAACAGATCTAGTCCAGTGCAAATAGGTACCGGTTTATGGAATAAGCTGATTGCATTTGCAGCTAGTACTAGTTCTATGGGTATACGCAGTGATGGTACCTTATATACCTGGGGTCTAAATACATCTGCACAATTAGGGCTCAATGATATAGTTAATCGCAGTAGTCCCTCACAAGTTGGAACTAGCAGTTGGACACAAATTGCTGGTTGGACTTTATCGTCGGCGGCAATAAGAACTGATGGTGGTTTATTTACGTGGGGTGTTGGTTCAGCTGGACAATTAGGGCTAAATGATGCACTACCCAGAAGTAGTCCAACACAAGTAGGTACCAGCAGTTGGACTCAGGTATCTATGGCTTCCAATACCATGCAAGCTATTAGAACAGATGGTGGTTTATTCACTACGGGCGCTGGTACTGGCGGATTGGGTGGAACTAATAATACTACGCAATACTCTAGTCCAGTGCAAATAGGAACCAGTAGTTGGACTTTAGTGAAAATTACAGGTAACAATTCTTATGCCATAAGAAGCGATGGAACACTATGGGCGTGGGGTGTATCTACAATATTGGGAAATAACACAGCGTCTAATGCCAGCAGCCCTGTGCAAATAGGTAGCGCAAGTTGGACACAGCTATCCGCCAATAGCGGCGGAGTGATAGGTGTCTACAATAATGTAGTTTATCTTTGGGGCAGTACGAACGAATCCGGCAACGGACTAACCGATACCGTAGTAACACCATACCCTTCAATAACTATTAATACCGGCCTCAATAATAGTTTCCCCTCCAGTTGGACCAACGTAGCAGTAGGCCCCAGTCATATTGTAGCAATAGATAAAACCAGTTATAACGTATATGGTTTTGGTTATAATAATAGTTCACAACTAGCTCAAACTACGGACAGTACACAGAGTTGGTCGCAAATTGCGTTGGGCGGTGCCACAGCTGGTGAATTTGCCTTGGCACTAAGATCTGATGGTATACTATTTGCCTGGGGATATAATGCTCAAGGTCAGTTGGGCGACAATACAATTACAACCAGGTCAAGCCCTGTACAAGTTGGTGGCTTTAGCTGGACTAAAATATCTGCTGGTGTAAGCAGTAGCGCAGCTATAAGATCAGATAACAAATTATTTACTTGGGGAGGTAATAGTTTTGGTCAGTTAGGACAAAATGATACTACTGCTAGATCTGCTCCTACACAAGTTGGTAATAGTAGTTGGATTCAAATTTCTACAGGCGGTGGCATCAACACTTTAAGCGATCCTGCATTTACTGGGGCATTGCGCAGCGATAATGGGTTGTTTATGTGGGGCGGCAACACTTATGGCGTATTAGGCCTTAATGACGTCGTGGCAAGATCTAGCCCAGTGCAGGTAGGTTCCAGTAGTTGGACTGCAATTAGTGCGGGCGAACAATTTGCGGCTGGAATTAAAACAGATGGCAGCCTGTGGAGTTGGGGTTATGGCAATATTACTAACAACACTTATTCAAGTCCTGTACAGGTTGGCACAAGTAGCTGGAGCCAAATATCTGCAGGTTATGATCATGCGTTGGGTATAGATATAAATGGCCGATTATATAGCGGCGGATTCAACCAAAATGGACAATTAGGATCTAATAACACCACACAACGCAACAACATGAGTAGTACAGTAAACAATACCGTAAGCTGGGCACAAGTTTCAGCTGGTCCGTTGATAAGTTTTGCAAAAACAACCACAGGTCAACTTTGGGCTTGGGGTACTAATGCTAATGGACAATTAGGACTTAACGATTTAAACAACAGATCTAGTCCGGTACAAGTTGGAACGAGTAGCTGGGCACAGTTAGCCAGCTCTGCTGGAACAATGGGCAATTTTTTTGCAGGGATATTAAACAATAATGCTCTCTATATTTGGGGCGTCAATACAGTGGGAGAATTGGGCGACAATACAACTACAAGTAGATCAAGTCCGGCTCAAGTTGGTACTCAAGCTGGAACACAGACAATACAACTAAACAGACCAACGGTAATCACTGGTAGCAGTTGGACACAAGTAGCAGCTGGTCCCAGTCACACAATGGCTATTAAAAACGATAATACATTATGGGGCTGGGGCAGCTATGCATCATCTGATACAACTAACAGTTATTTTTGGTGGACCAGTGTAAAAACAAACAACTCAAACGCTTTAGCTATTCGTAGCGATGGTGCACTATTTGCCTTAGGCGGCGCTGGAAGTTTGGGGCAAACTGGTCTTAATACAGGAAACCCAAATTCAAGTCCTGTTCAAATAGGAACGAGTAGTTGGACACAAATATCGGTAGGAGTTGGTCATGCTCTAGCAATAAGAAAGGACGGAGCACTATTTGCCTGGGGAGATAATAGTAACGGCCAACTGGGAGACAATACAGCGGGCAGTCTTGCAAGGAAATCTAGTCCTATACAAATAGGCACTAGCAGTTGGAGCCAAGTTGCAGCTGGTTCAAGTTATAGCTTTGCTATAAGGTCTGATGGGGCTCTATTTTCGTGGGGCAACAACGCGCATGGAGCACTTGGGGATTCTACTACCGCAGTAGCTGGTAATAGATCTAGTCCTGTTCAAATAGGTACTAGTAGCTGGAGTTTGATTGCAACCAATACCACTGCATTTAATGCAGCCGCAATTAGAACTGACGGCGGCCTTTTTACCTGGGGATGGAATTTTGCTGGTCAATTGGCTCTAAATGATAGGACCGACCGATCCAGCCCAGTACAAATAGGTACCAGTAGTTGGAGCCAAATTTCTGTAGGTATCAGCTCTATGTCAGGAATAAAACTTGACCAAACATTATGGTCCTGGGGAGGCAACGCTAACGGTGAATTAGGACTTAACGATATTATAAACAGATCTAGTCCTGTACAAATAGGAACCAGTAGTTGGAGTCAAATATCAGCTAATAATGTGTTTATGGCGGCTATAAGAACAGATGGTGCTTTATACACGTGGGGATCTAATGCCAACGGGCAATTGGGAGATACTGTCACCGCAGTTGCTGGTTTTAGATCTAGTCCTGTTCAAATAGGAACTAGTAGTTTTACTCAAATAAGCAACGGTGCAGGTGCTGTTAATTTATTTGCTATAAGAATTAATGGAGCCTTGTTTGGCACGGGCCAAAATAGCTTTGGTGAGCTAGGATTAAATGATTTAAATGCAAGATCAAGTCCTGTGCAAGTTGGTTCATATCCTACTGCTCCATTTACTAGCACGGTGACACAAATGGGCGCGTTGAGCTATAAACAAGTGGCAGCTGGTCTTAATAATACCTACGCCATAAGCAATACAAACAAATTGTATTCCTGGGGCTCTAATACTTCGGGTATGATAGGCAACAGTCCAATACCTTTTGTTGGGTTAACGGTAAGTCCAGTTCAAATTGGTACTAGCAACTGGATTACAGTAAGCGCAGGTCAAAGCCACGTGGGTGCGGTACGTTATCCATAACTGTTTGACAAAACAAGTTTTTTCAATTACATTTATATTATTCAAGGAGACAAGATGCACGAAATAGATCAAATGTTGCAGTTGCAACTAGAAGGCCGTCATGCTGAAGCACGAGCACTGTCAGATAAATTAGAAGCTATAGGTCCACAAAAAATACAGGATCCCAAAGGGCAAACAACCCAAGACATTTGGATGCGTCACTGTTTTAATCGCGGTTGGTTCTTAATACAGGACGGTGACTATCAAAAAGGCAGTCAACTACTAGAAAACGGACGTTTTCTTAATGTTTACGGCAATCAACCCTTGATGACTAACGCGCCAATTTATAATCCACAACAACACGACATCAAGGGCAAAGGCATCATTATAAGTTTAGAGGGTGGTTATGGAGATGAGATTATACATGCCAGATTTGCTCAAAGCTTTAAAAAGCAAGGTGCTACAAGAGTTTATCTAGCCGCAGCACCAGAAATGGTCAGTTTGTTCAGCAGAATTGATGGCGTAGATGGTGTCATATTACGTAACCAAGCCAATACAGTGGCGCATGATTTCTGGGTACCAGGGTTCAGCGCAGGTTGGGTAGCTGGTCATACCTTTGAAGATTTCCCCAGCGATCCATATTTGACTGCTAGACCAGAATCCGTTGAAGTTTGGAAAAACATCATTAATAGTGACAAAATAAAAGTAGGTATACGCTGGGCCGGTAATCCTAAATTTGAACATCAACAGTTTAGGCGTTTCCCTACAGATTTTATCACCAACTTAACCAAATATCCAGAATTACAACTATACAGCCTACAACGCGATCACAATACTATACAGTTGCCAGAAGGTGTGCAGGATTTACAACACTTAATGTTAAGCTGGGAAGATACTGCCGCAGCAATTATGAATTTGGATCTTGTAATTACCAGTTGTACCAGTGTCGCGCATTTAAGTGCAGCATTGGGCAAACAGACTTGGGTCATTGTGCCTTGCTTGCCCTATCATACCTGGACTTGGAAAGCACCTACATCCGATACCAGTCCCTATTACAAATGCGTTAAACTATTTAGACAACGCAAGTATGGCAGTTGGAACGATCCCTGGCAGCGCCTTTATACGGAGTTGGAATCTAAGTTCAATTTAGCACACGTAGACATGCCCAATGCAGATCGTGAAAGCAAAAAACTTAATTTAGGTTGTGGATTTAAAAAGTTTAAGGGATATCTAAATGTTGATAAAAGCTCGATTGTAAAGCCAGATCAAACTGTAGATCTTAATGTTACACCCTGGCCCTGGCGCGACAATGAATTTACACATATCGTAGCCAAGGACATACTGGAACATTTAGGTGAAACACAAACTGATTTTGTTAACGTGATCAAGGAAATGTATAGGATCAGTGAGAATGGTGCGATATGGGAAATTCAAGTGCCGCATTGGCGTTGTGATACAGCATTGGATGATCCTGGTCATGTAAGGTTTATTACACTAGGTATGATGCATCTGTTTAATCAACAGCGTGTAATGAACAGGATCAAACAGCGCGAAAGCGATAGTATTTTGGCATTTGAACATAATATCGACATAGAAGTTTGCGATACACAATTTGTTTATACCGAACCCTGGCAGCATAAAATACGTAACAATGAGGTAACCTCAGATGAACTTAATTACGCATTAAATCATTTTAACAATGTGGCCCTGAGTATGATTATGTTGATACAGGTACACAAGCCCGGCAGATATGACGCAGCAGAATTGACACAGGAACTGAACAAGGTAAACAGTGAACTATAAATTTACCGTAGAGTTTGATCCGGAAAATGTGCAGGCAAATATGATGCACATTTTCAAACAATTTGGTGTGCCTAATACCGTGATAGAAATCGGCGTATATGAAGGTCGCACTACATGTTGGATGGCAGAAGTACTAACTCCACACAACAGCGATCTTAAAATACATGCCATAGATCCACATGATCAAAGCATTGATATTCACGAGAGTATGGAGGCTGCGCATGATACATTCTTACAAAATATACAGCATAGCCCCTGCAAAAACATAAACTATATTAGAAAGCGTTCGGAAGATGCATTAGTGGACTTAATTACACAGTCTGTATCTGCGGAATTTATATATGTAGATGGAGATCATTTTGCCAGTAGTGTATTAACTGACCTCGTGTTAGGATACAAACTTTTAAAAGCGGGTGGCGTCATGTTGTGCGATGATGCTACAGAATGGCGCTTTACTGACAAAAACAAAGAAACTAATCCACAATACGCACCACGCATGGCTATAGAAAACTTCATTCAATGCTATTGGCACAAAGTTAAACCTATCTACTTGCCCTGTATGACACAAACCGCATTTATAAAATTATGTTAAACTTATTTCGTAGAGACAGTATAGATGTAGAAAGCGCCTACATTATTACCCTATTAGGCAATGACAGCAGTGAGCGATTTTCGCAGCGATGTCAGCAAAGTTGTAGCTCAGTTGACATGCCCTATAAGATTTGGGCTGCATACAACGGCATAGAAAATCCTATTAAAGAACCAGATCATAGCAAAAATGCCAGTATCATGAGCATGATCAAAATAACAGATCATTACTTAACTCGTGGCGAGGTAGCATGTGCATTAAGTCACATAAGTCTATGGGCGCATTGTGCAGCTATAGACCAGCCCATAGTAATATTGGAACATGATGCGGTCATGGTACAGGCATTTAGACAACACCAAAGTTACAACAGCATAGTATATTTGGGTGGTAGTGAATGGGCCGAACAGGGTTGGAAGGTCTATCCCATACCACCGCATGCAAGTGAAGGACCCAATTATCATTTTATTTGCAGAGCACACGCTTATAGCATTGATCCTGCAATGGCTAAAAATTTGCTGAGTTACGTATTAAAAATGGGCATCAGTGCACCACTGGACATAATGTTACGTGCGGATCTGTTTCATATCACGCATCAGGGTTTATATGCTTATGATATCAGCACGGACAAGTCCACAACTACAATTAAAGCACGACCCAGCGAGGGCAGAACCACACGCAGGAACGACGCGCTGCGCGAATGATCTTAGCTAAATACACAATAGCTAGGAAATTAGTAAATTATGGCCAATACAAACTTCGCAGTGAAAAACGGATTAACCGTAGGTAATGTTACTATCAGTGCATCTACTGGTAATGTTACAACCACTGGTAACTTTGTAGGAACTGCGACCTCTGCACAATACGCTGACTTGGCGGAAAAGTACACCAGTGATGCTGATTATTCTGCTGGCACCGTTGTGGTATTTGGTGGTACAGAGGAAATTACAGTAAGTTCTGTTAGCCATGATACCAAAGTAGCAGGCATTATTTCTACTAATCCCGCCTACTTAATGAATGTGCCCTGCAATGGATTGCCAGTAGCTCTAACAGGTCGTGTACCATGTCAAGTACAGGGCCCAGTAGATAAAGGCGACATGGTGGTTAACAGCAATACAGCTGGTGTAGCTTGCAAACTGGATACAGATCAATATAAGCCAGGATGCGTAATTGGTAAAGCATTAGCATCAATCGCCGACAACTCGGTACAAACGATAGAAGTAGTAGTAGGAAGGCTGTAAAATTATTTGATTTTGCAGCACTGCTCTGCTAAACTTACTGCATGCAGAACCTTGTTCAACAAACTATTTTGATGCATTTGCCTGGCAAACGTAAACATACGGCCAGTGGTTGGACATCATTTAACGCGGTATGCTGTACTCATAACGGTGAAACAGTAGATAAACATGGTCGTGGTGGCATAATGGCAACCAGCGAAGGCGGCGTAAACTATCACTGTTTTAACTGCCAATTTAAAGCTAGTTGGCGTCCTGGCATACCATTATCTCGCAAATTTAAAAATTTATTGTCTTGGCTAGGTATCAGCAATCAGGATATAGACAAACTGCGACTAGAAACACTTAAGCTAAACCAGGATAACAAAACCAGTCATACTAAAATCACAGCTATTCCGCAGTTTGCAACAGTAGAATGGCCGCCTGAAACTAGAACACTGGAAGAACTGTCCATGTGGTATCGCATGTTACCGGAAGAATTGCTTACTAAGCAAGTCGTGGATGTGGTGGATTATATTGTCAAACGTAAGATTAATATTAAGAAATATACTTTTGCCTTAAGTGAAAGTACTGAAGTAAATTTAAACAGACGAGTAATCATACCCTTCCTGTATCAAGATCGCATGGTAGGCTGGACTGCACGTATTATAGATGACAAACATAAGCTAAAATATTACAGCAGTCAGCCGCCCGGGTATGTGTTTAATTTGGATAAGCAGAAACAGGATAACAAGTTTGTTGTGGTTTGCGAAGGACCATTTGATGCCATGAGTATTGATGGTGTGGCTACATTAAGCAACACTATAAGTGAACAACAGGCTAGGCAAATTAAGATGCTACAGCGCCAAGTTATTGTAGTGCCAGACCACGATAGTAGTGGACTCATGCAAATAGAAGCAGCACTGGCCAATAATTGGAGTGTAAGCTTTCCAGACTGGTGGGAAACCTGTAAAGATGTGAATGATTCTGTTGTTAGATACGGCAGATTGTTTACTATCAAAAACATTTTAGATAGAACGGTTACTAGTCCAGTCAAAATAGAACTAATGAAGAAAAAACACTTTAAAAATGCCAAGGATAATTAATGTATGACCAGTGATTTTAATGTGGATGTTCAAAAACTATTTTTGGAAATCATGCTCACAGACGCAGAATCCTATGTTCGTGTTCAAAACATCTACAACTCAGAGAATTTTGATAAAACGCTAAAAGCCGCAGCCAAGTTCATAAAAGAATACAGTGATGAACATAAAGCCATGCCGGATCTGCGACAGATACATGCAGTAAGCAGAGTGCAATTGGAAATGGTGCCGGACCTAAATGATAGCCATACGGACTGGTTCTTAAAAGAGTTTGAATCTTTTACCCGTAGACGTGAACTTGAACGCGCAATTTTACAAAGTGCAGATCTCTTGGAAAAGGGCGACTATGATCCGGTAGAAAAGCTGATCAAAGATGCGGTGCATATTAGCTTAACCAAGGACATGGGCACAGACTACTTTGCAGATCCGCGCTCACGTTTGATGGCACTTAAAGATAACAACGGGCAAGTAAGCACAGGCTGGGTGGCATTGGATCGCAAATTGTTTGGTGGCATGAATCGCGGCGAACTAAACATTTTTGCTGGCGGATCTGGTTCAGGCAAGAGCCTTTTCATGCAAAACTTAGCCATAAACTGGGTTACACAGGGTCTAAGCGGCGCATATATTACACTGGAGTTGAGTGAGGGCCTAAGCGCAATGCGACTGGACAGTATGCTAACCAATATGCCCAGCAAGGAAATCTTCCGCAATATTGATGATGTAGAAATGAAGGTTCGTATTATGGGCAAGAAGTCTGGAGTGCTGCGAATCAAATATATGCCAGCCCAAAGTAACGTAAACCATATTCGTGCATACTTAAAAGAACTACAGATCCAAACAGGGGTAAAAGTTGACTTTGTGCTGGTGGATTATTTGGATTTGATTATGCCAGTTAGTGCCAAAGTTAGCCCCAACGACTTGTTTGTCAAAGACAAATATGTCAGTGAAGAATTACGCAATTTGGCCAAAGAATTAAACGTATTGTTTGTTACAGCTTCACAGTTGAATAGAAGCGCAGTGGAAGAGATCGAATTTGATCACAGTCACATTGCCGGTGGACTTAGTAAGATCAATACAGCTGATAACGTATTTGGTATCTTTACCAGCAGAGCAATGCGTGAGCGCGGCCGTTATCAATTACAGCTAATGAAAACTCGTAGCAGTAGCGGTGTTGGGCAAAAGATTGACTTGGAGTTCGATCTAAATAGCCTTAGAATACGAGATGTTGAGGGCGGCGAGGAATCAGCACAGTCGGAAGCGCCCAGTAGTGCGATTATGAGTCAAATTAAAGCGCGATCACAGGTGTCTGCTAGCAATTCTGATGCTGAGCCAGAAGCCACTGCTAGCATACAGACCAACAAGATCAAAGACATGTTAAAGAATCTACGTACAGTAAAATGATTCTCCAACAGTGCATTTTTGGCTAAATACTGTACTGGAGAACGATTTTGCAAAAACGTACCAAAAGTATTTTGGCCGAGTTAGACTCACATTTTGCGTCACGTGACACACATAATTTTGTGGAATCGCGGGCCAACAATATTATTCAGGGTGCCATAAATCTCATACAATATATACATGAGAATTTTGATCAACCAGCTGCGGAAGATTTAGAACGGCGCATTCTAAACAGTATACGTGCTAGAGATCCGCGTAAGTTCAGCAAAGCAGTACAGCGATTAAAAGAATCAAAAAATCAATGATGCAGTTTATACAGGATCTACATGAAGCTAGGCTGTTTAGATATCAGGACAGCTTTGACGGCAAACGCATAAGTGATATGAGTACTGCACTATATCTCATGTTATTAATGATAGAAGTTCTACGTAGATACGACGACAAATACGCGGTGCATTATTGCCAACAAACTTATACGTTGGGTAATTTTGACGGAATTCGCAGCTATGCTACCGACACTCATAACCTCATTGCAGTATTAAACAACGAACGATATCAGAAGAAAATGCTACAGGATAAGCGTATATTCGTGCCGGAATTTGCATTACGACGCTATTTTAGGGATGTAATGTGGGGATCACGGGAGCATTTTTTCAATAGAAGTTTTTTCATACAGTTAAGTACAGACCTAGCAGTAAGCGACAGCGGTGTAAAAACTGCAAGACGCAACATTATTGACTATAGCGACGTAACTCAACAAGTATATTGGGATACGGCAGAGCGTATAAATCGTAAACTTAACGATTTTGCATTTAATACCGACATTCAGTGGTACTATAAAACTGAGGTCAGACAGCATATTCCACACAGTTAGAAGCTGTTTTTGATTGCCAGACATAAATAAAATTAAGAGCAATCTACGGATTAGCTCACAATTTAAGGAGAAATATTATGGCAATCGGAGTAACTAAAGTAAATGCAAACGCACTAGGCGTTGTAGCAGTTGATGAAAGCGCACTCAGTGCAAGTTTTTCGGCCACACGTGGTGGTGATCAGTCCAGTGCAGTAACGCACTTCACTGTTAGCCGCAACCCAACCTTCGTAGCAATCGTTATCAAGAACGGTTCCAGCGAAGCTATTGACATCAGTAACGAAATGGATGTCAATGAGTCAGTTGAAGCAGTCCTACGTGTTTGCGCAGAAAATGCAAGCATCCTGGGCTATCAAGTTGAAGCAAGTGGCGGCCAAATCAGCGTTATGCTAGAAGGTCCACACACCCAAAGCACCTATGGTGCACTGGGCACATCAAGCTTTGCAACTGATCTTCAGTCACGCATTCAAGCTTTGGGCACAGCAGTTGGTGCAAACAGCATTGACGTAAGCGGCAGCACTGTTACCAACGTTGCATTTAAATTGGCACTAAGCTAATTTATTTGTCACTAAATAAAAGGCAGCATACGTGCTGCCTTTTTCAGCCTTATGCATCTCAAAAGTCTTTGGCGCGATGACCGAATAATAGAAGTACCCATAGCCAAGTTGAGTCCAACAACGGTACACGCCAACGACCGACACCGAACAAAAACCACACCAACTATAGCAACACAAGGACTTTATTACCCAATTTGTTGTGTGAGATTTACTGCCATGGAATGGGTGCGCCGTGTGGTGTATGGCACAAACAAAGACTCAGCATCAAGGCTATATCCACCAGTGATAAATGAAGACAATTTTATCTGGGCCGTCAAAATGGGCTGTAATCGCTGGCATAGTGCGAGAGAACTGGGCTATACCAGTATAGATTGCATATTTTTCAACCACACAGATGGTGCAGTAAAATTGGCACGTTGGTATGAACAGTGTGATCCATTACACACGCAGGGCACTGACAAGTTTCGTCCGTATGCAGATACTTTTAGCTATATATAGATATACTGAAAGAACTGCAGGGTGTCACAAAATATTATTGCTTGTTTTACGTTAATTGATATCAGCCAAACGAATACGATACGACCATTTAAACACACAGTTTCTTCCTGTGTTGATGCCGTGGGCCAACCTATAAACAACACAGCCAGCTGGACTATTAGTAGGAATAAACAACGCAACTGGGAAACATTATTACAGACCATTAGTTTACGAACACAGATAGACAATATACAGATACTGCCGGCTAATAAATGCGATATTGCCCAATATAAGTTTGGCAAAGGCTATACCGGATTACAAACGGTTTGGGCATTTAGATTTAGCGTAGAGTATGCAGAAGTATTTGATAAAAATGGTTTGAGATTGGCTGCATTAACGGAAGATGTAAATAATGTGCCCTGCATATTAGATCTCACAGAAACAGTAAAGATTCCCAAAGCCATGTTTATAACGCAGGGCAAATATTTAAATACATACTTTGAATTTGTCTGAAAACATAAATACTAAACATTGGCTCACATATTGGCTCTTTAGGCTCATTTTGGCACATTAGGCTCAGCAGTACTTTCACTGGGATAGGACTTTATGTCTACGGAAATAGAGCGTAAAAGCCTCGAAGCACACGTTGAATTGTGTGCGGAAAGGTACAAACAGATGCACGACAAATTAGACTCGCTAGAACAAAGAACTAGCACCATAGAGACTATTCTCAATGACATCAAGTCCAAAGTATTCAGCGCGGAAAACAAAAACACTGAACGCTTGCTGAAGTGGAGCACTGCCATTATTGCATTTTTAATTACATTAATTATTGGCTTTGGTGGCCATTATGTAAATAGACTGGAACGCAGTTTAGAACATATAGACATTAAATCCGATCAAACTCATGACGCTAAAAAGTGAAATTGCAGCCAGTGTAGATAAGGTAACACGATTTGCACTTGACGAATTGAATCGTTGGCAAAGCAGTCAGTCAGAACTATTGAGTTTTAATGCGGCTAATGGTAAGGCCTTATATATTAAAGATTGGCAAATAAAAACTCATTCACCAGATACTGTATCCTGTATGAAACGACAGCTAGACCCAATAATTTTCCACAGCAAAACTTGTGCAATTATATACGTAGTTAATGATCTACGTGGTCACATTATGAACACTATAAAAATACAAGAATTAGACGAGCAAATCTACAGATTCAGAATAAAGTTGGATATTTTACGCATGAAAATGCAACGACAGCGTAAAAGTGGGTACACTGACAAGTTTATGATGCTACAGGATCGTTACAGTGATACAGCGGTCAAGCTCAACAATACTATTGCTAAAATCAAAAAATATTGTAACTTAACTAAATATAATAAAGGAATTTTGTTATGAAATTAGCGGACTTAAAATCATATAGTACTGGCCACTTAAATCGTAGGCTACAACAAAAATACGGATTTGGTATCAAAACTACCAATCTCAGTGAAAGCCGTGCACGTCAGCTTTTAACCAAAGTTGAAGAAAGCATTGTAGCTTATAAAAAAACACATGGTCATCTTAATAGTGAAAAGAACAGTCACTATACAGAGCTATTGTTGATGCGCGACGGTTTAACCAATTGGTTACGTGAGAACGGCGTCAAAGTTGGACGTGTCTTGCGTGAGGGCGAGCTAGAACAAGCTCAGACCAAATTAGCCGCCAAGGATCTAGTTGATCGTATACAGAAAATGGTAGAGGAAGTCAGCAGTATGCTGAACGAAGATCTACCACCGCTAACTGATAGTATGCGCGACCAGTTGGGCGGAGATCAAGCTGCTACGTTTAACAGCACTGTAAACCAAACACTATCTGCTTTATTGGATGCCGCTAAACAAACACGTCAAGCAATTGATGATGCTGCACGTATGGCAGCAGGCGAGCAAGCTGCTCCTATGGCAATGCCTGGTGGCGCAGCTGGTGCTGAAATGCCCGCCGCTCCTGGTGCAGACTTGGGTGCAGAAGAACCTGCAGGTGATGAACAAGCTGCCGCAGATGCAGCCGCAGGCGGCGCCGCAGAGCTAGGTCGCGAAGCACGTTAATATGCGATTTAGAGAGTTCGCAGTCCCACTGTTTGAAGACGACTCTTCAGTTGTTGCAGCGGGACTGGCCAACTTTATTCAACATAGGTGGAATGACTTTGCAGAAAAAGGTAGTATGCCCACAAGTCAGTTTATACACATGGTACAAAACTGGGATATACCTATTACCTTTGACATACTGCAAACCATGCGCGATGATCCAGAAAGTCCACTTAATAAACTTATAGCCAATTTGACAAAGGATACCATAACTTTTGGTGCAAAAGGCGATGAAACCGAATCAGCACCAGAGGATACAGCTCAGGCTCCAGCTGGCGATGCGGTTGCCCCGGAAATCAAAGTTGCTCAAATGGCTAATAGGGCCTTGAATAATAGGCAATAATCATATATAATAACTTTTTAAGGTTATTATTTTGTTAATACAACGCTACGATTATAAAGCAATTTCACGCAAGACAGAGGATGGGAAACGGCATTATTGTTTGCCGGATGGCAGCAAAGTTCCGTCAGTTACTACTATACTTGAAGCCACTAAACCAGAATCCAGCAAAAAAGCATTGTTTGAATGGCGTCGGCGAGTAGGCGAAAAACAAGCGCAGGAAATAACTACAGAAGCGGCTAGTCGTGGTACACGTATGCATACCTACTTGGAACATTACGTGAAAGACGGACAATTACGAGCTGCTGGAAGCAATCCCTACGCTCAACAAAGCCACAAAATGGCTGAAATAGTGATCAAAGAAGGACTAGCCAATGCCACAGAAATTTGGGGCATGGAAGTACCGCTGTATTGCTCTGGTCTTTATGCTGGTACTTCAGACTGCGTAGGACTATGGAAAACAAAACCTGCTATTTTGGATTTTAAACAAACGAATAAACCAAAAAAACGCGAATGGATTGAGGATTATTTCTTACAACTAGCGGCCTATGCCCTGGCACACAACGAAACGCACGGCACCGATATAAAGAATGGCGTGATACTAATGTGCAGCAAGGATTTTCAGTTTCAGCAGTTTGAAATAACTGATACCGAATTCCAAAAATATATTGATGCTTGGCTAAACCGAGTAGAGCAATATTACCGCATAAATACATAGATAACAGAGGATATTATCTATGGCCATAGTAAGTATTAGCCAAATCAAACATAGACGAGGCAGTTTAGACGATCTACCGCAATTAGCCAGCGGTGAATTAGGTTGGGCCATAGATGCTCGAAGATTGTTTATAGGCAATGGTGCAACTACAGAAGGTGCGCCCGAGATAGGCAATACGGAAATCCTAACTGAATACAGCGATGTTCTAGCCTTATTGTATACCTATACCTATAAGGGAACAAGCGCAGGTTACACCGCTAGTACTGGTATAGACGCAAATGATCCCACAGTTCGCAGTATACAACAAAAGCTGGACGACTTTGTCAGCGTAAAAGACTTTGGTGCTACGGGTGATGGTACTACGGATGATACTGCCGCTATAAACAGAGCACTGTATGACCTTTATTGCAGAAGCGGTAACCTAATTAGTCCAACCCAAGTAAGACGCGCTTTGTATTTTCCAGCAGGTACTTATATTGTATCAGCTGAGGTTAAAATTCCTCCCTATGCGACTTTGCGTGGTGACGGTTTAGACTGCACAGTAATAAAACAAATTACGGCAGCCACAGTTGTAGCTAAAGTCAGTGACAGTTTACAGCAGGTTGACACTAATCAGGGTAATAACAGCGCAACAAAAAGTCGATATATTGAAATTAGTGGCATCACATTTAAACAAACCGACGCACTGGCAGGTGATCCTGCGTCTTACACAAACATTGAAGATGTATTTTTAATTAGTACAGGATCACAAATATCATTCACTGATTGTAAGTTTGAAGGTCCTTTTGTTAATCATTCAACAACAAGTTATATTAACTTGCCCAATCCACAAGGTACTAGTAACAAAGCCTGCTTTAGTTTGAATTCTCCTACTGCCGCTAATGGCACAACCTATAATGTTTCATTTAAGCGTTGTGAATTTAGCAGCCATACCTATGGGGCGAGAATCAACAATACAGTCTACAACGTGGTATTTGATCAATGTTACTTTGCTTACTTGTACAGCGGTGTGCAGGTTGGAACCGATCCACGCGGAGTGAAAGTATGTGGTAGTTTGTTTGACAGTATTTATGGTCAAGCAGTTTATAGTTCGGCACCGGGTACTGCCTGTGTATACAACACATATCTTGACGTGGGAACAAACTTTTTAGGTATTAATTCGGTCACTGCGGTCACTGCCGTAGTTGAATTCAATGCGAATGATTGTTCAAGTTTAGGTGATTATTTTGCACGAGTCGATGCAGCCACCAGTACTTACCCACGCATTCAATATAACAGTTATGTGGATTATTCTGTAATTGCAGGAAAGTTTATACAATACGGTAACTACTACGAGGAATCTGGCAAACAGGCGGTTATTGGTGACAATGCAAGTGGTACTTTGGTCAGTTTTGATTCAACCAAAGTAAGTGGCGCTTTCATTGAATATGTATTAACCAGAGGTACGACAGCAGCAAAAACTGGCACCATATATCTAAGCGTATTTAATGGAAACCCAGCAATCAACGATGTTGCGCAAAATAATGGTACTAATCCAAATGTTACTTTTTCAACTAGCATAGTTAGCACTACCTGTAATCTTACATATTCTTCCTCAAACAGTCTGGGTGCAACAACAATAAAATACCGAATTAAATATTTCATATAGAGGTATAGTTGAAGGATTTAATTTGGTATCAAAAGTCGGACCAACGACTTGCTGCGTGGCGTGAACTACGTCAAGAAATTAATACTATACCATTAGATGCAGCATTATGCCGCGTCAGTGAGTTTTGGAGTTTTGCCCCCTACGTTACATACTATCTTGATCCTGCGCGACCTCAGGATTGGCCAGACCCGTGGCTATTATTGAGCGAAAATTACTACTGCGATCTAGCAAAAACACTGGGAATATTTTATACTATTGCCTTAACAGATCATGGCGTTAATGACTTAAAACTGCGTATTTTATATGATATCAATCGTAAAGAACAGATCAATATAGTTGTTGTTAATAATAAACAGGTTATAAATTATCACTTTGCTGAGGTTGTAAATACAGATGTCATTGCGCAGGACACAAGTGTAAAATACAGCTACGATGCAGCGGTTTTAAAAATTTCAGATTACAAGTAATGGAGTAAATCAATGAGTCAACAAATACAAGTCACAAAAAGAAATGGCAGTAAGGAATCACTAGAGCTAGAAAAACTTCACAAAGTAGTTTTTTGGGCAACGGAAAACCTAAATAATGTAAGCGCAAGTGAAGTTGAAATTAAAAGTCATATACAGTTTTACAACGGAATAAAAACAAGAGACATTCAGGAAACACTGATCAAAAGTGCAGCAGACTTAATTGATGAAGATCATCCTAATTACCAATACGTAGCCGGTAGATTAATTAACTATAATTTGCGTAAGGAAGTATATGGTGATATTACTCCATGGCCACTAGTTAAACTAATAAAACGCAATGTAGAGATAGGTTACTATGACAGCGAAATATTAGACAGTTACAGCACGGACGAACTATCAGAATTGGGCGAATACATTGATCATGAGCGTGATATGAAGTTTACGTATGCTGCAATGGAACAATGGCGTGGCAAATACTTGGTAAAAAATCGTGTTACCAGTGAGATGTATGAAACACCACAAGTGGCATATATGTTGATCGCAGCCACACTTTTTGCAAAATATCCCAAAGAAACCAGACTGCGTTGGGTTAAAGATTATTACGATGCGGTTAGCCAACACTTTATTAGTTTGCCTACTCCCATGATGGCAGGTCTACGTACACCACAGCGACAGTTCAGTAGTTGTGTACTAATTGAAACCGACGACAGTTTGGATAGCATCAGTGCTACTAGCGCCAGCATCGTTCGATACGTAAGCCAAAAAGCAGGGATTGGCATTGGTGGTGGTCGTATTCGAGCATTAGGATCACCAATACGCAAGGGCGATGCTTTTCACACAGGGGTAATACCATTTTACAAAGTTTTCCAAGCAGCTACTCGCAGTTGCAGTCAGGGTGGTGTACGCAATGGTGCAGCTACATTGTACTATCCAATTTGGCACTTGGAAGTTGAGGATTTGTTGGTATTGAAAAACAATAAAGGTACCGAAGACAATCGCATTCGCCACATGGATTATGGTGTTCAATTTAATAAATTGATGTATGAACGTTTGCTTACTGGTGGCGATATTACGTTATTCAGTCCACATGATGTACCTGAAATGTATGATGCTTTCTTTGCGGATCAGGAGCGATTTAAAGAACTATATGAACGTGCCGAACGCAATACAAAACTAAAAAAGAAAACAGTTCGTGCACTAGATTTATTTTCGGCATTCATGAACGAGCGCAAGGATACAGGGCGCATTTATTTGATGAACGTAGATCATGCCAATACTCACAGCAGTTTCCTATCCGAACATGCACCAGTTAGGATGTCCAATCTTTGCTGTGTAGATGGTGACACTCAAGTAACGTTTATGCACGAGGACGGAAAAATAGAGCAGATGTCAGTATCAAGTGCTGTTGAAAGATTCGAATTGGGAAATTTGACAAATTCAAAGATTAAGAGTTTTGTGGCTGGAAAAGTCTCTTGGGAAGATATTTCAGCAGCGATTAAAACGAAAACGGTTACCGAACTTTACGAGATTGCGGATGAGTGCGGAAACATTTTGAGATGCACCGGTGATCATTTAGTTTTTACCAAAAATCGAGGGTATGTTCGTGCTGATGAATTAAGAGAAACCGACGAGCTATGCGTTGAAATTTGATTACCAAGTATAAATATACATGTGGAGGAACCATATGTATAAACAACTTTACAAAACGATCATTGATACTGCGAAGAAAGAAAACAGAGTGAAATATCAGGGGATATATTACGAAAACCATCATGTTGTTCCGGAGTTTATGTTTAAGAATAGGAAACGTTCGGGGCCAAAAGGACATTTGGATGGCAATCCAGATAGTAAGGAAAATTTAGTTTTACTTACATTTTCGGAACATCTTTTAGCTCATTATTATCTATTTGAAATATACAAAAATACTCGTTATGCTTATTCTGCTGGGTCTGCTTTGCAGTTTTTCTTTGTTAAGGCAACTGGGAAACATAAAAGACAATTAAATTTATCAGAAGTTGATCAAAAACTCCTAAAGGAGATGGAACATTTACGATTAATTGGGATAGAAAGTATAAGTAAAGCAAGGCGTGGGAAAATGCCAGCAATTGACGCCATTACTAGGGAAAAGAAAGGTTCGGTACCGGTAGATCATCCTAAAGTATTATCTGGAGAATGGGTACATCATAGCAAAGGTGTTCCGGGAAAATCCGGAAGAGACATGAATGGCTCAAAAAATAACAACTTCAAAGAAATGAGCAAAGAACGTAAGGAGCGGTTGTGGAGATGTGTTGTTAATTCGTGCCAAGATAATTATTTGAAGAAAAAATTACTTTTGGAAAAGATTAAGGAAGAATTCACCGAATTTAAAAAAATTTCATTAGTTTGGGTATTGAATAACTATGGTTCTTTGAAAAATTTATTGATTGAAACAAACAAAAATTTAAACACGAATATTAAATATGAATCATATCATAGAAGTACAGAACAAAGAAAAATAGCCTCAAGAAACTCATCCAAGCATCGTTGGTATAATAACGGCATCAAAAATGTACGTGTAACAAGTGAAAAAGATTTTTGTAAAAATAACCCAGAATTTATTTCAGGAAGAATTTAAAAATGATCAAAATTAAAAAAATTAAGGTTGCTCCCACAGATGTTTATGACATTTCGGTTCCGGAAACCAAATGTTTTTTTGCAGATAATATCTTGGTCCATAACTGCGAGATAACTCTACCCACACGACCATTAACGGACATTAACGACGAAAATGGTCGTATCAGTCTTTGTACGTTGTCAGCAATTAATTGGGGTTTAATTGATGATCCCAAAGACTTTGAAAAATATTGTACCCTAGCAGTTCGTGGTTTAGATAGTCTACTAAGCTACCAAAATTATCCTATCAAAGCGGCACAAATTGCTACTCGTGAATTTAGACCACTGGGTGTAGGTATTGTGAACTTTGCATATTGGCTAGCCAAGCATGACCTAAAATACAGTGATGATTCAGCATTAGATCTTGTAAATGAATACGCAGAAGCATGGAGTTATTATCTTATAAAAGCCAGCGCAGATTTAGCAGCCGAATTAGGCGCTTGCGAACTAAATGCCCAAACAAAATACGCACAGGGTATACTGCCAGTTGATACTTATAAGGACGAAGTGGATGAGTTGGTAACTGACAAATTACGTATGCCCTGGGAACAATTGCGAGCACAATTAAAAGCAACAGGTATACGCAATGCCACCTTAATGGCTATAATGCCAGCAGAAACCTCGGCACAGATCAGCAATAGCACAAATGGTGTTGAGCCGCCACGCAGCTATGTTAGTGTAAAACAAAGCAAGGATGGCGCACTGAAACAAGTTGTCCCCAAATTTCGACGTCTAAAGAACAAATATGAACTGTTGTGGGATCAAAAAAGCCCAGAGGGATATTTGAAAATTATGGCCGTATTGCAGAAATATATCGATCAAAGCATCAGTGTCAATACCAGCTACAATCCGCAATTCTATGAAGAAGAAAAGATCCCCATGAGCGAAATGCTGCGACACGTAATTATGTGTTACAAATATGGGTTAAAAACTCTCTATTATTTTAACACCTATGATGGCCAGGGAGAAGTAGACGTAAACAAAATGATCGCGTTAAAACAGGATGAAGTCAAGCAGGAGTCAGAAATCTGCGACAGTTGCGCCATTTAATTTGAGCTTTTCAATACAAACAATATATAATAAACTATCTTCTATACGGATCAATTATGACACATTCGGTATTTCCCTTAAACAAAAAGAAAAGCCATCTTGAAGCGTTGATGTTTTTAGACCCTAGTGGTCCAGTTGATATTCAGCGATATGAGGAACTCAAATATAAACAGTTCGAACGTTTGACTGAAAAACAAATAGGATTTTTTTGGCAACCAACTGAGGTCGACGTGTTGCGTGATGCAAAAGATTTTAAAGATCTTAATAAACATGAGCAACATATCTTTACAAGCAATCTCAAGCGTCAGATATTGCTAGATAGTGTACAGGGGCGCAGTCCTAACCTAGCATTCCTTCCGCTAGCCACTATTCCAGAACTAGAAACGTGGATGGAGATTTGGAGTTTTAACGAAACTATACACAGCAGAAGTTATACACACATTATACGTAATATCTATCCAGATCCTGGTAAGATATTTGATGAGTTAAAAGAGACCAAAGAAATAGTAGACTGTGCAGTAGACATCAGCAAGTATTATGATGACTTAATTGATTACAGTTTGTGGTATCGGCTGTTGGGTAAAGGCACACATACTATAACAAGTGGCAAAGACACAAAAACCATAGAAATAAAAGGTAGGGAACTAAAACGTAGATTGTGGTTAGCTATTAACAGTGTAAATGCGCTGGAGGGTATACGTTTTTATGTCAGCTTTGCTTGTAGCTGGGCATTTGCGGAGTTGAAAAAGATGGAGGGCAATGCAAAAATCATTAAACTGATTTGCCGTGACGAGAATCTACACTTGGCCAGCACACAGACCATGCTAAAACTATTGCCCAAAGATGATCCAGTATTTGAAAAAATTGCAGAGGAAACGCAGGCCGAATGTGAGGCAATGTTTATAGCAGCAGCCGAGCAGGAAAAGGCCTGGGCACGTTATTTGTTCCGTGATGGTAGTATGATTGGTCTCAACGAACAACTGCTATGCAATTATGTAGAGTTCATTACGAATAAACGTATGAATGCAGCTGGTCTTAAATCCCCATTCAAACCGCAAAGTGACCCCTTGCCCTGGACGGCAAAGTGGATCAGCGGCAGTGAGGTTCAAGTAGCGCCACAGGAAACTGAAATCAGCAGCTACATTATTGGTGGTACCAAGCAGGATATAACTGAAAATACTTTTAAAGGAATGAGTCTATGACATTAACAATTTACAGCAAGGCTAATTGTCCCTTTTGTGAGATGGCCAAAAAATACTTGCAAAGCAAAAACATTAACTATCAGGAACTACGTATTGATCAAGATGCAGATGCTAGACAGTTTTTGCTAAGTGAAGGGCATCGCAGTGTACCACAGCTATATCTAGATGGCAAATTATTTGTTCAGGGCGGTTACGATGGGTTAAAAGAATTAACCGAACAGCAATTAATGGATCGGTTGACACCACTATGCTAAAAGAAAAACAACAACTAGAAGGACAATTAACCAGTTTTAAGTTAATAACTGGTGAGGAAATTATAGCAAGATTAGATGAACAACGTGACAACCAATATGTCCTAAGTAGACCAGTTATTCTAGTACCCACGGAACGAGGCACTGCAATGGTGCCGTACCTTCTAACTGCCGATGTCACGGATGAGATCGTCTTGGATTTTAGCAAAGTTATAATGATTGCTGCTAGTAAAAAGGAACTGGAAGCAGGCTATATTCAATCCACCACAGGAATCAGCACAATAAATACTGGTATAGTGAGGTAATCATGTATGCCAGCAGTAGTACGACGCGGTGATATCAACAACGCAGCAGGCCCAGCAGCCAGCAATTTAGCCAATACTGTTATAATAAACGGTGTACCCTGCGCCGTCGTGGGCACTATTATTGCATCACACGAACCATTTGGCCCACCGCATCCGCCGCATGAAGCACCGGTCATTACCAGTGGTGTTAACACAGTGATCGTAGAAGGTAGAGTTATTGCTGTAATTGGCAGCAGCAATAGTTGCGGTCATACCATGGCTCAGGGTAGCCCAGATACTATAGCGGGATAATTATGCCTTGTTCAGCCACTACACCCAGCATACCTAACGTTAATTTTACGCCTGCGGTCATTCCCGCTGCACCTATCATAGCACCTGGTGTACCCAGTGACCCTGCGGCCGGTACTAAACCTGATGACGCAACCGCACCTGGTAGTCCAGCTAATATTTTGGCACCACTGACTTGTGACAAGTGGCCAGTAGACGGCTATGAAGGTCAGGATATTTATTATCAAAAGTTAAGTAACAATTTTACATTAGGTGATTTAACAATAGGAGGTGCACCAGGACCTAGGCGAATAGTTGGTGGTGCACTCAAACCCTACAAAGTAATAGCAATGCCCATGGCTGTAAGCGGAGGTCAACCCTGCCCGGTCACTGCGCAACAGGTTGCATGTCACTTAAGCATCTTGGCTACTAATCTTTTAGATCCCATAGATGAATATGTAAAAAGCCAGGGCTGGCGTTTAGAAATTAATAGTGGCTTTAGAAGTGGACCCAAGGAAGCTGACCATGGAATAGGTTTAGCAGCAGATTTAAATATTACGAGGAACAACGCAGTAATAACTGAAACGCAGCGCAGAGCGATGATGGAATGGATTCTAAGCAACTTAGGCACAAAGGTAAGACAAATATTGTTTGAAAAAACAGCATTGGCTAGTCCACTGGGCTGGATACATGTAAGTGCTACTACACCTAAAATGTCTGATCGTGGTGCTAGCAAAGTAGGTACACTTATTGGTCCCAGCTATACTTGGTTAAGCGGCTTACCAGGCACAAATGGATATACATTAATGACATGAGTTACACACCACTTAGTACTTACGCAAGCATAGGCCTAATGCAAAACCAGGGTTTAGATTTGTCATATATTACAAATCTTTCAGCTGCATATAATGCATCGCCAATCGTCGCATCTTTTAATAATTGCATAACATTAGCTGATGCAGCAGATGGTAACCCTACCACTCCAGGTCCCAACAAGACCTTGGTAATGACTATAGGAGCAGAATCTATTCCCGGTATGTTAGGTGTTATGCCTGGCGACCACGCGGGGGCATTGGGTGCCACTAATACATTAACAGGGTCAGCATTAAGCCAAGCTGGTAAAATATTTCCCAGCGGTGATATCAGCAGTTTTGTTCAAAACTTTGGCAAGAGTAGTGCAGCAGCCAGCAGCAGCAATGATCTTTTACAGGCTGCACAGGCACTGGCAAAGAAGGGCTGGAGTGAATTTGGTGGCGGTATTACAAAATTAAGCGACGTAGCTACCTGTGGCCTAGGGCGACTCAGTCAAGTATCTGGAACTGGTTTAAAAGAACTGGGTGAACAACTCAGTAAGTTGGGCAGTAGTGAGAATGTAGCAGAACTAACGGCCGCTAAAAATCAATTTGCATCAGACTATGCAGAATTTTCCGGCAAGATGGGTAATAGTGTTAACTCTGCAGTAAACTTTATACAAAAAGGTGCAGGGTCGGTGGGAGACTTGTCGGGTAAACTGGCAGCAGCAGGATTACCAGTTGATGAAAGATTAGCAGACTTTGCCAACAACCAATTTGCTGTCAGCAAGGTAACAGGCATCTTGGATAGTATTAACGTACCCAAGGACATAGAAAGTTTAAAAAGCAAGTTGGATGTTAATATTGATTTGCCCATAGGCAAAGCAAGTGATTTATTAGATCCCACTAAGGCTGTGCCACAGTTAAAAAACTTTCTTGATACAGAAGTATTTCAGCAGTTGCCAGGTGTATTAAATGGTATACCAGGCAGTGATGCCATACAGGACCCAGGCGTACTGGGGAAAGTTTTACAGCAATTGCGAGATGTTCCTAATTCAGCTGCATTAGATGCGTTACCTAACTTTGTACAGCCCAGTGACCTAGCAAATTTAGAAAGTTTCTTCCCCTCAATTGATGATGCTGATGCCGGAATTACCACGCAGGATCTAATAGGTGTAGTAGCTGGTGGGAAATTTGGTACGATACTAGCGGCAGCAAAAAAAGCTAACGATGAGATAGCTAATAGTCCACAAGCTCAAGTTATTGCTACTTTACTAAGTGAATTAGCAGCAGATTTGTCTATAGCTGGTGCTGGAGACTGGACTACTACTATTATGGATCCTACTCCGGGAAACAATCGCACCATAACAGATTACAAAACACTTATAGAAGCACAAATGACCAGTATTATTACCAGCGGCAATGGTTTGATGACGCAGTTAGCAGGTACACTGGGCGATGACTGGAGTGAGGGCGCAAGAAAGATCAGTAATCAGATTTCTGGCCTTAGTAAGATGAATATAGACCTAACACAGGTCAGCACAGGTAATAAAATGGCGCTGATTGGTTTTGGTCGAAGCCTGGGTGACCTAGCTAAACAGCCGGGAAATGAAGAAATTTTAGCTAATTTATGCGCAGATAATGAAGTTGGGCAAGCTATTAAACTTCACGTCATTGAGAAGCAAAATTTAGAGATTTTGCAAAAATTTGGTTTAAATCCACCCAATATCTTTCCTTTTCCTTGACATTTAACACCAGATCGCGTAATATTGCCGTATAGTTTATAGTAGTGCTTATCTTAGTCAAGCACAAGGTATATAAATTGCAACCTAAAGGAGAAAGCTAAAATGGAAAATGTAGCCGTTTTTCATAGTGACCAAGAAGCTTTGGTGAAACTTTCAAAAGGCCTAACCAAGGCTTTGGGGTTTTTAGTAGTGATGTCAGCATTGTTTATGGTCACTTCGGCCAAACTAAATGCATTAAGACATGTGGACGAGCCATCGTTTGCATCAGCAGCAGAAAAAACCAAACAGTTGGATTGTTTGGCGCGTAATGTATATTATGAAGCAGGCAATGAGCCGTTTGAAGGCAAAGTGTTGGTGGCGCAGGTAACTATACAACGAGTAGAAACTGGCAGATTTGCCAAAGATATTTGTGGGGTAGTAAATCAACGCAACGTCATCATGGAAAAAGTGGTATGCCAATTCAGTTGGTTATGTGATGGTACTGCTAAAATAAAACCGGTACATAATGCTGCCTACAAGGAAAGCGAAGATGTAGCCAAGCGTGTTTTATTTGAAAACTTCCGCATGCCCGGCTTTAAAGAAGCATTGTATTATCATGCCACATACGTAAATCCAAATTGGAATAGAGAACGTATTGGCACTGTGGGTCAACATATCTATTACAAATAAGGATTACCATGCATACTTTAAATGAATTCAGGCTTGCTGCTATTAAGTTTTTCACGGATCATTTCAAACGCATATCTGCTGATACGTTAGAATGGATGACAATCATTGTGTTACATAGTGCTACTGTGCCCAGCCTAGTAGCCTTAATGTCTGCATTATCTGACAGAACGCCGCCAGTTGATGTAGTATTGTTTATTTGGGGCGGACTGGTTTTGTTATTTTGCAGAGCTATACTTTTGAAAAACAGTGTAAACATTGTCACAAATGGATTCGGCTTTATTGTTCAAGCTGTGGCAATGGCTTTAATTTTGTTCAAGTAACAGCTAAGTAAATATTAGTAGCAGTCGCTACATATAGGAGCAAGTCAATGACCACTAAAAAACAAAAAGTTCAAGAAGAATTGCAAATTGATGTAGAAATTGACGATGATGATGAAAGCATAACAGATACTGATTATGTTTTTATTCTAAACAATGAAGGCAAAATCAAAGGTGTATTAATGCCATCAGAGGATGCATTTGAAGTACCCAAAAGTGTGAAGAAAATCTGCAAGTTATTGGGTTTGGACGACCCCAATAGCATGGGTATACATAGTATTCACTAATAGAATCAAGCAGTTAGCACTCCTTTATTTAGGTTGACTTTTGTCGTCAGTCGCGTATAATAGCGGTATAGTTAACAACAAGGAGCCAGCGATGCAAAACATTGAACAGTATCTGGAACATATCCGCAATGACTATGCTGCGTGGAATACTGGTGCTGGTGTAAATGAACTCAAACAGCAGATGATCGCTGAGTTCCGTGCAGGTGTTTGCGTTAAAGAAGGCAGCAAGTATATTAAAGTCTGCTACAACAATGGTGGCACGGTTCATAGCTTCATCGTCAAGAAAGATGCTGGCAAATTCCGTGCAGGCGACGTGCTCAAAGCTGCCAGCTATGCAGCACCGGCGCTGAACTTTGCGCGTGGCAACGTGATTGCTGGTGACTGGGCTAACGTGCGCTGGACTGGAGCCTAACATGAAACGCGGTACTCGAGTCAAGATTTTGAATCTCAGCGGGCATTTTGGTTCCATGGTGCGTAAGGAATTCCACGTTCTTGTGGTAGAACCTTTTGAAGGCAAAAAACTCAAGGCAGTGTTGTTTGATTACAATGATGCCAGAGCCTATGCAAAGTGGCTACGAACTACACTGGGAGGCCAGTAACCTATGAAAAACGCCAAACGACGGATGGTTCTAGATCGCAAAATTCCCCTGTCCATTCACGATTTTGATGGGCTTGATATAGATGGTGCTGTCAAACACATCGATGGCTTTCGCAGCCAAATCAAACTGGGCGAGACTGCGGTGTTTGAGGTTGACAGTTATGGCTACGATGGCGGGGTGGATATGAGCCTGCTGATCCACCGCCAAGAGACGGATGCCGAGCTTGAGGCCCGTCTCAAAGAAGAACGCGCCCTGCGTGAACGTCAACGCCGGAATGTAAAAATGCAAGAGTCACGTGAGTTTGAACAGTATCAACGGCTCAAAGCCAAATTTGAAAAGGCACAATCATGATCACGGTCAAGTTTGAAATTGACAGCCAGGAAATCCCCACTTCTGACCTGCGGACACTGTTGGCCGCGGCCTTGATGCGTGGTGCTGATGAAACCACGTCGTGGAAAGCCGAAGCAGCGGTGTGCTCGGCGGCGCGCGCCATGCGTGATGCGGAAATTACGGAGACTGTGTGATGATCAAAAAGATGAAGCTGTTTTATATCGTGGACCACAGCGATACCACTCTAGGCGAGGTTGAAGCCGTGGCTGGTCCATTCCACACCTGGACTGATGCTGCCGATGCCAAACGTAAAATGGACGATGCAGAATATTTGCGCATTGGTGAATTGACCGCACATGTGGAGGTGCTATAGCATGTTTGCTAAATTTGGACGATTTTTGTTTGTTGTAGCGTTCTTCGTGCCCATTGTATTGAACAATGTTTGGATTCACGGACGTGGTGGTTGGCGCCAGACGCTGGTTGAAGCCAAAGAATTTATCTGCAAAGGACCGGATGTATGAAAATATCTGACTTCAACTTGTTCGTGGCAGGCTTTGCTGTGGGTGTGGCCCTGGGTGCCGTCAAACTTGAACTCTACGGTTCGGCTGTTGTGATGGCTATATTGGCTGCGTTGAACTTTTACGGTTATTGGAAATGTCGATGATTAAATTTGACAGAACTTGGGGTGTGATCCAGCGGCTCAACGTGGAAGCTGATACCTTGGCTGCACTGCGTGGTGCAGTCTCAATCGCTATGAGCCAACACAAAAAGGTCACACATTTCCGCGTGGAAACACTGACTGATAAACCCCTACCCAACGATTGGAGTGATGACCACGATCCCGATTTGGCTGGATCCGCTAGGTTGACTTTATTGTGGACTCGTGACCGCGCCACTGACAATGAACTGCCTTTTGAATTGACCACAGTAGACGAAATCGTAGCCTTTTGTCAACAGTGGTTGGAAAAGAAAGGCACGTGGCCCACTGCCGAACCCGACACTGATGGCAGCATCGTCGAGGGATTCAGGATCAGCAACGGCCGCACGTTTGAGGCTGCGTTTGATATCACACCCATTTGGATCGTATATGGCAAATAAAATCAGAATCAAAATACTGGCCCATCAGGGCGAATACTGTGACGAGCATGACCATCATATTCTCCGTGGCTGCACTGACTGGGAAGAAGTGGATGCGGATACTTACCACAAGTTGGTGGGTTGGTGCGCCATGAAGAATCGTGTGGGTTCATATGATGATGTGCGCTATTGCATCTTCACGGAAGAAAAATTCAACTTCATGCAGTGTGTGCAAGAGTATGTGGATCACATAGAAGCAGAAGAGCGTAAACGTGCCAAAGTCAAACGCAAGCGCGACCAAGCTCGACGGCTCAAGGCAGCGGCCAAGAACAAATTGGCCGAAGCACAGGAACGCAAACTCTTGGACGATCTCAAGAAAAAATACGAGGCATAAACATGAGTGAAAATCGTTTTACCACGGAAGATCGTGCCTGTGTCAACTGTCTGCATTTCCGGCGATTCTGGAACCCATTTGCCCTATTGGATGTAATTTTTGGTGATGGTGAGGAATACTATCGCTGCATCCGTGGCGGCACCGAACGTAATTTCAATCCCATCACTGGCCGTGTGAAGATAAAAGTAAGTAGTCGTAGTTGCGCATCTGCCCGAGAATATCGCAACGAATGCAACCGTGGTGAGGCATGGGAACCCAGCGAGCGATTTGCTCGACGCAAAGAAAACTCGTTCAAGGTCGTTAATCATATCGGTGACGAGGCAGGATCAAAGTAATCATGGAAGCTATGCATTTAGGTGTTCCGGTCGCGGTCACAGTGGAATTTGGTCCTCCTCACCGACTTCGTCCACAATGGTACACTAATTATATCGCACGTGATACGACCATACCCACGACCCAACTTGAACACTCGATACATATCATTTGGAATCCAACCAGTGCAACATTTGTTTTCCCCGACGAATCGACCCATATCATGTTCCTGTTGAAATGGGGTTAATGCTATGGCAGAATTAGTGATCCAAGCCCAAACCAGACTGAATTTCATCAACCATGTGCGCGAGGTTTGCGACTATCTGCATACCAATCTCAGTCCGGTCAATCCCCAATGCGTATTGAATCCCACCGCCGATGATCGTGGACGTTTGGTCATGTACAGCACCGGCATTGATGAACAAACTGTTTGGCGTGTGGAAGAAGTTTACTACACTCGAGCTAAGGTTTGGGTCTGGAACCAGGCCGCGGCCACATTTATCGCACTGAAATGGGCTTAGACATGGATGATGCCCTGGTTGACATGGTACACGAATACGAAGCTCAACAGCGTTGGGCTCGTGGTGAGCATCCCGGGTTCAGCTCGGGTATCTGTGGCAGCATCACCGCAGGTTATGGTGAGCTAGATCCCAGTGGCTACTGGCAATTCCCCTTGTATCCGGGATCACACTATCTAGAGATATGCAGTGAACGGCGCAGATTAGAGAAAAACGGTTGACGGCTAGGGGTTGACATAGGTTAATCGGTGTTGACATTGTATAAATAAGAGTATACAATGGAGATATCAAATGAAGTGTCAAAACCCCAAATGCAATAAAGAAGCAGCAATAAACACCAAAGGTAAACAGCTCAAACATTGTTCCATAAAATGTAGAGGTCAGGGAAACTCATTATTGAGTCGTGAAAAAGCCAAAGATACTTGGATCAAAAAATATGGGGTTGAAAATCCGCAACAAGTTAAAGAGATCAAAGAGCGAACAAACAGAACTGTTCAAAAGATTTACGGAGTAGCTAACGTATCGCAAGCTAAGATTATCAAGGAAAAAAAGAAACAAACTACGTTCAAAAATTACGGTGTTGAGCACCCACTTCAAAGTAATATAATTAAGGACAATGTCAAAAAAACCAATCTTGAAAGATATGGATGTGAGAATGTTTTTCAAAGTGAAGAGATAAAGGATAAAATGAAGGAAACTTATCTAGCCAAATATGATGTTGAGTTTCCTGGTCAAGTGGATGCAATAAAACAGAAGATAAAAGAAACCTTGTTGGAAAATTATGGTGTTGAAAATCCCAGTCATTCCGCAATAGTGCAAAGAAGAATCATTGCGTCTGGAGTTAAACGAAAAGAATACGTTATGCCGTCAGGGAAGATTGTTTTAGTGCAAGGATACGAAAATAAAGCTCTAGATTATCTATTACAGGAATATCAAGAAAATGACATAATCGTGGGAGAACCAGAAAAGATACCGGTTATTGATTATGTAGATGCTGATGGTAAAGCAAGAAGATATTTTCCAGACATTTATATTCCAAAAGATAATTTGCTTGTTGAAGTGAAATCAACATATACTTACGAAAAAGACAAACAACGCAATCTTAAGAAAAAAGCTGCATGTGAAGAATTAGGTTACAAATTCAAATTTTACATAGGATAAATTATGCGAACTATCGACGCTAAGACCAAAGTTTGGGACGGCAACGGATTGCCCATGGAACAGGGAGTTTTTGAACAAACTGCCAAGTTGGTTACCTTGCCCTTTGTCAAGGGAGTTCGTCTGATGCCGGATGCTCACGTTGGCATAGGCTCCACTGTTGGATCCGTAATCGCTACGCAGAACGCAATTATCCCGGCTACCGTTTCGGTAGATATTGGCTGTGGTATGAATGCGGTTCGCACCAGCTTGCGGGCCGAGGACTTGCCGGACAGCCTGCGTGATGTTCGCCTGCAGATTGAGCGCGATGTGCCCCTGGGCGCTGGTGGTGCTCACAAAACGGACTTTGATCCGTTTCCGCAACCCCTGGGTCAACGTGCGCGCCAGCTGTTCATCAAGCATCCCGGCCTGGAGACCAAACAATGGCATCGCCAATTGGGCACCCTGGGTTCGGGCAATCACTTTATCGAACTGTGCTTGGACGAAGCCGGTGCGGTGTGGATCATGCTGCACTCGGGCTCGCGTGGTATTGGCAACACCATTGGTCGTCATTTTATCGAACGTGCGAAACGACTCATGGAGCAATATTTTATCACGCTGCCGGATCGTGATCTCGCTTACCTGCCGGATGGCACCCAGGACTTCAACGACTATGTTGAGGCGCTGACTTGGGCACAGGACTATGCGCGTGAAAACCGTGCGGTAATGATGACTGCGGTGATCGCGGCGCTGCGCCGGCATATCCCTGTGGAGTTTGAACTCACTCACGAAGCCATCAACTGCCACCACAATTATTGCGAGATTGAGAATCACTTTGGACAGAACTTGTTCATCACTCGCAAGGGTGCGATCCGTGCGCGTCAGGGTGACCTGGGCATTATCCCCGGCAGCATGGGTGCGAAAAGCTACATCGTGCGTGGTCTTGGCAACACCGAGAGCTACTGCTCATGTTCGCATGGAGCAGGTCGTAAGATGTCGCGCACCGAAGCGACCCGACGTTTCACGGTGGAAGACCTCAAGCGGCAGACCGAGGGTGTGGAGTGCAACAAGACCTCGGCGGTGATCGATGAGATTCCTGGTGCTTACAAAGATATCGATGTGGTGATGGAAAATCAAAACGACTTGGTGGAGGTTGTGCATACTCTGCGTCAAGTACTTTGTGTCAAGGGTGCGTAATGACTCGAGTAAAATCCGACACACATGGGCTTTATGTGAGAACCGACGGGTCAGTGTTTAGGCCCGTCGCCACCGACTACAGCGACCACTCCGGAGTTTCCCAGGATGATGGCACCAGCGTCTTTGCTGCGGGTTCAGAGGTTCAAGCTAGGCATATTGGTGGCTCACCCTTTGCTGTGATCCGCGATGCTGAGCATGAAGAATACTGGCACAGTCATGGTTGTTACATCGGCGGGGATGGTAGGCAACTCGTCAGCTATCAACTGTGGGAACCTAAAACGGTTGACGTAAAATAGTCTTTATTGTATACTGAATATACAACTAAGGGAGGTAATTGATGTCCACTAGCAAAATGCTCGCACATGCTATCGCGCTCGCAGCCACTGCGCATCGTGAACAAACCGACAAGGCAGGTCGTCCCTATATATTGCATACCCTGAAAGTCATGCATTATCTGCGCAGTGACGATGATGAACTCAATGCCATCGCTGTGCTGCATGACATCGTGGAAGACACCCGCGTCACTTATGAGCTTTTGCGGGGTAACGGCATGACACCGCGTGTGGTCGAAGGCATCAGGGCCATGACCAAGCAGCCCGGTCAAACGCCCGAGGAATATCTAGCACAGGTCTTGGCCAACCCCGATGCTGTTCGGGTCAAAATGGCGGATCTTCGACACAACAGCGATATCCGCAGGCTCAAGGGTGTGACCGAAAAAGATGTGCAACGTATCGAAAAATATAATAAAATGTATGAGGTTCTTAAAAATCATGCTTCACACTGTTAATCCCGCATAATATGCGCTGATTAGTACTTGCATTCTAGCTTAAATAGTTTGGTATAACAATAAAAACAAAATACCAATTGCTAGGAGCTAGATATGTTCAAGATACTAAAAAGTACCTTGGCCGCCCTACTATTGCTGACCAATCTGTCGGCATGGGCGGACCAAGTGTTAATAATTGATGCGCAGTACAGCACAGTTACACAAAACGTTAAGGGCCGACTGGAAGCAGCTGGTCATACAGTCACTGTCACTACCAATACTTCCTTGGTTCCCACGACCACCGGCACATACCAACAGGTCTGGGATCTTAGATACAGTGCTGCACTTACCGCAGGTGAAACTACTAACTACACCGCTTTCGTCACAGCAGGTGGCTTTGCATACTTTGTAACTGAAAATCCCGGTTGCTGTATGTCAAGGAACAACAGCGTAGCCGCATTAATTACAGGACTGGGCGGTGGTTCCACACAGATTGGTCCGGGCTGGGCAAATAATATTGAGTCAAATGTTAATACCACTTATATGACAACTGGTATCACTGTTAACTATGCGGCTGTGGCAGCAATTGTGAACAGTCAGGGTATACCACTTATCAGCGATGCCAGCAATGTAGTTAGTGGTATGAGCTGGATTGGACGCGCCGGTGCGCTGGGATCTGGTGTATTAGGAACTATTGTTACCGTAGCAGATACAAATTGGTTGGACTCTACACGATTTATAGTAGGTGGAACCAGCGCACAACAACAAAACGTTCAAGCATTAGATGACATTATTAAGGGTATCGTAGCTGGTACAGTGGGAGGTACTATTAGTGCCAGCGGTAATGGTGCAGCGGCCAGCAATGGTGCTGCTCAACAGCAACAGCAACAGCAGCAAGCGCCTTCAACTTTTGATCACACCAATGCCACAGAAAATGTGCAAACAGATAAAATGACAGCAGGCACATTTACAGGTAATGGTGGTACATTAACCGCAAATAGCAATGCATTAACCGTTAGTAACAACATAGCCTTGGATACAAATGGCATGACCTACGATGCGAATGGTCAAAATAGTTCACTAACCGGCGTTATATCAGGATCTGGCAGCATAACCTTCACTGGCAGCGGCACTACAACACTGACCGCCACAAATACATATACTGGTGCTACTACAATTAATTCTGGCGCTACCCTAGTAAACAATGGCAGTATAGCAAGTTCTAGTGGCGTTACTAACAATGGTACCTTTACTAACAACGGTGCAGCGCCGGGCGTAACTAATGCTGGCACATTTACTAATAGCGCCACAGGTACCGCCGCCAGTTTAACTAATAGTGGTACTGCCACCAATGCAGGTACAATTACAGGCACAGTTACTAATACAGGCACATTTACCAATAGTGGCACTACCGGCAATTGGACTAACTCTAATACCCTAAACAATTCCGGCACAATGGGCAACGGAACTAACACCGGTACATTCACAAATGGTGGCACTGTAGGCACTGTATCTAATAATACTGGGGGTACATTCACAAATAACGGAACCACGGGCGCAGTTACTAACAATGCAGCATTTACTAATAACCTAGGCAAAAATACAGGTGCAGTCACTAATACTGGTACATTTGCTAATGCAGGTACAACAGGCGCAGTAACTAATTCCAGTACCGGCACATTTACCAATAGTGGTACAACTACTACTGTCACTAACAACGGTTCATTTACCAACAGCGGCACAACTGGTGCGGTTGCAAACAATGATACCTTTGTTAATAACACGGGTGCTACAACTGGTGCAGTGGCAAATACTTCTACATTTACAAATAATGGCACAATAGGCAATATTACAGGCAATACTGGTACAATTACAAATGCAGGTACCGCAGGTGACTGGCTTAACAATGCTACAATCAATAACTCTGGCATCATGGGCAATGGTATAAACAATGGCAATTTCACAAATAATACAGGTGCAACAGTAGGCAATTTTACTAATGCAGGCATTTTTAATAATCAGGGCACTATTGGCAATGTAACAGACAATAGCGGTGTTCTGCAGAATGCAGGCACCGCTCAAAATATTACCAACAGCGGCACCATTAGCAATACAGGCACAGCACAAGACATCACCAATAATGCAGGTGGTATCATTGCCAATACCGGAACCGTTAGTAATGTAACAAATGCAGGTACATTTGCTAGTACAGGTACTGTGGGTGCAGTAGTTAACACTGGTACCTTTGCTAATAGTGGCACTATGACCAGTCTTAATAATAGTGGTACCTTTATTGCTGGTCCTACTACATTAACCACTTATACTCAAACCGCAACTGGTTTTACCGTATTGGATTATGGTACTAAGCTAACAGTAACAGGTGCGGCCAATCTTAATGGTAACCTCACATTACTGGGCGCGGTGCCAGCACTGGGTAAGTATAGTGTATTGACTGGTAATGGAGTAACTGGCACGTACAGCGGCTATATTGGTGCGGGCGTTTTACACTACACACCTACAGAAGTTCAAGTCTGGATCATGCCTGATGGCACGGTGGTACAGACTCAGGTCAATAACTTGGCCAATAGCTTATCTGGCTTAAACAATATTGCAGCGGGCAGTATGAATTCGGCGCTGGGCAACGATTGCGCATCATTTGGCGCAAAACAGGCCTGTATGAGCACCAGTTTTGGTTCAACCAAAGTTGGTAGTGGTGATTTGAATTCAGTTGGCTTAACCTTAGCCAAAGCAATATCACCAAACTGGCGCATTGGTGTGTTTGGCAACAAATCCACTTCAGATCCAGAAACAGCTGATGTAAAATACAAAAGCAATCCCGCATTTGGTGGCTTCATAGGCTGGAACAAACACCCAGATGCAATTGGTTTGGCAGTTACACTAAGTGCTGCAACAACACGTGGGACCTACACTATTGGGTCAGACAAAACTAATGCTTCAGGTAACGCTGTTCAGTTAAAGTTAAGTTATAGTCAGCCCATAAGTTTAAAAACCACTGTCACACAATATGTAGGTATAAGACAAAGTGAGTTCAATGTGTCAGGATTTACTGAATCTAATGCACTGTTCCCCATAACTTATGGCAATGTTCAACAAAGAACTATTGACTTATTGTTGGGTACTAGTGTCGCTCATAGATTAAGTGATAAAATCACAGGTACATTTAGTGCTGGTGTAGTTCAAAACCTAAAAGCCACAGCAGGTACGGTCAATGCTGTAAGTGACATGGGTAATTTTACGTCTCAACTACCGGGCAACAGCTATATTGCAGCATCAGCAGGCCTAGGCCTAAGTGTACAAGTAGCCAAAAACCAAAGACTGGGAATTAATACTGGTTGGCAACAACGTGGTCTTACCAATCCTAATATCACCAATTATGGTATTAGCTATAGCGTAGGATTTTAAGTTAGAGACTTATTGCACTCATATTAAATTATGAGTGCAGTAAGTTGTTGGTAAATATTTGCATGTTAGCTGAAGAAGCAGTCAAATTAATGCGTGGTCCCAGTCAAATGCACATTATTTGCATTGATGTGACTAATAAATGTGATTTAGCCTGTAGTAATTGCACTAGATTATTAGAAAATCAAACGGGTCACTGGGATATGACGCCAGACAATTTTAGACTGGCATTGCGCAGCCTAAAAGACTATTATGGCATAATTGCTATGATAGGTGGCAATCCCTGTATGCACAAAGATTTTGTAGAACTATGTGCTATCTTTGTTGAAGAAATTCCCAATAAACTACAGCGTGGACTTTGGACAAACAATTATTTTAAACACGAACAACTGGTACGTGAAACATTTGGCACATTTAACCTTAATGCTCATGGCGAGGTCAGAGCAGTTGATAATTTGAAACGACTAGCAGACTATGCGCAAGACAATGGTGCCATAGCTTGGAATTATGCAGGGCACAGTGACCATGCACCAATTTTAACTGCAATGCGTGACCTATACAGCGAATCTGACATGTGGGATCGCATCACACAATGTGATATTAATCGCGAATGGAGTGCAAGTATAATCCAAAATAATGGTGAATTGCGAGCATATTTTTGCGAAGTAGCCGCAGCATTTGACCTAGCTCGTGGAACTGATAATGGACATAAGGTAGAGCCGGGCTGGTGGCGCAAGAACATAACTGAATTTTCGGATCAAATTAAGCATTTTTGCCCTGGTTGTGGTGTACCTGCCAAACAACAAGGGCACAAGGACCACGAAGAAACAGATACTTATACACAATCTAACGCAGATATAGCTGTCAAGGCAAATAAACGCAAAATTATCATGTTAAAACCACAGGATATGCGAGATTTGCCACACAAAGTTACTCAATATAATACCTTATGAAAACTGTAGCAGTAATAACCAGTACCACAGGCAGATCAACCCTATCACAAACTGCTGACAGTATCGCTAAACAAACTTATCCCTGCCAACACTATGTTATTTGCGATGGCGTATCTAGACCGCAGGATCTTAATCCGCAAATTAAAGTAGTTGAACTACCCAATCGTACCGGTGTTAATGGTATGATGAATGGTGCAATATGTGCTATGTCTGCTTTCATAGCCACGGAAGATTATATATGTTGGATAGATGACGACAATTGGATCGAACCCAATCACATAGAATCACTAGTGGAAATAATAAATGATGACCACTATGCGTATAGTTTGCGCAATCTTATGTCTGTATCTGGTGAATTTTGGATGCGAGACAATTGTGAAAGTATAGGTTTTCATGGCGACATGATAGATGTAAATTGTTTTATGATTAAACGTGACTTTGCAGTTAAGTTAGCACCACTTTGGTATAATACAACTGGCACATTAATGGTTGGTGACAGATATGTATTCAATGCATTGCGGCAAAACAAGATCCTGGGAAAGTGTACAGGTTTGTATACTGTAAATTACAGATTAAGTAATAATAGAGATCTTAGACCCTTCTTTTTCCTAAACAACATCAAAATGCAATCTCATTTTCCACAGGGGTTTCCCTGGGATAAAACTCCAATTAAATCAAGCACTTAGATGATATAAATTTCGGTTGACATTTTGGCTCATAAGTGTATAATAGCGGTATAGATTAATAACACAGGAACGAAAGATGCTGAAAGAACAAGAATTGAAAACGGTATCGGCGGGTTGCTATGCGTATGCTGCGATTCGTGACGCTAATCGTTACAGTGACGAATGCCGCGTTACCTACACTGCAAAACAACAGGCATCAGCAGAAACTTTCAAAGATATCATTGAGTTAGCTTATCACAGCAAGAAGTTTTATTTGGAATATCGCAAAACAATGATCAGCATCAAAGTAGCTGCACCTTTTATCGTGCGCGATCGCAAAATGCTTAATGAGCTGGATGCAATCGCCGAAGAACGCGGCTACGAAAAGGTTCGCAGTGCGCAGGGTCTTCGTTATCGTATACCACGAGCCTAATATGAAACGAACCTACAGTATTTGGCATACTCGCAGCAGCGAAACCAATGAGATCACAGACTTTTGGGTCTCGGACATCACTGCCGAAGAGCAAGAGCGCAGCCAGAAACTCTATGAAAAACTAACCTATCAAGAAGCTGTTAAGTACCGCGATCAAGAATTTATCCGCCCGCGCATCGCTACGTTCCCTGTCAGTGAGCTGTATTCTGAAGATGAACAGCGTAACCGGGCCCGTATGTTGCGCGACTACTTGAACAAGATCCAGGAAGCCAAGGAACGCGCCGAAAGTGAAACCGCATTCATTGATGTTCTGACTGCGGGTGCAAACAACACAACGCCATAACCGGTTGACACTGAACGCAAATTACGCTATTATACTGTTTTACTACTAAACATTTGAGGAATCAATGAGCGCAAAGCTGAATCCCTGGCAAGTATTGAAAACGTTAGCGGCTACTGACAGTCGCTTGGAAAAAGAGCGCGTCATTGCAGAGCAGATGCAGGCTAACAACAGTGCGCTCTTTGCTGGGTTTCGTTTAGCCTATGACGCTATGATTACGTTTGGCGTTAAACAAGTACCCAGCCGCAGTGGCCCTGATGGCTCAGGGCTCAGTCACGCTGCATTCGTCAAACTTGCAGATCAGCTGCAAGCTCGTGAACTCACTGGGCATGACGCTCGTGACGCCATTCAAGCGGCCATGCAGTCTGCTACTAACGCAGAGTGGAACGACTGGTACCGACTGATTCTTATCAAAGATCTTAAGTGCGGTACTTCTGATTCCACCATTAACAAAGTCGCAGCCAAGCTCAAGCATGATGAGTTTGCGATTCCGCTGTTTGAATGTCAACTGGCCAAGGACTGCACCGACGATGATGGCAACGTTGATGAAAGTTTGCTCAAGGGTCGCAAACAAGTTGACGTGAAACTGGATGGCATGCGTGTTCTGACTATCGTTCGGCCCAACGGTCAAGTGGATCAATTTAGCCGCAATGGCAAAGAGCTCCTGAACTTTACTGTCATCAAAGACCAAATTGCTAAAACTGCAAAATATTTTAAGGTTCCTACAGTGCTGGACGGCGAAGTCATGTCCGCTAGTTTCCAGGACTTGATGAAACAAGCACGACGCAAAAGCGATGTTCAAGCTGATGACTCAGTGCTGAACTTGTTTGACATCGTTCCGCTGGATGAATTCCTGTCCGGCGAAGGTCGGCTTAAACAAAGCCAGCGCAATACTGCTCTCCAAACGTGGTATGATGCTAATGCTGACAAGCTGGATAATGTCACTGTCGTGGGTCACGAAATTGTTGATCTGGGCACCGCAGAGGGGCAGAAAAAGCTCATGGAGATTAATGCCCGCGCACTCGCTGGCAAATATGAAGGCATCATGCTCAAAGACGTTGATGCTGTTTACGAATGCAAGCGCAGCTATAACTGGCTCAAGATGAAGCCGTTTATTGAAGAGTCCCTGCGGGTCGTAGCTGTGGAAGAAGGCAAGCCCGACAGCAAATTTGTTGGTACCATGGGTGCATTGGTCTGCGAAGATGTAGTGGATGGCAAACCTGTTCGCGTTAACGTGGGCAGCGGCTACAGCATTCAACAACGTGCTCAGATCTGGGCTGACTATACGGGCAAACCTGTGGTGTGGCAAAAAAAGGTGGAACGCAAGTGGGTACAGGTTACTGAACAGCCTAGCGGAGAGTCTGTAGTGGGGCAAATTGCAGAAGTTCGAGCTGATGCACTGACCAAATCGCAGGATGGTGAATACTGGAGCATGCGTTTCCCGCGCTTCAAAACGTTCCGTGGATTTAAGCGTGGAGAAAAACTGTGATTGAAGGCAAGTTACTTTCCCTAACTGTGGGTGCATGCAATTGCATGACCAAGACGCCAGAAGCCAGTTACCACAATGAAAACTGTCCAGTGAGAATTGTGTCTGACGCTATTTTTGAACTCACAAAATTGCGATCCAGCAATGAACGATTGTCTGGAGAAATTGGTTCCTGGGAACGGGTGTTTGATCAATGCTGCGAACGTGAGGCCAAACTTCGCATTAAGCTTAAAGAGCTCGAGGAAAAATTAGGAGAGGGTAAAAACTAAATGATCCAATTCAACGCAGTGATCCGTAATCCGTTTAGCCATAGATTCAGCACATTTTTTTATCGTGGTGGCGAATTCCCCATTAAAAACAAATGCTGGGAAGTTCAGGGCATGCTAACTAACGATATCTTGAACATTAACTTTTCCCTAACCACAAGAACGGATCACGCAGGCCTAAGAGTTCAACTGGGTCTATTGGGCGTAAACTTCTGCTTAGACGTTTATGATTCACGTCACTGGAACGACGATGCAGATGGCTGGCAAACATATCAATAACTAACGAAAGGAAATACCATGAGGGGTTCTAGCTTCAACTTGAAACAAACTACTAAACGCATTGCATGCATGATTTTGGATGCTCATGAGCGTGGCGAGTATCTGCGCCTAATGATTTCAGCCCAAAAGGCAGCAGAACATCATGCCACTAGTCGTGTCAAGGAACGTCCTGCACGGACTGAGTCACAAGACTCTGAATAACTGTGGTTAGTCGCATAAATACTGAATGCGATTAACAGAGTTCAAAAACACATTTCAGTATCACAACAGTCTAAATCCTGTAGCTTGGTCTGGGCTAGAACTAAAGCCCGAGGTCAGGCTACATCTTTTGCGTACTGCCAAAGAATTCATTAGATATCTTGAGTTGCCTGAATTAGATGTTAGGGATATAATTTTAGTTGGCAGCAATGCCAATTATAATTGGAACCAATTCAGCGATTTCGATGTACATGTTGTAGCCAGTTACGACAGTATTAATTGTGATGCCAGTGCTGCATTGTTTAAAGCTAAAAAAGATCTTTGGAACAGTGCACATGATGTGACGATACAGGGTTATGATGTGGAAATGTATGTTCAGGATACTGAGGAACATCTCCGCAGCGAGGGTCAGTTCAGTTTATTAAATAATACCTGGATAACCGAACCTACACATACTCCGCCAACCGTAAATGATGCGGCGGTGGCAACCAAGACTAAGGCCATGATTCATGAGATACGTCAAATCTTGGATGAAAAACATGATGCCAGCGACATAGAACGTGTTTGGGCAAAAATCAAAAATATGTGCAAATCAGGGTTAGAGTCGCGAGGTGAGTTCAGCGTGGAAAACCTAGTATTTAAAAACCTGCGCAATGCAAACTATTTGGAAATGCTGACCAAAGCTAAAAACGCTATAATAGACGATGAATTAAGTTTAAAATGAAAATGGGGCGCTAGGCCCCATTTCCATTATAGATAAAACTAATTACTTTTTAGCTTCTTCCTTTTTGGCTTCAGCTTTTGCAGGAGCGGCTTTCTTAGCTTCTTCCTTTTTAGCTTCTACCTTCTTAGCTTCTGCCTTCTTAGCTTCTGCCTTGACTTCAGGTGCCTTGGCAGGCTCGGCTGCTACTGCTGATACTGCGAACAATGCTAGAACTGCTACTAGTAGATGTTTCATTTACTTCTCCTTATATAATCGTTACAACAATGCGTAACGTATTTATTATAACGCATGGTACAAGTAAAAAGTATACATAAAGTCTAAAAAAGGTTAAAAAATTTGGCGAAATAGTTACCATAATGTCTTGATTTAATTTTGATTTTGCTTATAATAGATAGTGTTGTTTTATTAAAGGAGATAAACAAATGGCATTTGCAACAATCAAAATGAGTCAAAATAAGTTTTTGGTTAAGTATCTGCGTGGTACTGGTCGTGTATTGAGTGCAGCACAAGCTGAATCACTGTATGGGATTCAAAATCTTCGTGCTCGCATGACCGAACTTCGCAACGAAGGTTTCAAAGTTCGTACTCACAAAAACACCGAAGGCCGCACCGCGTATGCAGTCAGCCGTCGTATGATTGGCCAGTTTTAATCTAAACTGACAATCTTGATGTAAATAATGAAGGCATGCACAAACATGCCTTCATTCTTCAAATATCATGACAAACGAAATCAAACCACATCACTTGCGTCGCGGTGAAACAATCACTCGTGTTCGCAATACCATCACAGGTGACGTATTCTTTACCAGTAACCTATATCAAAAGTATATCAACGGAGATGTTTATGTTGGAGTATTTACGAAATGCGATGAACACCATTTTAGAAAAGTCAACTGGATGCGTAAAGATCATCTACAAAAAATTAAATAAAGACCACATGGCCACAAACGATCTTAATACTACACCCGATTCCAATATTGACAGCAGTGAGTCAACAGATCAATCAAAATGGATTGTTCATAACATGTCCAACAATTCGTTCACCACTTATTCTACCCCAATGACCACTACTACCCTCTCGATGCCCAATATGTCTACCGCTAATATAGCTTGGAACACCACAGGAATCACAGGTGCCGGTGGTGTTGGTGGGTTCGGCGGTGGCGGTGGTACCACTTACACTTTTACTAACCCATTAACCTACACAAATGGTCTAAGCGGGGGTCTTAATTTAGATAAAGATGCAGATATTAAGATTGGTGACCGCAGCTTAAAGGAATTTATGGACACGGTGTCAGACCGACTGGCCATACTGCAACCCGATCCTGCTAAACTAGAGCAATTTGCTGCACTAAAAGCCGCTTACGAACATTACAAAATGCTAGAACGGTTAATTGGCGATGCGGAACCTGGCAATAATGAACAATGAGTTTTTAAAAAAGTACCAAATTAACGTTATTGATAGAAACAAACGGTGTGCAAAATATCGTCCCTTGGATCTCAAATTTTTTACGGACGCAATGGACAAGGATATTGTTCAACAACATTTGTCCTACGACACCGAAGCCTTGCTTACTGTAGATATTCCTCAAAGTCAGTTGGAACGACTTGAAAAAATTGACCATGCACTGTTCAAAAAACAGGAAAACTATGGCAATCTTTTAGAGGTAATTTTTGAACAAAAATCACAAGAAAAACGTATACGTAATGCCAACCTAGCTGTTAAACAGGCATATGAGCAATATAGTCTACTGCTACATTTAGCAGGGTATCAGGATAAAACCGGACTGGACTAAGTGCTTGAATTAGCAGATCTCTTTGTGATTGACAAACTGAGATCAAAAACGTATAATAACAGCATGGATAATACAAAATTTCAAGTTTTCCTTGACCTTGAGCAAACGGTTATCACAAATTGGGATGACGGGTTGTTGGCCAATACTACTCAAGTTCGTGAGTTCCTAGCAGCTCAGGGAGCTCGTCAATTTACTGTGTTCAGCTTTGCAGTTTGGAATGATCAAGATCATGAAGACTTCCAACGTAGGCATCGCAGAGTGCTAGAACGCGGGCTAGACTGTTTTTGCGCGGCCTGCCCCACAGTGCAACATTTTATGAAGGCAGACACTGAAGTCACAGGTGTTCACTTTGATAGTTTGACTGATTTTATCAGTATCCGCGGCAAAGTGGGTGCATTTACAAACTGGGTCAAATCTAAAGGCATCAGTCATGCGTTGTTGGTAGACGATGTTGTGCCCAACATTGACATCGTTGACCGAGATACTGGCAACGTCATCCGCTTTGTCAACGTAGATAGTTTATGAGCAATACTTATATCGCTATGTGGTGTAACGAAGGGCTTGAATGTGTTCTCGGTGTCACAGACATGGAATATAGTGACCTCATGCGAACCCTGAGCACTGGCCAAATTCACACCACCACAATTGATCATTATTTAACTATGATGAAGTTTCGGGCTCGTTACAACAGTCAACGCCACTATGAAATCTATGCGTTCAATGCGCAGGAAGGTATTAGCAAAGAAGACATAGAAGGCATGTTTGCGTCAGATCCGCAGACCGCTGCTGATACAATACGTCGCATTGGCGAAGTAATACATAGCGATCGCGCAAAAGAAGATAAGATTGTAATTAAATAAGGAGATACTGTGGGTACAATTTATTTTGGAATAACTGGATCCTATTCACGAAGGTAAATACAAAATGGAAATACTTTTCTATCTAGCAGGTGTTGCGGTGGCGGTGATGCTGTATGACCACTTTGTACGCGCTTCGGCCACTATAGCAGAAAATGTAGCGGACTTTCGCGAAGCCCTGCGCACTATGCTGTTTCTAAAGGTAGAGGAAGTTAGGGATCCGCAAAGTGACAAAACCATTTACCTAGCGTTTGATCTCAAAACCAATAGGTTCATGGGGCAGGACTTTGCGGCTGACCTTTTGTATCGCAGCCTTTTTGAGCGCAGTCCAGAAGTCACTATGCTTTGGGTTCATACCAAAGACACTGGTGACAACATGATCAGAGTAGACAAAGATCAGATACTGGTTGACACAGCGACGGTTTGATGCTATAATAACTGAACCAATGAAAACTCTGAGGACTCAATCATGATGCATTTGGAAGGCCCATGGCTCAGCACCACTGGTAAACGCAAGACCAAGCGTAAATTCCGTAATGCAGCCGAGGCTCAACGAGCACGTGACAACGCCAACAGCTGGCAAGAATTGCTGAAGCAGCACGAAGTAAAGCGTCAGGCCAGCCGTCGTAAACGCGCCATGACCGCCGCACCCTACGTGCCCAAGCCTCTTAGCTATCGCGGCAGTGAGCAGCCTCGTATCCCCAGCTTGCCCTTTACTGGCGATGCTTGTTCGCGTCCGCAGGACAAGGTCTATACTGGTACTGCCATCAAGGGTATTGGTACCCTTCACAAAAGCAATGCGGTGCCAGTGTTCACTGACCAAGAAGCGGTGGATATCGCTCGCATGCGGAGATAATATGTATTATATCGCTACTTTAATCTTGTCTGTGGTGTTGTTTCTAGGGCTAATCACATTATGTGTAGGTCTAGCACGGGTTGCTAGTTTTCTGTTTGAGAAAATGAAATAACATGGATCCATATCTCAAACATACATTATTTGCCATAGCCGCAGGGTGGTGGATCACCAGTGTACTGATATTGGATTTTTGGCCGCAGGTGTTCCTGGGCATTATTCTTGCCGTGGCAGCAAAAGTGCTAAGTTCATGGGAAGAGATGCAAACAACAAAAGAAGCAAAGGTGGAAGATGAAGAGTAAATGGGTAATGGTGGATGTGGAAGCTGATGGCCCAGCACCGGGACTTTATAGCATGACAGAGCTGGGTGCTGTAATTGTGGAACCGGGTCTAACCCGTAGCTTTTATTCCACACTTGCGCCCATTAGTGATGAGTTTGTTCCCGGCGCGTTAGCTGTTACAGGTAAAACACGCGAACAAACTCTGGAGTTCACTAAGCCAGAAGTAGCTATGTTGCAGTTTGATCTTTGGCTACGACGTGAACTAGCGGATCAGGGCATTCGCCCCATGTTTATCAGCGACAACAATGGCTTTGACTGGCAATTTGTCAATTACTACAGTTGGCGCTTCACTAAAGGCAATAGGTTTGGGCACAGCTCAACCAATTTAGGAAGTTTGTACAAGGGTCTAAAGCGTGACTTTTTTGCTAACTTCAAACATCTTCGCAAGACAGCACATACACACAACCCAGTGGATGATGCTCGTGGTAATGCCGAGGCCATGTTGGCTCTAGGCACAATGGGTCTACGTATCTAAAGGAGAGTTTGGCAACATTATGGCAAAAGAAGAAGCCCTTAAGTTCACTGGCGAAATAGTAGAAACCTTACCCAACGCCATGTGGCGAGTAAAACTAACCAATGGTCCAGTAGTTTTGGCCTATTTGGGCGGTAAGTTACGTAAGTTTGACATCAATATTGGGCTAGGCGACCAAGTTGATCTTGAGTTCAGCCCATACGATTTAACTAAGGGGCGAATCGTATATCGTAACTAAATACTAAACTATGTGGCGCATAATTGATTGGTCAAAAGTGGAGGCAAGATTATGATTACGTCAGCACATGCCAAAGATAATGGTGCATATAAAGAGTATCAACAGCAACATCATACACAACAGGTATATGAACCAGCTGCATTTGATCCCAGTGATGGCGAATTGACCAATCCGGAGATCTGTGCGTATGCCTTAGTTGCGGTATTTGCGTTAGTAATAGTATGGCGCTTATTTAAAGGAGACAAATCATGAACCGTCTTGCAATTTTGGCACTGTTGATGTTTAGTAGCACCGCATTTGCACATGGTTACGGCCACGGCCATCATGGTCCACACTATAATTGGGTGGCACCAGTTATAATTGGCAGTGCCATAGGATATGGTATAGGTCGGTATTACAATCCGCCAGTAGTGGTGCAACAATCCCCCGTTTATGTAGAGACACAGCCCACCTATAACTGTACAGAGTGGCACGAAGTAATACAGCCGGATGGCAGAATCACTAGGGAAAGGACCTGTTATCAAAGATAACTTGTAATATAGTATGATGGAATGTGGAATTACCGAAGATCATTTTGAAAACAAACGCGATGCTATTACAGAAACGATTATACACAATTTTATAAAATTCGCGTATAAAAAACTACATATTCACGATCCGCATCCCAAAATCATATTCAGTTACGATCTTCCTACTACAAAACAGTTACACAGAACTGGCAGCTATGATCGTCATACTAATACCATTACAGTATATGCTAAAAATCGTAACCTAGTTGATATACTACGCACATTATGTCACGAAATAGCACATAAACGGCAAGCAGAAGAGGGCAGAATACATCAAAAAAGCCCTCCCGGCAGCAAATTAGAACGAGAAGCAGACGAAATAGCAGGATATCTAATTAAATTATACGCTGCAAAGCATAGAGAAATCTTTCAGTAAAAGACCACGGTTCAACGCCGTGGTCGTTTTTTGGCTAAATACCATTATTAGGGTTTTTAGCCATGAGTATAAATTTAGTTAATGTTGGCGCAGCAGCCAATGACGGCACTGGCGACAATTTACGTGCCGCTTTTACCAGAGTCAATGAGAATTTTGCCAACGTTATTCTGGCTAATACCAACGCGATTTTTACCCAAGTTGCGATAACTGCAACTACTCCCAGTATAAATCAAACAACAGGTGCAGTAACTATAGCAGGTGGTTTGGGTGTAGCTGGCAACATTTTCGCTGCTAATATAAACGTAACCGGAACCGCTATAGTAGCTGGTACTAATTTAGCTGATTTAATCAGCACGGTTGGCGCATTCAGTGCAAACTATGTCAGTGTGCTTAATAAAACAGATTTGGTTAGTAATGCGGTAAGTGTAGTATCAGTTGCCGCGGCCTCGATTGAGACCCATGTAAACGCTGTAAGCCAAGCATTATCTAATGAAATCAGTAACAGAAGATCAGCTAGTTCGGATCTAGAAACTCACATCGATGCAGTAAGTAATGCTGTATCAGTAATAAGCAATGCAGTTTCAGTGGTGTCTGTAGCCGCAGCAAATGCTATAAGTATTGCAAACGCAGCTAGTAACGCAGTTTCTGTGGAAATTGGCAATAGACAAAGTGCCAGCGCAGCTCTTGAAACACACGTTAATGCAGTAAGCAATGCGGTATCCGTTGTAAGTAATGCAGTTTCAGTAGTAAGTGCTGCTCAGTTAAGTACATGGAATGCGGTTAGCAATGAAATATCAGTGAGAGCAGCAGCCAGTGCCGCGCTAGAAACACACGTTAATACTGTAAGTAATGCGGTATCTGTAGAAACAGCTAATAGAATAAGTGCTGATAATGCGGTTAGCGCAGCAGCTCAAAGCGCAATTAATACGGTTAGTAATGCAGTATCCGTAGAAACAGCCAATAGAATCAGTGCTGATAATGCAGTTAGTGCAGCAGCTCAAAGTGCAATTAATACGGTTAGTAATGCAGTTTCGATAGTTAGTGCTGCTCAGTTAAGTACTTGGAATGCGGTTAGCAACGAAATATCCGCACGAGCAGCAGCCAGTGCGGCTTTAGAAACTCATATTAACACAGTAAGTGCAGCAGTAAACACCGTAAGCAATACAGTTTCAAATGAGATCAGTGTAAGAGCAGCAGCCAGTGCAGCATTAGAAACTCATATCAACACAGTAAGTGCCGCAATTAATACGGTTAGCAATTCACTAAGTGTGGAGACTGCCAACCGAACAAGTGCAGATAGTTACTTAAGCAACAGAATTGATACTATTATAGTTGGCGGTGGCGTTAGTGTGACCAGTGCTAAACTTAATACTGCCAGTGTAGCTTTGCAAAGTGCAATTAACACAGTAAGTGCAGGTCTTGTTAATGAAACCAGTAACAGGTTATCAGCTATAAACATCGTAAGTAATGCAGTGTCAATTGTGTCAGTGGCAGCGGCAAATGCAACCAGTATTGCAAATGCGGCAAGTAATGCGGTATCAGTGGAAATTGCTAATCGCATCAGCGCAGATAACGCAGTAAGCGCCGCAGCACAATCAGCAATCAATACTGTAAGCAATGCAGTATCTATTGTATCAGTAGCAGCAGCAAATGCAACCAGTATTGCAAATGCCGCCAGTAATGCAGTATCAGTAGAAATTGCTAACAGACAATCAGCTAGTGCCGCACTGGAAACTCATATCAATACGATTAGCAATGCGGTATCGATAGTTAGTGCAGCAGCAGCTTCGGTAGAAACTCATACCAATACTGTGAGTAATGCAGTTTCAATAGTTAGTGCCGCACAACTCAGTACTTGGAACGCGGTAAGTAATGAGATTTCTGCAAGAGCAGCAGCTAGTGCAGCATTAGAAGCACATATCAATACAGTAAGTGCATCAGCCGGAAATTTAAGTGGCAACGTATCCATAGGTGGTGCATTAACTGTAAATTCTGGCAACAGTTTGGGAAATGTTACTGCAATACTAAATGGTGGCACAAGTGGTGTAGGAAATATAGGCTCCAGTAGTAAAACCTTCAATACTGTATTTGCTGTAGCAACTACTGCTCAATATGCTGACCTAGCTGAAAATTACCTTGCCGATTCGGCCTACGAGGTTGGTACTGTATTAGATTTTGGTGGTGATTATGAAGTAACATTATCTAATACTGCAATGAGCAAACGTATCGCTGGTGTAGTTAGTAACAAACCTGCGTATCTTATGAATCAAGGTTTAAATGGTGGCAATGTTGTTACAGTGGCCTTAATGGGCAGAGTTCCATGTAAAGTACGAGGTTGTGTGGCCAAAGGTGATCTATTAGTTAGTGATGGCACTGGCTATGCTGTGGTCAATAATGAGCCTGTGATTGGCAGTGTAATAGGTAAATCATTAGCTGACTCTAATAACGAAACTAATGTTATAGAAGTTGTAGTGGGTGTAAGATAGCAAATAAATACAGTATATTTGGAATAACATATGACATATTCGGTAGCCTCAACAATTCTGCGTGACGATTACAATATTTTTGCTACAGGAGCCGCAAATGGCTCGGCTACCAATAGTGGCAATGTAAACAATCTATGGGGTACTGGTAACAGTCAGTATGGTTGGGGGCAAAGCACTACTATAAGTGCAGTTAGTGCAGGTAATACAATAACCGCTGCTCAATGGAGCACACTATCCAGTAGAATTAACAGTATTCGCAGCCATCAAACCGGAACTGGAGTAACCTTTACTAATACAACTGGTGGTGCTACCAGTAATTTCACAGCAGGGCAAGTTGTTTATCATGTTAGTAATTTGAGTAGCGCATTAAGCACCGCTTATACCGCAGCCAATACCGCTAGTGCTACAACTGGCAGCATGGCCTGTTACTCAACTGCACAACAGGGTTCAACAACTACATCTAGTGCATATTTGGATAATATGCAACCCACCGAACTATACATGAGTTTTACCTGGACCAGTGCTGCCGCTATGCGTTATTTTTTCAACTCTGGTGGTTATTTGGAATTTGCCTTCAACGTATTAAACGCAGGCGGATCCAGTAAGAATGCAAGCTGGGCAAATTTAGCACAGGATTTAGGAACTATAAGATTTGGTGGTCTTGCTACCGCATATACAGGATATAGTGGTACTTGGAATACCAACACTAGTTATGGTCTAAATAACGTTCCTACAACAGAAACACTGTGGTGGAAAAAATATAATGATACCGGTGTAGCTGATTATAACAACAACTATATTCAATGTACTGTATATAACAGTGGTGCTACCATTTATTTCCACGTAACTGCCGTGGATGTAGCGGCAGATGATGGCACCGCTGCTGATTACATTTACAGCAATCTTGACTGGACCGGCAAAGTTTATGAAGCTGGACAAACTTATATCACAAAGACCTGGGGCACTGTTTCTACAAGTACGTTCCCGGCATTTACTTCGGTTACAAATAGTTTAAGATTTAGGGGATCTGCTTCTGCTTATTTGAGCAGAACTAATGGAACACCTAGCAGTACTAAAATTTTTACTTTAAGTTTTTGGTTAAAGCGTGGGAATTTGGGAACGCGTCAATCTTTATATACCGAAGCAGTTGTACCAACCAACAACGGCATATTAATGTACCTAACTACTTCTGATACCTTACAGTGTCAAGTCAATGTTAACGGCACTGCTTATGTGACGCAAACAAGCGCCGTTTTACGTGATCCATCTGCTTGGTATCATATAGTTTATACTCTTGATACAACTCAAACTTCGGCCACCGATAGAGTAGTTTGGTATATAAATGGCAAGGTTGCCTCACTAAAAACACTTCAATATCCTAGCCAAAATGATGATCCTAAGGTAAACGCATCTGGATATACTACTTGGATTGGAATCTATAATGACGTAGCCTCATATCTTCTTGATGGTTATCTATCAGAAGTATATATGATTGACGGACAAGCTCTGGGTCCAAATGAATTTGCTGCGATTGACTCACATGGTGTTTACAGTCCAATTAGCTATACTGGTACCTATGGTAACAATGGCTTTTATTTAAATTTTGCAGATAATTCGGCACTAACTACCTCCTCCAATGCAGGACTAGGCAAAGATACTTCGGGCAAGGGAAATTATTGGACTACAAATAATATTTCCATCACTTCGGGCATAACATATGATAGCATGATTGATGTTCCAGTAAATGCTGCAAGTGGAACGCGACCCAGTGGGAACTATGCGGTTTTGAATAGTGCTTATTCTAGTTACTATGGAAATCCTTCATCTGGTTCACCTAATAATGTAGAAGGAAATTTAGGAACTTATTATAAAAGGACAGTTTCAACCATAGCCTTACCTCCAATAACCGCAGGTTCAACTAAAAAAATATATTGGGAAATTAGAAGTGCTCAAAACGAAACGCATTCAAATGGTTATAGTTCAACTGCATATCCTAGATTTGGAATTGTTGCATTAGAACAAGGGGGTGCGAATGGCAGTGAAGGTGCTGGTTTTAATTTGTATTCATATTGGGATGCTCCTCCTGCAGCAGGCAATAATGTTGTATACCAAGTATTTGGTGGGTCACAGACAGTTCTTAGTGGGCAAACATATTATGTGGATGGCGATATCATTATGTTTGCGTATGATGCAGCAACCGGAAAATTATGGCATGGTCGCAATGGTGTTTGGTACAATTCTGGTGATCCGGTGACAGGAACTAATCCGGCTGCTACACTATCTTCGTCATATACCTACGCGCCATATATTGAGGGTACAGCTTATAATAATGCGTCATTGGTTACTAGAATTAATTTTGGTCAACTGCCGTTTAGAGGACCATTGGTTTCTGGCTCCGGAACTACCTATACCGGTACAGGTGCCGCGCCCACCGGATACGTCGCGCTCTGTATTCCAAACTTAACAGCACCAACAATAGGATAATTTAGCAATGGCATTAGCAAATACATATTTTAACACTGGAACCTATACCGCGAATGGATACTATCAGCGTATTGGTATACCAACCAAACGTGCGGCATATAATTTACAAGCGTCAAGATCACTGAGATTTCGGGCGAGTGCGTCTGCGTATTTGAATAGGACTTTTGGGACACCAACTAACGCAAATAAATGGACGTGGAGTGGCTGGGTAAAACGAGGCGTTTTTGGGTTTCAGTCATTATTTGGGGCAAACGATTTTAACGGGGGTGCGAATACTTCTACTCATCTTTTTTGGATGGGCAGTTCCTCAAGCGAAGTATTTACATTTCAATGGTATAACGGCGGGTATGTTTCAAGCGTAGCAACAGCAGCGGTTTATCGTGACCCGTCTGCTTGGTATCACCTAGTTTGTGCTTATGATTCAACACAAGCAACGGCAGCAAATCGTGTCATTTTGTATGTAAATGGTGTGCAACAAAGTGTTACGTCTTATTCCGGCGGTGCTGCAACATATCCTAGTCAAAATACATCTAGTTTTATTGATACCGCAACCGGCCATAGAATTGGTGGGTATTCTAATGGTTATTTCGACGGCTATCTCACCGAGATCAACTTCATTGACGGTCAAGCCCTAACTCCATCATCATTTGGTGAATATAATTCTGATAATATTTGGGTACCAAAAACATTTTCTGGTACTTATGGTAATAATGGATTTTATCTTCCATTTAGTGACAATTCAGCATTAACAACTGCTTCAAATGCAGGACTAGGCAAAGATTTCTCAGGCAATGCAAATTATTGGGTCACAAATAACATTTCTATTACTTCGGGCAGTACATATGACAGCATGATTGACGCACCAACTGATGCGGCAAGTGCTACTCAACCTGCTGGTAATTATGCAACTATAAATCCTATTAATTATTTAGGTATACCAGCTACCGCAGCTAACACAGTTGTAGATGGCAACCTTAATGCTACAATGGTAGTAGGTACATATTATAACGTTTGTGCTTCTTCTATCGCTCTTCCAAGATCAGGCAAATATTATTTTGAGGTCAAGTATGCCTCAGGAGGAACAAATGGTGCTTCAGTTGGAGTATTTTCTAATTCTTATGCAGGTACGATAGCCGGAGCAGGTTGTTTTGGTGTAGATTGGAACGCTAGTGCTCAATATGTTATGCATAATGGTACAAATAGCAGCAGTGCGGATGCTAATTGTCCAAGTGCTAGCGGTCAAACCATAGCGGTAGCAGTGGACATGACCGCAGGTCTAATATGGATAGGTTCTGATAGGGCATCGTCTGGAACTATTGCTTGGATGAACAGTGGTGCGCCGGGATCAGGCACCGGAGCACTAATTTCTATTTCGGGCGGTGGCGGACTTTATGCAGATTGGACCCTAGGTACTAGCGATTGGTATTTTGCATTTACTGGTGCTTATAGTGGTGGGCAAGTTATGCAAGCAAATTTTGGTCAAAGACCGTTCCTTAATACACCACCAACTGGTTTTTCAGCACTATGTACAGCAAACATCACTGCCCCGCCCGATGCTTCAAAATGGTTTAATGGAGCAGCACCAGATTTATTATGGATCAAGGATCGTACATCAACATATGGTCATGCAATAGTTGATAGTGTACGTGGGTTTGAAATGACTTTAAAATCTAATGCTTCTGATGCTGAAGTCAGCATTCCAGATGTATCGGATGTTAATAAATTTGGTATGACCGTAATTGGTGATACCAATTATCGAGTTAATAAATCCACTGACAAATATGTATATTGGGCTTGGAAAGGCGGCGGCACAGCAGTAACAAATAATGACGGAAACAGAACTGCATCAGTCAGCGCAAGCACAACTGCTGGTTTTAGCGTTGTAACTTACACATTTTCTACTTCTGCAACAAACACAATTGGGCACGGTCTTGGTGTTGCGCCATCCATGATTCTGATGAGAAACAGAACTCAAGCATACAACTGGGATGTTTACCATGTTTCGGTGGGGTATACGCAACGACTTATTTTGAACAGCACTAGTGCAGCAACCTCGGGTTATTGGGCTGCAACACCAACAAACACAGTATTTTCTGTAAGTGCTAGTGATGCTTTAGACAACGATAATATGGTCGCCTATTGCTTCGCCCCCATAGCCGGATATAGCGCATTTGGCAGTTACACCGGCAACGGCAGCGCAGATGGCCCGTTTGTGTATTGTGGTTTTATACCGCGTTGGATTTTAATTAAAAGAACAGACTCTACTGCTAATTGGTATTTGTATGACACATCAAGAGCACCATACAACACGACTAATGCATGGCTACAGCCAAACACAACTTCCGCTGAAAACTCAGCAACCACGTGGGAATTTGATTTGCTTTCCAGTGGATTTAAAGTTCGCAACAACGGTGCTTTTTCAAACGCATCAAGCGGAACTTACATTTACGCCGCATTTGCCGAAACCCCGTTTAACTACAGTCGCGCACGTTGATAAATTTGACGCGGTATCAGTAATCGTGCTAAATTATTAGCATGCGCGATGAAGACTTAATTAAACTATCCAAACTACGGATTGATCAACAAGCCAGTAAACTGGCACTGGCCGAACGTGTTGAGCAGCAATTGTTGGTCACTCATAATGGTGGTCTATTCAAAGCTACAACAGAATTGATCACTTTCCTCACCATTTGGACCGATCCCGTTTTATATTTGCGTGATAGCTACAATAATCCCATACGTGTTGATAGAGAACAATTGCTGATGGAATGCAAAGCCGCATATTGCGCAGCTATGAACGACTGGTATTGTGAATATGAACAAATTAAAAGTCAGCGACGACTTGGAGATCAGTAATGCCAACGCAGGGTGTGATTCTACATGCATTTGGCGCTGGAAGATTTGATTATTACGCCCTAGCAGATACCTGCGCACGTTTGGTGACTAAATTTTTGTCACTGCCCATTACATTGGTAACTGACCGTGATACTCAAAACAGTCTTTATGATCGTGTTATAGTTTGTGACAGCCAGTCCAATTACCAACGTTGGTTACGTAATAACGACGGCAACACTCAACAAACGATTAACTATACTTATCGTAATGATACTAGATCTCGCAGCCTTGAGTTCAGTCCTTACGATCGTACAATACTGTTAGACTCTGATTATTTGGTATTGAACAGTCAATTGCTGAAATATCTACAGGTTGATGCAGCTTTGCAATGTCCATGGCGTGCTTACGATGTCACCAACCGCAACAGTTATACTGGTTTTGCTAGGATCAAAAATACTATTGCACAGGCCTGGGCTACTGTTGTGATATTTGATAAAAGCTCAGCAGCTAAATCTATCTTTGCGCATTGGCGTATGATACAGGACAATTACGAATATTATCGCGAACTGTTGGGAACTAGGGAACATTTTAGAAATGACTATGCCCTTAGTCTAGCAGCCTACACTATGACGGGCTGCGCGCCCATTACTGAACAATTACCGCCCATGCACATGTTACCCGGTGACAGTTATATTGAAACAATTAGGCCTGACGGCACTGTCATTATCAACTGTGACGACAAGATCATAAAGTTGAGCAGGACCAATTTACATGTCATGAATAAATTGTGTTTACAAACACCCTGTATTCTAGAGGACATCGATGCCATCACAGCGTAAGTTTACTGCACAGCGGGGTTTCTTGACCTTTGCACAAAACAGCGAAACCGTTGATTACTTGGAATTATCACGGCAACAGGCTGCTAGTATTCGCATGTACATGAAGGACTGGCCCATAGCGTTAGTGGTAGATGAATCAACGGCTGCGCATCTAACTGATCGTGACCGTAAATTATTTGACCATATAATTACGTTGCGGCAAAATCTTGGCGTGTTTGCAAACGAAGCACAGGCATTTGCCCTAACACCATACAAAGAAACTATTAAGTTAGAATCAGATTTAGTACTGACTAGAAATATTTCACACTGGATGCCGGGATTTAGACATCACGACATACTGATGCCCAACAAAATTGTAAACTTTAGGAATGAAGTCGTGGTGGATCAAACTTATCGTGACTTTTTCCGGCAAAACAATTTACCCAACGTCTATACCGGTATATATTATTTTAGATATAGTGCGACTGCAAGTGAATTTTTTAATTTAGTTTGTTCCATATTCCGCAACTGGGATACCTTCAAAAACCACTGGCGGCATAGCCCGGACCAAGCCAGCACTGATGTGGTATTTGCCATCGCTGCCTTGTTATTTGGGCCAGAACGCTGTACTAATCCAGCACTAAGTTATCCCACCATGGTTCATATGAAGGGTGCAATAAATGGTCTAGCTGCGGATGCAGATTGGACTCAACATTTGTACAGCCAATTGAGCCAAACAGACTTAATTGTGGGATTTCATAAACAGTTTTACCCTTTTCATTTTTATCAAAAACATTGGAGACAAAATTATGGACAATGAGATCGAAGAGTTTTTACGTGGCATAGCTGACTTTGAAGCAAATAGACCCACAAATCCGCCGGTGATTAATCGCGTACTGTATAACAAAATGACTGGTGCTCTCGTCAAAAAAATCACCGAAGCGTATGAAAATACAGACGACAAATTGGGTTTATTGGATGTGGATCAAACCTATATTCATAATGAAAATCTCATGGATAATTTTTGTGTGAAGGCGGGCGCAATTTGTTTAAAAGAACGGCAAACATTAGACTACTCAAAAAAAGTTTTGATGTCTAGTGACACTGGCAAGTTTACTACAGCCAAAGACAATATGTTGTTTGTTGCAGCAGATGGCGATCGTTATGACCACAGAAAAAATTAATTTAGCTGATCTGGATGTTATTTTCCTGACTTATGATGAGCCCAACAAAGAAGCTAATTGGATCGCTATACAAAATATGGTGCCATGGGCTAGACGTGTTGATGGCGTGAAGGGATCTGATGCTGCACATAAAGCAGCGGCGGCAGCTAGTCAAAGCAATAGGTTCATACTAATTGATGGTGATAACATTCCTGATGTGGGGTTCTTTGATCTACAACTGGAATTAGATGACCTTAATCGAGACTGTGTGTTTAGGTGGAAGGCCCGCAACGCGATCAACGGACTTATGTATGGCAATGGTGGCATCAGTTGTTGGACCAAACACTTTGTCAATAATATGAGAACTCACGAAAACTCAGATGGCAGTGCAGAAACGCTGGTAGAATTTTGCTTCAATCCTCGATACATCGCTATGCATGACTGCTACAGTACCACTTATCCAAATCACAGTGCATTTCAGGCATGGCGTGCTGGATTTAGGGAGGGCGTGAAAATGTGCTTAGATCGTGGACGCAAGCCCAGTATTGAAGAATTCAACAGAGCAGTACATAAACGTAACTACGACAACCTATGTATTTGGCAAACTATTGGCGCTGACGTTGAATATGGGCAAAATGCTATAGAAGGTGCAAGGCTGGGCACGTGGCTTACTATGTTGGGTGACTGGGATTATACCAAGGTCCAGGACTTTGATGAACTTAAAAAAACCTGGGACTATTATAGTAACGATACTGATATTATAAAAATTACCCAGCAACTACAAACTAGGCTGGGATTGCCTATTATGGACCTAAGTGCCGAGCAAAGCAAATTTTTCAAACATCATTACAGAACACAATTCAAAAATAAAGGCATAATGACCTATGAGTCTAACTAATCCTGGCGACGAAGCCACGGAAAAAGATGGCAAATTAACCAGCAAGTTTCTATCTGATGCTGAGCGGGCAAAGGAAATGTTAGATGCGGTTAGCCCCAGCTTTTGTTTAGCCAAATGGCAACAGGTTAGTTTACATTTACCAACAGGCATGAACAATAGTTGCTATCATCCACCTTTACACCCTATACCTCTAGAGTTATTGGATAATAATCCCAGTGCATTACATAATACTCCACATAAGAAACAACAGAGAACGATGATGTTGAATGGTCAGCGACCAAAGGAATGTAGCTATTGCTGGGCGATTGAAGATGCTGGTAATATAAGTGATCGTCATTATCGCAGTGGCGAGCCCTGGGCCATCAAAGATTATGATTCCATCAAAGAATTGCATGGTCCGGAAGATGTGACGCCACGTTATGTGGAAGTAAACTTTAGCAACCTATGTAATTTGGAATGCAGCTATTGTAGCCCCCAGTTCAGTAGCAGTTGGATGACTCAAGCAGAGCAGTTTGGATCATATCCCACAGTACCAGCGCATAATGATCCCGGTTATTTTACTGGTGCTAGACGACCCATACCCATTAAAGAACATAATCCATACGTAGAAGCATTTTGGCGTTGGTGGCCTGAACTATATCCTCAGCTAGAGCATTTTAGAATGACTGGCGGCGAGCCACTCATGGATCTTAATACCTATCGTGTGTTTGATTACGTATTAGCTAATCCCAAACCTAATCTGCACTTGGACGTGACCAGTAACTTTAGCCAGGAGCCGCGTATCTTTAACAGATACATAGATTATGTTAGGCAGCTATGTGATGGCAACAATATTGAACATTTCATGCAGTATGTGAGCTTGGATAGTTGGGGCGCCCAAGCGGAATACGGCAGAGCTGGATTAAATTTCAAGTTACTTTGGAACAATGTGCAGCGATATCTACAGCAAGTGCCCCATAAAAATAGTTTAACTTTTATTATTACCATGAATACGCTGGCCTTGCCCAGCTTGCAACAACTATTGCAGAATATCTTGGACCTGCGATGCAAATATAGTCAGTCATATCAGCGAATATGGTTTGATACTCCATATCTGCGTCAACCCAGTTGGCAAAGTTTGAGAACCTTACCAGGTGCATACAGCGATTACATAAATCGCAGTATAGCATATATGCAGACCAACATGGAAACAGAAGCCACAAGATTTCATGGCTTCAAAGACTATGAAGTTCAGCGGCTAACAAGAGTGCGTGATTGGATGTTGGGTGCTCCTGAGCATGATGCGGCACAGGATCGCGCAAATTTTTATAGATTTTTCAGTGAATATGATCGTAGACATGGGATTGACTTCGTAACTTGGTTTCCGGAGTATAAAGAATTTTGGGATCAATGCAAATTTTATGCCAAGAATAAATAACGAAACAGATTTAGAATACAAGCAACGAGTACTAGATACTAAGAGCAACAGTTTTTGTGCTGCAAAATGGTATAATGCTACAATTTGGTTGGGTAGCGGTATGACCACAAGTTGTCATCACCCATTGCCACACAAAATTGATTTACATGCTCTAAGCAATGATCCGTCTGCGTTACATAACACGTCACAAAAAATGGCGGAACGGGCTCTGATGCAACGGGGATCTAGACCCAGTGGCTGTGAATACTGTTGGAAAATTGAAGATACAGGTAAAGATGTAGTAAGTGACAGGGTTTATAAAAGCCAAATTTACAGTGATGAGGAGTTAGATCGTGCCTTTAACAGTGCGGCAACACAAAGAATTAGCCCGATTACACTCGAAATCGCATTCGACAGAACCTGTCAATTTGCCTGCTCATACTGCAACCCGGCCTTTAGTACAAGTTGGGTCAGAGACATATCACAATTGGGTCCATACCAAAACTTGCAAAGTGATGGTCGCAATCATTTTACTCACGAGCATGCTAGCAGTCAGCTATACGATGTTAATGAAGTAAATCCCTATGTAGAAGCATTTTATGCTTGGTGGGAACGAGACCTCCAATACAGTCTGCGTGAATTACGTATAACTGGCGGTGAGCCATTAATGAGTCCGCATATCTGGCGTTTGTTAGAATGGTTTGAGTTAAATGGCAGTCATATTCAATTTGCCATTAACACTAACTTAGGCGCCAAACGTGATATCATAAACAGATTCATAAGTCACGCGAAACAAATACATAAACTTCAGGTCTATACCAGTTGTGAAGCCACTGGCACTATGGCCGAATACATTAGAGACGGATTGGTTTGGGAAGACTGGCAGTATAACTGTGAGCGTATTTGTGCAGAAGCTAAACCACAAGGGTTTCATATGATGTGTACCATTAATGCTTTATGTTTATGGGATTTGCCTGACTTTTTATATTGGTGCATGAATATGAAAGAACGTTATGGCAGAGACTTCCCCACCTTCACACTTAATATTCTGAGATTCCCCAGTTTTCAAAGTCCACTTGTCCTACCCAAAGAGATTTTGCTAGAACGAGCCCATGAACTATCACAGTGGTTGCAGCAAAATCGTAATTCTACATTATTACATCAAATGGAAATTAATCATATTGAACGTTTAGTAGAATATCTACGCACGGTAGACAGTCCACATACTGGTGCTAGCAGCAAAGAGCAGTTAGCGCGGGACTTTAAGAACTTTTACACTCAATATGACTCTAGACGCGGCAAGAATATGCGTAAAGTTTGGCCACAGCAATTATTAGACTGGGTTGACAGTATATGACTAGTGAAACCTTCTGCTGTTTACCCTTTATGCATTTGGCTACGCATCCAAATGGCGCAATCAGTCTATGTTGCGAAGCCAGCACCCAAGGTAAAACACTAAGCAATAACATAGAAGCACATAGACCCTATAAGTTAGCACAAGATAAACTGGTTGATGCAGTAAATAGTGAAAATTTTTGCCAGTATAGGCGCGAAATGATAGCTGGTCAATGGCCCAAGCCCTGTGTAACTTGTAAAAACAAAGAAGCACAGGGACAACAAAGTAAGAGGCAACGAGAGAATCGTCGCTGGCTGCCCATATTCAGTGAGCAAGAATTAATTAACAGATCAAATGCTGATGGTAAACTAAACAAAATTAATTTTGGTTTTATAGAATTACGTTTAGCTAACACCTGCAATAGTGCATGTATAACTTGTAATCCAATAAGTAGCAGTCGCTGGATACAGGATGCTGATGCATTACAAAAATGCTTGCCTTGGTATCAAAATTTTTATACAAGCGAAAACAATTGGACTAACAACCCTCAAATCTTTGATGAGATAGCAGAACATTGTTCTGAGCTTAAGGAAATTTATATCAATGGTGGCGAGCCTACACTGATACCACAGCATTATGCCTTATTAGATCGATTAGTAGGTAATAATAGCAGCAAAAATATTCGTTTACATTACAGTATAAATTGCACTAGATTGCCCAGCGAATTGGTTGATTTGTGGTTAAGATTTAAACAAGTAAACGTCAGTTGCAGCATTGATGAACTTGCTGAACGCAATAATTACATACGTTGGCCAACCGAATGGGGAACCGTTTTAAACACCATCAACAAATTGCGTCACCATGCTAATACTACTATAATTACTGGTATTACACAAACTGTTAGTATTTTTAATCAACATAGACTAACAGAGTTTGAATCGTTTGTTAAAAATATGTGGCCCAAAATGAATATCTATAAAAATTATTTAACTGAGCCTCATTATCTACAGGCTAATTTGCAGGACAACACCAAGTTTAGGGAATTTGTCAAAGCCATGGATCAAATACGACAAACAGATTTTGTCAAGACCTTTCCTGAATTGTCACACTTGTTAGATGAATAAACCACCACAAAACTTCTGTATGGCACCGTGGACTCATACTTATATTAGTCCACAGCATGAACGTCGTATGTGTTGCGCTAGTCGCGAACCAGCTCGCGGATTTAAACAATATATAGATACCGCAGAAGGCGACAATACCTATAGACCACAATCACTAGAAGAACACTGGAACAGCGAACACATGCGTAGTGTACGTCGTCGTATGCTAAGTGAGGAAGAACTGCCAGAATGTGAAGTATGTAATACCAAAATACTCAATACCAGCGTATATAGAAGTTACTTTAACCAACTTTTCCTACACAAATATCAGCAGGTATTGACCAGCACCGATACAACTGGTCATACCACAATGACACCAGTCAGCTGGGACTATAGATTCAGTAATCTATGCAACTTTAAATGCAGAATGTGTGGAGACATGTTAAGCAGTGCATGGGAAACAGAGAACCGTGAACAGGGCAAAACTGAAGCATGGATGCAGCCCGATATTAGGCGACAGATACAGCAATTTACTGATCAAGTTGTGATAAAAGAATTTGTTGAGGCAATAGAAAACAAAACTATTGAGGAAATTTATTGGGTCGGTGGTGAACCATTGATGTGGGATATACATTGGCATGCGATGAAACGTATTATTGAGTTGGGCTATGCTACGCGAGTCTATCCCAGGTACAATACCAATCTCAGCAGAGTAACCTATCAAAACCATAACCTGTTTGATTTGCTTAAACACTACAGAGACTGGCAGATATGTGCCAGTATAGATGCAACTGGAGACACCGGCGAATATATTAGGACAGGTCTTAACTACCAGCAATGGTTAGAAAACTTTGAACAGGGTGTGGCCATACAAAGAAATAACAGACAAATGCGTATTGACCTAACACTTACATTGCCGGGAATGTTTGATCTCGACAATATTGTGGCATTGGCTGACCGCTTACAAGTAGAAATCTTGACTAAGGTCTGCTTTGCATTTGATTCCGATATATTAATGAGCCCTATGTGTTTGCCCAGACCCTTGCTGAACAATTTATTGGATCGTCAGTTAAGTAAATTAACAAATAGTCGTCACAGAAGCCTAAAAGAAGTTTTGGAAAATATGTATCATCGCCCAGTCTTTGCAGAGCAGTGGCCTGAACAATATGCGGCTGCGGCACAGCGTGGTAAACAACGATTGTTAAAGTTGGAATCAATTAGACACTGCAATACAAATATGTCCAAGATCCTATCTGCGGATGCCGAAATACTGGCATGGTGGGAGTCTATCTAATGTATGATGTCTTTTATAAAACAATACCCACGGGATTGTTTGCCCACGAACGACCGGCTGACAATTTAGATCACGCCGCAGCACAATGCCGCACCAAGTTTTTTTGGTACTTGGATGGTGTAAATGATTACAGCGATTTTGACTGGCATTGGCAACCTGCGCCCTGGGAACAGGAATTTACTCATATATTTGGTACACAGTGGCAACGGGACGGTGGTGCTGTATTTAGAGCCAAAACTGTAAAAGAACCTATAGATCATTTTCAAACGGCATTTACAGCGCGCCGCAAACTCAGCAACAATGTTATTGATATTGGTGTTGGCACTGGCAACTATTTTGCAGACGTGGAACGTGCTACGAGTTCAGCAGAGTCCAGTCATGTTTGGATCAAACACGATATGATCGATTGTGATCAATTTGATTTCAGTTGGCATCCCGACCATTACCAGGACAACTTGATGCACATTTTTGGCAGTCGTGATGACGTGCCTGGCAGTTTACTTTATTTGCCGGTTAAAGACTTTTGTGCATACACAGAGCAATGCCGTCAGCACCCCACAGATTCCGCTCCACAATTAGTAGATTTCGCACGAATTCGACGCCATACCAGCGCAAAATTGCAGGAAAAACCCCTGGATATCATCTATATCAGCAACGGGGAACCTGATGCAGAGCAGTGGTACAGACATGCTGTAAATATAGCTCACAGGCCCATTCATAGGGTCATGAATGTACCCGGCAGGGCGGAAGCATACAAGGCAGCAGCACGAATGAGCACTACTGACTGGTTCTTTACGGTGTTCGCCAAATTGTCAGTAAGTGCTAACTTTCCCTGGGACTGGCAACCCGATCGCACCGAGCGTGAGCAGCATTACATATTCCACGCCAAAAACCCCGTCAATGGGCTTGAGTATGGGCACATGGCCCTGCTGGCCTATAATAAGCGCCTAGTACTTGAAACCAACGACTGGGGCTTAGACTTTACCCTGAGCAGGCCACATTGCGTAGTGCCTATATTCAGTGGGACCGCATACTTTAACGCAGATCCTTTCATGACTTGGCGCACCGCATTTCGTGAAGTGCTGAAATTAGTTCATACTGATCGCACTGCGCCCACTATTCCCAACCTGTATAGATTGCAGACATGGCTCAATACCGCACAAGGACCCAATGCGGAATATTGTTTGGCTGGCGCCAAAGATGCTGTAGCTTATTACGACGAAGTTGGTGGTGACCTGCCCAAGTTATTATTAAGCTTTGAATGGCCCTGGCTTAGGGCTCGGTTTGAAGAAACTTGCAAATTTTAGAAGCCACTTCTTCTACTTCGGTATCTGTAAGTTCAGGATATATTGGTAAACTTAAACAAGTTTTGCAATGTTCATCTGCCATGGGATATTCGTGTGGTGCAGAATATACATTTAGATCGTAGGCTGGTAGTGGTATTTCATAGGTCAACTTTGTTTCAATTGAACAAGTGGCAAGGAAGTTTTGCAAGGTGTATCTGCGAGGAGTATGTATCACATACTTACTATAAGCAGGAGTAATCCTGTTATCATATTGCATAGTTTGCACTACAGGACTTAAAATACTGTCATAATATGCTGCAATATCCCGTCTGCGTTCCTGCCACTTTTCAAAGTAGTTATATTTGATCAGCATCTGTGCACAGTCAACTTCGCTCATCCTACTATTAGTGCCAGATTCTATATGAGAACCTGCGATTCCATGTTTATGCATACTGCCTACATCCAGTGCTAATTCAAAGTCATCCGTAAGCACCATACCACCATTGCCATAATTATTGAAATTTTTCGTAGGATCAAAACTTAAACAGCTGATGGTACCCAAACTGCCGCTGGGTCTATTTTTAAAACTAGCGCCAAAGCTTTGGGCAGCATCTTCTATTATGGGAATATCATTACCAAAAAACTTTGTTACCAGTTGAAGCTTTTCATAGTCTAATATATTACCATAGAGATTTACATACAGTACGATATCAATTTGTTTAGGGTCCTGAATTTTGTCCAGATCCAACAAACCATTGGCATCAATATCGCAAAACACAGGTCTACAACCGGCTTCATATACTGCATTAAGTGTTGCTATAAAACTAACCGTAGGAACCAATACACGCGGAATGTCTACAGGCCTTCTATTCTTTAAAGCTCTTAGCGCAAATATTAGTGCTTCAGTGCCACTGTGTACCGGTATGGCATGTGACCTACCGCAATGCCACTTCATTCTGGAGACAAAACGTGGAGAACTTCCGCTGTCCATCAACATGCCGGATTTCAATACCGCGTCTGTGACCGACAATATTTCTTCGCGTATTCGACTATACTGGCGCGCTATGCCATAAAGAGGTATTTTGTAAGTACCATTCATAGTATCGTTTAAATCCTTCTTCCACGTTGATCTGTGGATTAAATTCAAAATCACTTTTTGCTTGTTGGATATTTAAATTTCCTCTACTGGGGTAATTGCCGTCACGATCCAACACATGAATATTTCCGCGACCCACAATATCCACAATCAGCTTTGCCGCTGACAATAAGGTGTGCTGCCTGCAATCACTGCGAGTAATATTGTAGATCTTGCCTGCGGTATTTGTTGATAACGCAGCCTGTACTATGCCACTAGCAGTATCATCCACATGTGTAAAGTCCAATACCTCGCTGGAACCGTGTACCTTAATGGTTTCGTCGCGCAGTGCAGAAACTATGAACTTACTTACTACACGGTCTTCCACGTCATATTCACCATAGACCGCACTGGGCCTAATAATCACGTATTCCATGCCGGTTCTGCGGCTGTAATCCTTTACCAATTGCTCACCAGCATATTTGAGTATTGCATATTGACCCTGCGGTCTACAGGTGTCAGACTCGGTAACTCCACTGGTAAAGTCACCATATACCATGCTGCTACTAATATAGACAAAACGTTTTACCTTATGCCTAGCAGCGTGTTCAAGCAAGTTTATTAGTCCAGATATCATTACTTCCGAAGCATATACAGGATTAATGGCCACAGCTCTTTGCCTAGGAAAACCTGCTAAATGTATTACGGTGTCAGCCGTGGCTCTACAGTAAGCTACATCAATCAATTTGGTATCAGTAATGTTAAATGCTATGGACTTTGAATTAGTCTTTTTTTCACGTAACTGCATTACCGCATTTAATTGATTTCTTGGCAAAATATCGTAATCTGTCCTATTGTCCACGTCATAAACTGTATGACCCTGATCCAATAGTAATTTAACTACATTATGTCCAATAAATCCCATACCGCCTGTAGTTAAGAAATTCATGTGTCTGTACCCCAACGCAATAGATAGTAAGTATAATCTTCTGCATTTAATGATCCTGTGACCGCTACGTGATTTCTATAATCATGCATTTGAAAGCATACATGAATTTTAGGTTCTCCTATCACATGCTGCATAACCCAAGTACCCTTTTCAGTTTGTTGCCATTCTGATATGGGAAATGCAGCATAGACATAAGGATCCTCCACATCGCCCATGGTAAATTTGTGTAAAACTATATTATCAACCTGTTGAACTAAATGGTCAGCGGAAATATGCCAGCTATAACTTGAGCACATGCTTTAGCAATCTCCTGATGTTCCTTTTGCGTCCCATTAGCCTGTCGTAATTCAATATAGTGAATAAATGAGCGCAGTGTACCACTCATATACATGCGTGATACCGTTAGACCTTCTGGCAATACTGCACGAGCTTGTTCCTTTGCAATACCTTGACTGATTGCCCAAGCATAGGTTTCACGTGCCTTAGCTATCATGTCATGTTGTAGATCCTGCCATTTATCTGCTATTGTTTGAGCTTGTGCATCCGACAAATCCATATCAATACTATTTTGTCTATTTTTATTGTCTTGTAAACGTGCTTCACGTGTGACAAAATCCAGATCTCGTGTGGGATCTGCATAGCGTTGGCTAAACTCCTGGAAGCTGAAACTACGATGGCGCAATATTTGACGTGCGATATCACGAGTTGTTTCTATTTCCACACATGCACTGACCATTTCCAGTGGTGACCAGTGTTTATTTTTGATCAGATAACGAATTAGTCGTTCGCTGGTTTCAGTGTTGAACTGGTTACTGGGGTTACTAACTCGCGCACAATATGCTACTAGATCCATAGCATCTAGTATGTTTTGATCACGGAATTCGGGGGTGGGTTGGCTGTAGCTTACTAGCTTTACTTTCATAATAGTCTCCTTGGTAATATTATAGACTTTTATGTCTACAAGATCAACTTTTAAGGAACCTTTTTGAGCAAACGTTTTGTGGTTGGGCTCACAGTAGCTATAATCTTTTCTTTAAGTACATGGAAGTCAACGTCACTGATAACATTATTGAGACTAGTTAATCTATCATTTAATCTAGTTTCTATTTGTTCAGGATTCATACCTTCTTCTAGCATTTCCTGAATGTTTACAGTGACTTGACTGCCATCTACAAAATTAATAATTACTGTTTCCAGTAGTTCTACTGGAATTTCTTTTTTATCAACTTCTTTAAGAATGTTGTCCCAGTCCGCAAGTACGATTGCATCAAGCCGTAGTGATCGTTTTTTCTTCTTGCGAGCTGGCATTTGACTTTGACATTTCTTGGGCTTCTTTTTCTAAACGACGAGCTTCTTCGGTCAACATCTTTGCTTCTGCTCGCATTTTCTTGGCCTGTTCTATACGTTGTTTCGCCAACTGCGTGTTGTCTAAAACATCGGTTGCTGCGGTATTGGGTTCTGGCTTAATGGTTGCTGTTTTAGCCTGTGGCTTGGTTTTATCACGCATGCCCATTTGAGAATCTAATTCTGCCAACTTCTTAACTGCTTCTTCACCTTCATTCATTTTCTTTAGAAGATTGTTTAATTCGTCCAGTCGCACATTGCTAGTGGGAGTAGGCGTAATAATAACTTGGTTTGTGGGAACCTTTTTAATCCAGCCTTCTGAATGCAGTGTAGTAAGCATATTGCGTCCATCCTTCATAAGGCTGCGATGTAGAACTTCATTTAGTTCTTTAGCAGATTGCCCCTGAGGACTTTCTAATACCATTATAAGATCGTCATGATATTGACGCGGTAATGTTTCTGTATATGTGACTAGACACATATCGTCCACACCGGGAATAGTGGTCCATAACACAATAACCTTCTTGCTGTTATGTTTACCTACATGTTTAACGAAGTTCATAAATTTTCCTTTATTAATTGGTTTCAGCTGGTGCTTCTGGCTGAGCAGCGGTCTCGGGTTCGTTTTTGGCACCGCTTTGTTTTAAGAATGCCATGGTTTTGTCATATAAAGCACCTACTCCAGCTAGTTCTTCCGCTCTGAAAGCACCACGCTGAGTACATACTTCTACGATTTGGCAGAACGCCTTGAGATCTGCAAGATTGAGACTTACAGCGTCTACTTCCGTAGTTGAAGTAGACGTAACAGTATTATTAGTTTGATCCATGTTTTTTCCTTTCACATTTATTTAATGTGATTGGCTGGATCAAAAATTTTTATTTTGAAAAGGTACCTAAACTCAAACCAAATAGTGTAGCTTCTTCGGCTAGTTCAAATCCTATGGTAAAACGATTACTGGTAATTGAACCTATCAAATCGCTGGCCGCAATATTTCTTTTACCACAATAGAATCTACCCTGTAGATTTTCATATATCCAATCAACAACAGAGTCTATGTGGTCAGAGTTCAACTGAATAGTGACAAAATAAGGAGGGCAGTAAGCCACCCTCCTTAAATTGTAGGCGTTCAGCGGATTGATGTTGCTGTCTAACATTACCCTTTGAGATCGGCCGCTTGGTCGTAATGCGCAGTTTGTCCAAACGGTGCAACAATCTTGTCATTGCCATGAACGACAAAGATGGTGTCACAATAATCAGGATCTCCCCAGGAACCGCAGGGATAGCCATCAGTGAAAAAAACTAGTTTCTTGGGCTCAATGCCTTGCTCTTTCAAGTGATCCCAAACACACTCAAACATCGTGCCACCGCCACCATGCGGCTGATACGTGCCAATATCTTCCCCACTATCGCTGGTAAAGACCTGCGGGTTATACACAGTCGTATCAAAACTGAGAACATGCAAACGGTATTCTTCAAACTGATCCGTGATGCCTTTGATCTCAGTCAAAAAGTCACGAGCCTGTTCGCTACTAATACTACCGCTCATGTCAATTGCAACACAGATGTCAATTTGCTCACCCGGCTTCATACCCGGCAACACTGCATCCATGTGCCAGCCCCTGCGGCTGGGACGCGCCCAGGTGAAGTCACTCTTAAGTGTAGCTTGGATCTGTTGACGAATAAGCTCACGCCAGTTCATCTTAGGATTAGTCATAGAGTCAATCATGCGTTTGACTCCTGACGGCAAGTTACCAGCACCCACAGCCTGCGCAGCCTGCAACACCGCAGCCTTCATTTCGTCCTTGATCTGCTGACGTTCTTCGGCACTAAGTTTGGGACGACCCTTGCCTTTCTTATCACCGTTGCCTTCGCTGTCACCTGAACCTTCGCCATCATCGTCATCATCCAAGTGCTCATCCAGTATCTGATCCATGAGCTGATCCATATCAATCTTCTCAGCATTTTCGTAGAGCAGATCATAAACTTCTTCCCAGCTCATGCCATCATATTTTGCATCATACAAAATAGGCACTTTGGTGATACGTTCGCCTACCCGCTGTTTAATCAGGTCTGCGTTAACGACATAATCCTGTGCCGCATTGCTAAGACGCGGATCGTGACGTTCGGTGCGACGACCCAAGTGGTCATAAACACAATGCAGGAGCTCATGCCCAAACAAGAATTCTACTTCTTTTTGGCTCAGCATGTTGACGAACTCAGTATTGTAATAGAAATTACGTCCATCTGTAGCCGCAGTAGGACACCATTCGTCAGCATTGACCAAAATTAAACGAGTAGCCAAGTTACCATAAAACGGTGACTTGAGCAACAGTGCGATACGCGCAGTGATCAGCTTCTCAACGACCTTAGCATCCAGTTTAGGATCTGTAGGTTTTACGCGAGCTTGCCGCGCTTGTTTAGTGGTAGTAACGCCTTGTGCCATGTGTCAGTCTCCTAGTTAATGTCGCTATTATACGTTGGTTTGGACTCAAAGTCAATTGAAACGTTGTCTGCAAAATCAAGCAATTATAAGTCATTGATTATTACACAAAAAACACGGGGGAGTTTTTAGGCTCCCCCGCTGATAACGGAAAGTTGACTAGGACATCCCGTTAAACACTTGCCGCTGCTACGACGTAGCGGCCAAATCTCTTGTGAAACTCTGCAAAATTGCTCAGCTTGCCCGGAGTAATAGGCAGGTTATAGGTAGTGATTGCAGTGCGAGCACCCAGCACCACCAGCTCAGTGCTGAAGTTTGCCATCATATACTCAAAGAAATTATCCACCATTTTATGCCAAGCATCAAGCTTGCCATTAGCCTTGTCGTGCACATCTTTGAGCTCGTAGCACATGCTAATTGTCAGCGAATACATTGCGCTGATTTCTTTGATCTTGAGATCTTTAACCTTACCCTGCAGGATTTCCACCGGGTTAGGCAGTTGGCTGCTGATCTTGCGATGTGCCATGAACTTGCGAGCAAGACCTTCGCCTACTGCACCAGAGATCAGATTCATCAGCGTATCATTGTCCACGCTTTCGTCTGCAACCAATTCGCTAACAAAACTCCAGCTTCGCGGAGTAGCGAATGAACGGCTGGAGCTCTTGGGATCAAAGTCAAACAGGTCCTGTTTAGCAAAGCCCAGGTAGCCGATAACGTCCTTGTGGATCGTGTTCAGGATTGCCCACTCTTCCCAGCTTTCGTGATCCACGCGCATTTCCAAGTGGACGAAACGGTTAGCCAAGGGGCTGGGCATGCGATACACCACACCCTTGTCGCTGTCACGATTGCCAGCAGCAACGATCACCACATTGTCAGGCAAAACATACTTGCCAACGCGACGATTAAGCACCAGCTGATAACCTGCTGCCTGAATCGCAGGCGCAGCGGAATTCATTTCGTCCAGGAACAGAACGATAATGGGATACTGCGACGCAAGTTCAGCGTCCGGCAGTTCAATGGGCGGAGCCCAGTCCATAACGCCTTTGTCTTTGTTGAAGAAGGGGATACCACGCAAGTCAGTAGGCTCCATAGTAGCCATGCGCAGGTCAATCATGTGACCGCCCATCTCGCGAGTAATTTCAGCGATCATATCGCTCTTGCCAATTCCGGGCGGACCCCAGAGGAAAACCGGGCGTTTGGATTTGAAGCAGCGAATCAGTGCCCGCTTGGCAGCGCGGCTGGTAACAGTAAGATTTTGTGAAGCAGTGCTCATTTATTTCTCCTAGTAAGAGTTAGTTAACGTATTACAGAAACGATTATATGCTAGTTTGCGCAGAATGTCAACCGCTTTTTTCAAATTATTGAACAGTGGCGGGCATGGCATGCGTTGCGCGACGATCCATGCTAGTGAAAATTTCCAAATCTTCAGCACTAAGCACAAAAGCTTTGGTGCTTTGATCCATGAGCTCCTGCAGAGCCTCCATGAGTTCTTCCGGGAAAGCATTAGGATCCATGTTATACACGCTCCAGCATGCTAGCAGACACGCGCCAACGCCCAGTGCCCGTGTTCACGATCACGTTCTTGCGACCCACCTTTTCCACACGACCCTGGATCACATTACCACTGCGGCTGTTGGTGAACTTAACCTGCGTACCAATTACCATGCTGCCTACGTTACGGCGCGTGATTTGTGCTCGCACGAATTGCACGACTTGGCTAATAGTGTTGAGCTCATCGTTAGTAAAGTTACCTGCCAGGATTGCACTGCGAACATCATGAACAGTTTTCATTTACGGCTCCTTGTTGTTAACTATACCACTATTATACAGTTATTGATCAAAATGTCAACCAAAATGAAATCTTAAAATTCAAGCACTTACCGTCACTGCATCCAGTGGCGGCATATAATGCGGTTGCTCTGCAGCCATGAGTTGTTCTAAAGCATTGAAATCACTGTGTTTATCGCGCACCAGGGCCAACACGCTGTCCTGATGCAGAACCGTGCAGTGCATGCCTAAAAGCGAATCGTGAGCTATTTGGAACGGGCTAGCAGACACCGCAGGATCCCAATCGCTGAATGCAGGGCCGCGAAACTCAACCCAGCTGCGCTCGCCAGAGTACCAAGCCTGTATCATACCCGCTGCACCGCCACGCGGCATGTAAAGAAGTATGGTGTTGCGATCCAGTTTCATACCGCTATTATACGACTTGGTTCACCAAATGTCAATATCTATCCATGTAAGGTTTGTCATGACCATTTCAGCACAAACCAATCTCTGTCAGCGGCATCACGGAACCAAAAGTGGTGATCGTCCCACCACCAACGCATACGTAGTCCCCACCTACCGGGGCCAAATGAATCCTGACACCACTGCACCATTGCGGCTTTGTTTCCCTCACCATACGCGAATGGCGTGACGAGGAAATAGGGTATGCCCCAGATTTCGCCAGTGTTGTTTATTAGTTCGGCACGTGGCATATAGGGTGTAAAAATGTATGATTGCCCTGAGGTAATGGTGCCGCCATATTTTGCCGTTAGTTTTGCCAACGCAGCAAGTACCAAGTATAATGTGATTCCTCGCGGAAGTAAAGATGGCCGCGATGACGCCACCATGTACCACCTTTAACCGGTAGTCCAAATGCTGTGCGACACCATTGCATCCTAGCCCAGGCCTCGGGCATTTTAGCTTTGTAAACCATCACCGCCACCTCAACACAAACCACTCAAGATCTTCTTTGCGACTGAACGCTATTTCACCAAACCGAATATTGTCGGTCCAGCGAGTCTCAGCAGTCCAGGGCCGCCAACCCGGTGCACCAAATGTATGGTAGCACCATTCACCAATCGCGTCAAGATCGGCATCCTTTAGATCCTTTAGGCCAAAGGCGGCCACATAACTCCTGGTGCGCCCTGGTATTATGGGTTCGGTATAGGTATGGATAAACATCACATCCACTTCAGCGCAAACCAACTGGCATCAGCAGCCAGTTCAAAGTACCAGAGATTCCCGGCCCCGTCCCAATAAAATCTACCAGGACTCTCCTGCCATTGGCACCAATGTTTGATTTCCGGTGCGCGCCAGCGTTGTCGCGTATGTTTGGGTAGATCCACCACATGCCATGTGGCCAGGCGAGCTCGTTTGCTTTTGTTCCAGTGTTTCATGGTTCACATCCACCTCAGTGCAAACAGTGTAGCTAATTTTTCATCAGTAATATCGAACAAATATCCTGCATAGTCGTTGGGGTCTACGTAGTATCGGCAGGCCCAACCCTTCCCGGCCATTCCTATCCGGCTACCGGTATTATTTATTGGCCCAACGTATTTTTCAAGCCATTCTACCATGCCTTCAATATCTTCATTTTGCGTATGTATTTTCACACCCACCTCAGAACAAACCAATCGTGATTGGATTTGACTTGGAACACATATCCACCAGACCCCATTTGCAGCATAAAGTATTCGACATCAGTTTGCTTCATCCACTGCTCAACTTCGACAAAATCTTGGGAGTTTGGACAATGATAGATTCCCGGAAATCGTGTACGTTTAACTTTCATAGCCATTTCAATATAAACATAGTAGCGTGGGCGCTATCCTTAAAATAAAAATCCAGTGTTCCACGACGCTCAACTATGTTCCATTGATTATATAACAAACCTACATTTTCGGTCAACCATCCACGTATTTCATAATACTGCTGGATATCTGGAAAATTGATTCGGTGCGGCCAAATATCTTTTTTCAAACGTCTCATGACCATCTCAGGGCAAAGAGCAAGTAATCCTGCTGATCCTTGAAAGCAAAAAACACATAGTCACCGCCACCCATCTCATCCATATGCCAACGTTGACTCCACTGATTCCATGATACTCTGTGTGATTCTGATCTGAATTTTCCCTGACAGTTTGCCCGGCACCAGTCATCAATTTCGTCGGCTCCGTACCTGACTCCACCGGGACCATAATCACTAATCAGACGGTAAGCATAGTGGTGCTGGGATTCGATGCAGTGAACGTAGGCATAGCCTTGATACCAATTGGTGATGTCACTGGCGCGGCGTACGATGTCGGGATCATACCAACGATGATACTGCGCCCAGTTTTCGCAGTGGTGTCGTCTAAGGAAACGCTGGTCCCGCCATTCTCGATACCGTTGTCGTATCAGTTTGATGGGATTTTTCATAGCCACCTCAACACAAACCACTCAGCATCTTCACTGCGTTCAAATTTCACCGCATGTTGGAAATTGTGGATATAAAATTCCCCACCATCATGCTGGCAAAGCCATGTATATTGTTCGTCGGTCAATGATTCATTCAAACGAATATTGATCCAATGCAAACTCGGAGACGCATAGTCTCGATGATGTTTCATGACCACCTCAGTGCAAACAACATGGCATCAGCGTCCGAGCGGAAAAATCCCGTGAGTTTACGGCCAACATACAGACGAATATCATATTCACCCTGGAGATTTTTCTGGCACCACGCATCATAGATGTTCTGCCCAGCTAGCCAACTAAGAGGCGCAGGAACCGTCACAGTGTGAAATCCCTGCGCCAACAGTTTCTCCCGGTTCTCAAATACGCGGATGCCCATGCTGTTTACCCATGTTTCAAGAGATACTGGTTTGAAACCGCTTTCCAATGTGCTTGGCTGTCCAGAGCCTTGAACACCAGACCCTCGCGCAGTTTGTTGTAATTCAACTCACTATTGCCATCAGCATATTCCAGGACCTGGTCAACCGAACAATTCCCAAGTGTCGCGCAGATATTGATCACGGGCACATGTTTGAGTCCCAAATGATCCACAAGTTCCTGGCGATCCCTGGGGCTAATATACTGACCCTTAACCACATCGTAGATGCTGTAAACATAAAAGTCCTGACCCTTTATGCCATAGTGATTGCCCTGCACACCTTCGCCAATCAACTCACCCTGGATGGCGATGTTGTCCAGTCCCAGCGCCTGCATCCGTGCTTCAATGTCATACTTGCGAGCCTGGGCCCAAAGAGTATTACCTTCAGTTTCTTTGAGGTTGAGATTGCGGCTGCACACCAGGAACTCACCATCAATTATGGCTGCGGTCATGCTAGAACCTTCCAGCTTTTCCGTGACTTCATAGTCCAGTTCTTTGAGCTGGGGCCATTCGCTGACGAGGTTCTGGATACGTTCTTCATCAGTTTTAGGCACAGCACTGGGCCACGCGCCCTTGACCACACCCGCTAACTGTGCGGGAACGGGCGGCTCATATTTGATGATGCCCAACCGTTCCGACACATCCATGCCAACAAAGTATTCCATGAGGCCTGCCACAGACAGTGGTAATATCAGATCCTGGCTCAGCTGTTTACGCAGACGCACAGTGCGAAGTCGTTCACCACTAATGCCTTCAAACTCGCTGGGCTCTCGGCCCTTGCTGAGGAACGGTGCCAAAGCATGGGGAATCCAGCTGTCTACTTCACAGTAGATCACTGGGTCACCCACTTTGAATTCGCCTTTCTTTACCACCACAGTCCAACCATCCACCACCGCGCATTCAATGGCGTCAGCATCGGGGATGGCACGGATTTCTGCGATACATCTGATCGTTGCTAATTTTCTCATGTTATTCCTCAACTTTTGTGATGCGGACTTCAACCGTGACGTCAAAATTATCCTTTAGATCGTCCAATTCCAACAGGCCACAGCGAGTGCAGCGTGGACCGTATTCTGCGCTGTAGAGCCCGTTGGCGACATCATGGTCTGAGCAGCTGGTTCTGCTGTGCGGCACCAACTCTAACAGTGTGTCACGATGTTTGAGCACCAGATCAAGACGCTGTTGCCGTTCTGCCAACCTGGCCTGTCTGGCTTCTTCGGCCCTGCGCTTGAGTTCATCCTGCAATTCTTTGTCGGTTACTTTGGTGAGATCCATGTTTCTCTCCTTATCACGTTCAAACAATCCAGATTCTGGTGTGGGATATGTATACCAGGGGCCATACATGCGCTGGAACTCCTGGGCCCAACGCCATTGTTCACGACGACCAGCTTCGTTGCGCGAAAATTGCAGCATGTGATTCCATTTGGGGAATCCATGATATCGGCCATTAAGCTTTACGTATTTCATATGGCATATTATATGCAAAATACACCAAAATGTCAATATCAACTACGTATAAAGAAGCCCGTGGAATCAATAGGTTAGCAGATCTAGTGCGAACATCTTAAAGCAAACATCATGGCGTCGTCTGCTGATTCAAAACACCAAACTAGCTGGTCACTGGTTACGTAATTGATCATTTCACCAGACAAATTGTCCTCGCACCAATCCAATAGGGCAAATAGGTCATTAGTGTGGAAAAGCATTTTGGTCCTAACCTGATGCTGGGACTCAAATAAATCATTAATTTTGCTCATTGTATATCACGCCCCAAACAGCAACGTCAACATCAGGAAGCATCGTTCAGCAGAATCGCGGCTACGATAACGCCACTTACAGCCCAACGCACCACTTTTGTTACGGTCAGGATCACAAATGTCGCGAGCCTGTTCCTTCTGTTCTTTAGTTAAACTGTCGCGCAGATGGGGATAAGAGAGATTTTTGATCTCGTAGCAGGGGCGGCGTATTCCACCGTTGCCCGGGCCGCGTCGTTTGACCTCTACCAGTTCAAAGAGTTTATTACGTTGCAGGACGCGATTCATGTTAGTTACAGCGGATACCGTGACCCTGATCATCCAGGATCTGCCGCACAGAACCATCACTGCCGGCGATGAATTTGAAACCTTCCATGCAGCGTATATCAGTGTTGGACTGCTGGCTCACACTGCCCAAGCTTGACATTGGAACCATGCGACGCTCCACACTTATAGGTTGGCCAAAGATCGCGGGCAATGCGATAGCGGAAATGATGCCAACAATCGTAATTACTATCATGAGTTCAATCAAAGTAAATCCCTGCTGTCGCATGTTATTCTCCTGGTTCATATTTCTTTTTGAGTTTGAGATACAATTGGTATTCGGCCTTTTCTTCCGCTTGTTTCTGCTTCAGATGATCACGTTCCATGGCCTGTTGGACATATAGCTTCAAATCACCGCCCTGCAGACCTTTTTTGCGATAACCTTCGGCGGCGTGTCTAGCTTCAGTGCTATAGCAATCCCACCGAACATCTTTGATACCGGCGCTTTCACATATTGCAGCCCACTCATCCATGTCATCATACCATCTTGAAATACCGTCACTCATTGTTATTCCCGTGTTAAACTAGGTAGAGCCACAATACAAAAACTGGAAACCCGGCAAACACCATACCCAAAAACGCTCTAAGGGCTAGCAATGCATCATTGGTTACTACCCCTGCCAATCCGGTTATGCAGCCTATTACTAAGATGCTGAATCCCAGTGCTTCCAGTATTTGTTTCATTATTTGCCCATCATCAGCGCGTTGAAGTTGGCGGGAACAACAATGGTCTGCACCTTGCCGTTCTTGATACCTTCACTAATATTTAAGGCGGCCTGAGCCTGCATGAACTGGATACTTTGGCTGCTTTGATTTGCCAAGGCATTCATACGACGTGCTTCAGCTTCCGCTGTTTTTACCTCAACTTCTTTGCGTTGCAGTTCGTTTTTGGCCTTGACCAGCTCATTGGCACTGGCCACCACGGTGTCAGCAGGCAGGATGTTCTTGATCAAGACCTGGCTCACAGTTACTACACCATCCAGTTTTTCGTCACGTAGACTGTGCTGGATATGTGTTTTCACGCTTTCTTCCATGTCCTGACGATGATCATTCATGGTCAGTGCTTCATATTCACGCGCACTCTTGTATACTGCGTTCTTGGCCACTTGCTGGATGTAGTTATACATCAAGTAGATTTCGCCATGTTCCTGGGCATGGAAGCCGCGATTCATGGAACCATAAATTTCGCTGACCTGTTGTGGATTGATGTTGTAGACCACGACCAAGTCAAAGTCCTTCATGGTGCTGTTATCTTTGGCCACGGGATGCAGATCATCCACAGCCGCATTCACGTTCTTGACCGGGAACATGAGCACATCCCCAATCAAGGTCTGATTGAACGAACCCGGCATCAATTCGCCTGGCTGGATCTGTTTGTCCCAGCCAATACGCACACCCACATCACCTGTTTGAACACGAGTGCAACCCGAAGCCAAAACTACCAACGCTGCCACTGCAAAAAGCTTTTTCATTTGTTGCTCCTTAGAATAGAATTACGATTGCCATTAAAAACCCAGTTGCCAACACCGCACACAGAATACTATATGCGGCCACTTTAGTCAACCGCCATCGCTCCAACTGATTCAGTGCGCGATAACCGTTGATGCTGCAATAGAAAATCAAAAATACAATCAAAAACGACAAAAACATGCGAATCATACCGCCTCCTTTATTTTACCAACTCCACCAAAACACAATCCTCGATCCATCTAGATCATCAATGGGAAGATTTTCAAGGCACATCTTGCGAATAGCAGTGACCAAATGTCTGGGCCATTTCATGTCACTGTGTTCATAGGTTCCACGTTTGGCAAACTTTTCTGCCAGTTCATACAGATAATCCCATTCTTCATCGTTGTCTGGATACGGGAAATAAACTACTTGGTAACTATCATTGTGTAGGTTTTCACCAAACAGTTCGGTATAAACGTGCCAGTAATTTCTATAGTCTCGACTTTCCAATGCTCCAACCCATTTGCCGTCTTTGAAATAGCCACCGTGTAAATCCGTCAGTGGTTCGATACCATCCTGGATCAACAGTTTATTTAGGTTTTTCAATATGATGGGACCAACATCTTTGATCCAATCATAGGTTGTGATTGTTTTGGATTTCATATTATTCCGCAAACTGTTCTCTCAAAAATACTTCGGGATCATCCTCGCCAGTTTCTTCATCATACCAACTGCACCAGTCGGCATTGCCCTCGCCGTCAAAGTTGGTATCCCACATTTCCAGTCCACCCGCATTGCAGTAATCGGGCTTGATGTTGTTGTCAAACTGGAATGCATCATAGCGAGCTAATACCGCCATGATTTTAACGCCTTCGGCCACAGTGTCAACCCCCACGTGGAAAGGCTTGCCAGGTACTTGTGGGATCCACCATACTCGTAATCGTGTATTCATTGTGACCATTTCCTCTTCAAAAGATAAGCGGTTAGATTTGGGCCTTGGGCTCGAATCAGATTGTGTGGTGACCTAAAATCTACCTCGGGTTGGAACCGTGTATCGCGCCGGCTGTTGAATTCGCGCACCCCCACTCGCTTTGAACTGATACTGACGATCTGTCCCAGGCGTGGCACTTTGGTGCAGCAATAAACTACCCAGTCGCCCAGAGCTAGTGGGTCGCCCCAAAAATCCAGTGTTTCTTTCACGGTGCGGGCTTCTTTAGCAGATACATGGTCACTTCCTGCGCATCCACTTTCAGCACTTCGTGCCCATACTTGCGATCGGCTCTTGCTTCGCCTGTGCGCCAATTTCGGTTGCTGTGGTCGTAACCTACGATCATGACCTGTCTTTGGCCCAAGCGAACCACGCGCCCAACTTGGAATAGGTTGTTACGACTGTAGACCACGAAATCATCTATCGTGACATCGCGTCCAAAATAGTCCTGATGTTTGGGCAGTTCTTTGGTCATTATCGTGTTTCCTGAGTATGTTTACAAGCGCGCCGGAATGTGAATCCTGGGCAGGTGCAGCGACGTTGACCCTGTTCTTCAGTGACCGTATAAACCGCGCCCCGGCTGCCCTCTACTTGCCATACGCGCACCTGGGACTCAGTACCCTTACGAGCCGCTGCTGAGCCGTCTGCATACTCCAGCGCAATCACACGATTCAACGCAATGACACGGGTGGGCATTTGACGATCCTGGGGCGTGAGCAGCATAAAGCTACCTTCCGGCACTGTGCGGTCCGTGCGTCCTACAGTGCCTTCATATATGGTGTCGTTCCATTCGTTCTTGGCATAATAGTTATATTCGCGAAAGCGCGTGGTCACGCGAACGGTCTTGCCCACTGTGGGCGATGTAAATTGCGTAGTCACAGTCTGCTCCTTGTTAACTATTAGCTAATTATACATGAACCAGTGAAAAAGTCAAGTAAACGGTTAAGGACCAACTTGTAGAAATTCTCGCAGGTCCTGCAAGGTAGTTTGAAAGTCACCTGTATGATGAATTCCGTATCCGCCTGCAGCACGCCATTCATTAATATTAGTGATGCGATCGTCTATTAGTACTTGTCCCGGCGCGGCGCGCCGTTGTTTATCCTGGCTATAAGGACCGAACCAAACAGGAATTCCAGGAAAGTGATTATTAGCCCAGTGCACCTTGTCCTCAAACGCATAAGGAAAATCATTGCGGCGAGGTACTGCGGTTAGAAATTTCACTTCATATTGCGACACTTGAGCCAGTGCCAACACTCGTGCCACCAATTCCTGCGCATAGGGCAAGGGCTGGAGATCACGATAAATGCGTTGAATTTGTATAAGCTGTCGCCAGTCTTCGTCGGGCCAGCGTTGACCCTCCGGCAAGTCGCGTCCCACTACCGACTTGACAAAACTCTGCCAGTCCGCAACAACACCATCCATGTCTAGAAAGATTGTTTTATTCATAAGACTGTTTGCGATGTTTGGCGTTGCGTTTGAAGTCTTTTGCGCTGCGAACAACACGAGCGCGATATTTGGGGGTACGCAGATCTTTCGCGACTGCGTTACGCGGCTTAGGCGAAGTCATAGACGTATTCACTCGTTTTACCAATTCTGGTTACCTCAACGTTGCCAAACTGGCGTTTGTGAACCAGTTTATGATAAATGCTGCGAGCTTGATCTTCGGTGATGCGATCCACAAACAGGGAACCATAGCTGAAGCCTGCAACACCATGACCGTTTAGTGCAGGCTCAATTGTTTCCAACACCCGAGTTTCAAATCCCATGCTAGCTCTCCTTGTTATTAACTATACCGCTATTATACAGGAATCAATCAAAATGTCAACCGAAATCTGCGTCAGCTAAGTTGTTGATTTATTAGGCGAAATAAGCTACGAGATTGCGCGTCTCGGTCTGCACGTAGACGCAGTTTGCTTCCGCGTCATATTTGTGCAGAGGATTCTTCATGATTTTATTGAAGACGATTTTCACGCTGCGATCCGAAATTTCGTCCTCGGCAACCGGATAACCCTGCTCTGCCGCAGCTTTCTCAACGTGGGCAGAGGCCATTCGGTATTGGCCATTGCAGCCACACATGCAGCCGGGTTTACCAGTATAAACACGAGTCACGTTTTTGAGTTCCATTTCGCTGCTCCTTGTCGTTAACTATACCGCTATTATACAGGAATCAACCAAAATGTCAACCGAAATCTGCGTCAGCTAAGTGCTTGATTAGGCATATTTTTTCAAAGCGTAAAGCAAGACATCGTCACGATCCACCTTGCAGATCTCCAGCCCTTTGCGTTTAGATGGACGTGAGCTCTTGCTGGGGCTCAGCAGCTGGACTCGCACCATTTGTTTACTCTCCACTTCCAGCACTTCATAGAGCAGGTTGTAGGACACCACATAGTCGCCCACCACAATAGGACGACCGATCATGTCCAGGGCATGTTCGATATGCTGCATTATTAGATCAACCCGCCAGCTTTGAACAAGCGACGCATGATCTCATCCGGATCATCCTCTGCACCCGCCATCATTTTGTCCCAGTCTTTTTTGGACTGGATCATTTCATGATTGTATTGGTTCCAGGCTTGAGTATCCACTTGCAATTGGCCCGGGGCGATTTCGGTCACCATGTCCTGGGGCGGATTTGGGATAGTGAACGTAGGTTGTTTACGCTTTGCCATGCTGTTGCTCCTTGGGGTTAAGTTTATTAATCACCGCTGTCAATATCATATACGTCATCGCAGTGAACACAGGTATATCGCGTGAGACAGTTTCCTGCCTTTGCACCACGATAATCATGCACACAGGGCTGACCATCTCGATTCAGGGGCACACGACCCTTGGGCGAAGAAAACATATACTGAGCACCGCAGTTGGTGCAGTCCACAGTGTCATCTTCTGCACGATAACCGTACCAACCATGCTTGACACCATACTCACGAAGATTGTCCGGGCAGGGCCGGTGACCAGTTCCTTTACAAACAGGGCAAACACCTTTAACTCGTTCCATTTCTAACTCCTAGTATTAACGATGCAGCTATTATACATGAATGGTCCGGAATGTCAAGCCAAAGAAAAAGCCCGCCAGCAGCGAGCTTTTTTCTTTTGATTTCAATTACTTAGAATGCTTTAGCTACAGAAAACACTATTGCATTTTTGTAAAGTTTTTCACCAGCTACTGTATCTGCTGCCTTGGCTGCTGCACTTAGGCCTAGGTTCTTGTAAACATGAGCACCAACGTCAAGACCTGCAATGTTGTAGGTTGCGCCTACTTTGACGTCATTGTAAGCAAGATCTTTGTGACTTGAAACAATAGTGCGACCAATATGTGCATTAGCAGTTAGTTTGGCTGCGATGGGCATATTCAAATCAGCTTGAACATATTTGCTGTTCTTGCTGTTACTTGCGCCAAAGTAATCGCCCAGTGACTGACTATATTTCACACTTACTGGACCAGTGGCAACACCAGCATAGACTTCGTGTGTATTACTTGCGCTGTTAAATTTATTACCAGCGCGGCTATAAAAATAGTTATAGCTACCAACATCAACAGTTACGCCCTTAATAACTTCTTTGCGGAAGCCTGCATAAAGGTCGTTTTCCATGCCAATGCTGTCAGTATAAAGCTGATTGCTTACACTGCTGTTCCAGTTACCAATATAGAAGCCACTTTTATCTGCATAGTCAACACCACCCTGCAGAGCTTGTGAATTCTGTGTTTGGCTAATACCACGGAAACGGTAATCGGTAGTTACGCTTACATTACCGGTCACTTGAGCTTGTGCTACTGTGGCCACAAGCAAAGCCATTGCTGCAAAAAACATGTTTTTCATATCTATTTCCTTTAATTAAAGTTAATACCTTAAACCAATATTTAGTGTATAACAACTGCTGAGAAAAGTAAACAGTTAATTATGCCAAAACAATGGCACATCGAAATGTGCCACTGTGGTAGTTGGGTAACAAGGCCTATTTCCCGCCCCGTGAGGTTTACGCCGCTAGGCGAAGATCCTCAGAATAAACGTTGTCATTTGCGTTTATAGTTTTGCTTCATTAACGACGATCGCCTGTCGTGCTGTCTGTTCCGTTACTCCTTGCCCTGTCGAAACCTTGTCACCCCCATCAGAAAGAATCTCTTTCATAACCTCAACTCGTCCATCTATGTGTTCGTAAATACCATATTGTATGTTATCACAAACAAATAAGATTCTTCTAAGTTTTGGTTTAGCCTGCATAAAAAATCCCTTTTGGTGGAGGTGAGGAGAATCGAACTCCTGTCCAGAACACATTTTACTTCACTTCATACAGCAATAGACTACAGTATATATTTATTTTTAACCAAGGTCAAATTAAAGTCATTTTATGATTGCGGCTGAAGTTGTTTTTTTAAGTCGTCAACCGTCTTTACTATATCTAATTCCTGTGGTTTGGAATGCGGATTTAATGGTAATGGTAATTGTTGCCATTCTGATTCTGATACTGAACTCACCAGCGCAAGTTCATAAGCATGACCATCGGAGCCATAAAACTCCACAGTATCAAAACCAACTAAACTGTGCGCGGCCCGTTCTGCTACACGAGATAATTCCTGCAATGCAGCTGGTTCTGCCACAATATATGCTCTGGTTTTGGGCCCTGAATGCGAATATAAATGTAGTCTTGCTTTCATGTTATATGTGCTATGTCTTTTAGGTTAAGTTTTTTACTTTTATATACGGTAACATATTCGCTATTGTTTTTATAGCCTAGTTTGCCCATTCCCCATAATATAGGCTGTTCATGGAAACTGGCAGCATGTGGCAACACTACGTCCAAATACCTGCCATTGCCAGTACCCAACGTGGCAAAGGTAATATATTCCTTTGGTCCACTTTTGAAGACTCTATAATTAGCAATAAGACCACAAAACTCAATTTGCCCTGGGCGTCTTACTTCCTGACACACAGGTATAAATCTGTGACTATGCCAGCGTCCATTCGCCATAAGATCGTTTATTTCATTACCTTCCATAATAGCGGGCACTGCGCCAGCTAGTTTGGCCTCCTGATAATATACCCAATGAGCATATGATCCCTGACAGTGTTTTAATGTGGCACGCCAAAACTTTTCAGGATTGTGTGCCTTTTGATAAGCTAGAGCCCAGATTAATCTTCCCAAATTAGTGGCATGTGCTCTACATAGACCAAAATGACTTAGCTCACGCAGTGCTAATAATACCTCATCACGTCTGGGATTATCACCCACCATTTGCATAAACTCAAATATTTTTTCCTCGTTCTTTTTTGCGAATGCTCTGCGCCACATATCTGCTTCATATTGATTACAGCCCAATATCTCACCAATTAGCATTATGGCATCATCCTCAAACACAATATGATCGTTGAAACTATCCTGACTCCAGTCCTGGAAACTATTTGCGCGACGACGACCCATAGTAGCTACTGGTCTAATCAGGGCGGTAGCTAAAACACAATCCGAACGTGTGCGGGTTTTTAAGGCTCTGAACAATCTTTTCATAGCTGGACTTTCGCCTTGAGTAACACCTAACGTATTACCAGTCATCAATAATTGAGCAGTATCATAGTCTTCTTCTGGATATGATAAAAGATCTCGTTGTTCTATCTCCCACAATTGACTTAATCCACGATTAGCTAAAATGTCTATTTTAAAATGTTCTAAATCCTCAATCTCATATTTGTCTAATAAAATTTGATTTTTTGCATTGATTAGGCTTTTTGGTACACTACGGTCAAAAATCAATATTCCACCACAGTGTTTACTGATGGCTCTTTTTTTGCCCTGCAACTTGTTGGCAAGACGTTCTGCTTCTGCAACGTATTGTTCTTCTACGACATCAGCAAGTTTAAAATTCCTTTTCAGCTTACCTTTTGCGCCATAGCGTTTTGCAGCTTCGCGTATTGCACTCTTTTCTTTATAGGTAACATAATTGCTTACTCGTGCACTTTGCCCAGGCCAACGTTTGAATATTCTATTCATTACAGTTTCCTGTTGCCAATGTGGGAAATCTAGATCAATGTCTGGCAAGTCATCACGTTTTGGATTCATAAAACGTGATAATGGAATTCTTTCCTGCACAGGATCTACATCGCTTATACCGAGAAGATAGCAGACAAGACTACTGCCTGCAGATCCGCGTGTGATGTGTGGTATATCTTTTGTGAGATCTAATATTTCGCGAACACGAAGAAAATGTTTCGCAAATCCTAACTTTGCAATGATTTCTAATTCTTCTTCTAGTCTTTTTGAATATTCTTCTGTATTAGATAATTGTCTTGTGAATAGAGATATAAGTTTTTCAAGTTCATCAAATCTGTCGCCCATAGAATGCCTTTAAGTGCCATAATATAGGATATTTATTTAGATGATCTGTTGAAATGTATTTTCTTTCACATCAACGTTTATGAACACGCGGTCTAAATCGTTGATTGTATCGTACCTTTTTACGGCGGTTTCGACCCAGTGAACTTACACCAGTGACTCCACGAATACTTCTAAAACAATCACACCAATACATTCTATTACGACGATCCGCAGCATGATAATTTCTACGATTCTGAAATAGCATGCGAATACCCACCATGCTTTGCCCCGGTCCCCAGTGTAGCATTTCTAGTGTTGTAATCATAGCAAAAAGTTGAGCAGTAGTTTGTATAGCCTTAACCTGGGTCCGGATACTCCTGGTAGTGCTATTTTTGTCGCTGCTCCAGCTGCCGTCCTCTAAAGACGCAGTGCCCGTTGATCGAAATCAAACGAGGTTAGTGTTCCTTGTATTTACACAGCCTACGCTAATTATAGTTCAAAGTCAACCTATATATTACCAAACGATATATCCGCGACAATAACCATAGGGACGATTTGCAGCATCAGTAAATGCCTGCTGCCAATTACTACGCTGATACCCCTGTGTCCAAAAATGATCAACATTAAGATCACCACTGCTGATCCAGCGTTGGGCCATACGCATACAGCTGATGAACTGTGGATTGCGCGGGCTTGGAAACATAACAGTAGCAGCCCGCCACAACAAATATTCATATGTGGTTGTAACCGCAGGATGTTTTGATGCAGCCTGTATCAACAGTCCATTTTCTTTTAAATTACTATGCTCGGTATCATTACCTAGATCAATTACTACATCATAATCCTGACTGGTTCCCATTAGCAAACGATCGCCCCATAATTCCAAATTATGACTACCCAGTACATCAATACAGTTAAATTCCACGTGGTTCTGTAGCAGTGTGTGATATGCTACCCAGCTTAAAAATCCAGATCCTTTAATTAGTATACTGCGTTCTGGTCCACTACGTTCAGCAATTTCCCTAATACATTGCATAATAACGTTCACACCACAGGCCACTGGTTCCAGTATGTAACGCTGATGCGGTTCTGGTACCGCGACATAAGTGCCGTAACGAGCATTATAATAATCTGCATAAGCAGGCTCGCCTCTAGTAGCCACATAATCACCCACACCCACATCAATAATATTTGATCCCACTGCTGTTACTTGGCCCAGTCCTTCGTGCCCCTGCATGTGTATGGGCAGCGGACCAAAACGACCCTGCATCATGTCTATGTCGCTGCGGCACACTCCAGTCATTACCGCACGAACTTCGATTTCATCTTTGCCAATATCAGGTTTATCCCAAGCGGTTTCAGTGAATTCGCCAGTACCGGCGGTCTGCAGAATCTTAACCTTCATTGTATTGCTCTCCTAAGTATTTCAATATAAAAAATGTCTTCATAGATTCATCATAAAAATCCAAGCAAAAAACTACCCTATACTGATAGTCAATTAAATTAGCGTTCCAATAGGTTCCACTATGCCGTCTTACTGTGCAGCCCAATTCACGTCGCATCACATAAGTGATATTAATGCGTGGACCATATTCGGCCGATAATCGAGTGTATAGTGCAGCCCACTGCTCTGGAGTGAATTCTAAGGGTTTCATTCTGTGAATTGATTACGACCCAACATAAAGAAGTCAACTTCGGCTTCACTGCTAAAGGCAAAACCAAAAGGATCGCCTCGCCAACCGCGCACCACTCGAACGTCTAGTCCGCGCTCACGCGCCCAGGCCAGTGTTTCGGCTACGAAATCGTCACTAAATATTTTGCCTTCTTCCTCAGTAACCATCAGTGGAAATTCTGTGATTGGATGTGGTCTGACTTTAAGTTTCATATTAAGCGTATTTCAATAAAAATAGTGTGCGATCTTCGTTGGTATCAAAACAAAGGTCCACAGTTCTTGGTTGTCCTTGACCCCACTCAAGATGATAATTGCCGGGATGCACCTCTTTGAATACTGTTTCCATTTCTTTAAGAGTTACATCATCCGCAGGCTCATGAGCAAATGTTTCTTGTAGATGCCACATTGATTCTTCATATCGCATTGGCATATAATAAACAATTTTCCTATCTCAGTCAAGCTCACTGCCAACGTAAGATGAAAAGTGTAGCATCCTCTTCTCGGTCAAATCTTATATAAGGATCCCAACGACTAGTCTGTGCATTATACTCACGGTAAACCCAATCGTCAAAGTCAACAAAAGGATCAACACTATCTGATCTTGAAACCCAAACGTTATCGTAAAAATAATCAACTAACTTTTCAGAATATAATGTTTTAAGTATCTTAGTCATATTGCTGTGCTAATATTTCAAATAATGTTGCATATTCGCTAAAGGGTTCGATGTGGAAACTGAACGTCCCACGCCAAACTATTCGTTTATAGCACTGTTCCATCCAGACCCAACGATTACCAATGGTGCGATGTGGCAGTAGGGCAAAGGTCTTGTACCAGTTGATCTCTACGTTGACTATGGGATCACGCTCTAACACGAATTGGTATTTTCCTTTCATAGCCACCTCAGTGCGAACCATACCTGTTGTTCTTTGGTCCTAAAGTACCAGGGCTTTTCAAAAACCGCATTGATAAAAACATCATCTTCTCCCCAACCCTGTTGTCTACACCATTCACGCATTAGATTCCAATGTCGAAATTGTTCATGGGGGATGTCACTGGGGAATCTTGGCGTCACTCCGGGCCCACAGGCTTGAAATTTACGTTCGTCCATAGTTCACACCCACCTCAGGGTAAATAATGTTGCTAATTTTTCATCAGGAATATCCACTGTACAAATTATATCTATACCGTCTATGCCATGGGCTAAACCATATCGCAAAGACCAATCCTGCCCGGACAGGCCTCTAGCGGTATCGGCAGCGGTCACTGGCCCAATGTATTTTATGAGCCAGTCTACCATGCCGTCCCAGTCCTCATTTTGCGTGGAGATTTTCATGCCCATTTCATCGCTGTTATTGTGGCCCATTTGCCTTTGCCCCAAATAAATTTAACTTCCAGCCCGGTAAATTTATGCTGCAAATTCCAAGCGCGACCACGACGGCCAACATTGGCTTCTAACCATGTGAGTAGAGCAGATAAATTATCCGGATACTTTAGTGTGATCACCGTGCCGGGAACCCAATCCCAATATTTGTTACTGCACCAACGTTGGAATCTTCGCCAACGTGATATACGACCCATAGTAAACATTTGACCTGCAGACCCTGTCATTGGTTGTGTGTTTATTAGTTCATTAGCTATTAGATTGGGCAGAACCTTGCGTATCATGGGTAAAATTACTTTCTGTATTTCCTTTATTTCTTTATCTTCACTCATTGTGGCCACCTCAATAATGTCATGGTCAATTGCTCATCGGTGATCAATGCTCTGCAATCTTCTTTGCCGACACCGTTTATACAATAGACCATATCGTCGTCATCACCAAACGTGTTCCTGATCCAGCGTAAAATTTCACTGCCTCGACGGCCGTAAAATACACATTCCCAGCGACCATGATAGTAGCTGCTGGGATGAAAGTCCGCGTCACGAATATAAACAGATGGTTTCATTCTCTACGACCATTTCAACACAAACAACGTCATATCCGACTCATTGAAAAATTCCAAGTGGCACCTGCCATCAACTTTTGTCAACACCGCACCTTGGTCAAATAACCAATCACCAAACTTACGATACCGTATACTGTCCCACAAATGCACATTTGGTTTTGGTGGTGGCACCATATAATTTTGATACTGTGCAACGTACCCCGAGTCCGTCAGAAACTGTTGTGCAGCATTGCGTAAACAAGCCTCAGATTCCAGTTTGGCCAATTTCATGTCACTTATGTCCAGCGCAATACGAACCAAGTTTCCTGCTGCGGGGTATCAAACAACAATCCACCAAAGCCATCGGGATAACCACCATATTCCTGTTCGATGAAATCCAAGACCTGGGTAATGTCTGCATGCCCGCGTTCTCGCAGAAGATGCAACATTACCTTATGTTTGTAATCGTCAAAGTTGATCACGAGAACTTCAATGCAAACATTATAGCATCTTGCTCGCGAGCAAAACTGTATATTAGTTCTTTGGCAGTATGCTCCACATGCCAGGGTCTGGATTCGTCAACCAAGTCTCGAAATTTAGCATAGGTTCCCACATTATCTACCATCCAAGCATTTATAGGACTTTCGTTTATATAACGATTTGGCTTGTTAGGCTGCCGTAACACTATTCTAGCTGCAATCATGACCACCTCAACAAAAATAACGCCACATCCTCTTCTTTGGCAAACTTTATCCAGCCACCGTGATAATCCCAGCGACGGTCATTGGCGGGATTGCCAAATGTAGCAAAACACCAACCAAGCACATAAGGTGATGCAATACTTCCCGGGGTCCAATAGGTTTCCCAGGCAAATTCACGGTCAGGTCTATGTCGAAAATCCCAGTTCATATTAACCAACAGGTATACTAGACAATTTTACCCAAAAGAATTCCCGGTCATCAAAATGGTTTTGATCCTGTCGATCTTTGATGACCCGCACCGTACCATCATTGGACTCGGCCCAGGCCTTTTCGGCCATCGCCAATACCCGCATGGGCATGTTTAGATCATTTACTTCGCCCACATGTATTAGATAATGCGGCGGTGGCAAATGTTTTGGCAGTTTAAAATAATAGTTCATTGCCATTTAAGATGGAACAAAGTGAGTTCTTCGTCGCTTTGCAAATAAATGGTGCTATGGTAACGTGGCCCGCGTGGTTTGGTGCGAGTATCAAAAGACCATTTTGTCCAGCTACGTTTCCTACCATGTTCATTCCACCACTGATATTCCACGGCCGGCCCCCAAGTGGCATAACACCACTCTCTTACGCCAAGAAACTCTTCAACTTCCATTCTAATCTGCCATTTGAAATAGCCAAACAGATCGTTTCTGGCGTCAATCTTACGTATAAGAAAAGATTTCACTGGTGCTGTTCCCATATAAGCCTGTAGGATAGGATGTATCTTATATGCGGCCTGTTTGCCAATACGATACCACTTATTTGAGTTCATCAATGATTTTGTGGATCCACAGATCACATTGTTGTTGACGATACCAAAAGTCATCATCGGCTAAATGATCCACGCAGTCCTTGATCATGTTGCCATACACATAATCAGGGCAAAGTCCAAGATCAAACCGCGATATGATGCCAGCGGTATAGAAGCTAACTTGCACATTGTCATCATCCAAACTGCGCCAGTCTGCAGTGATATCAATGTTGTAGTCAGGCCGCTCAAAGGCAACATGAACAAAGTCATCAACATCATACACGCCCTGGGGATTTATAGTGCCATAATCAGTACTGGTCAAATCACTGAGCCGCCAGTTTTGGCTACGCATACTGCCGCTGGGCATCAAGGACTCATAGTCAGGTACGACGGCAGCTACAATACTCAGCAGGTGCGGCAATAGGTCACGGCTCACTCCGCCCCACGCATATTGCCTCTGAGTAAACCAACTACCGGGACTGGGCACACGATCGTGATTGATCCAGTTCAGACGTATCAGTCGAGTTACCGGCAACATCGCTTGCCACTCAGCTATCCAGGGTCGCCACTGATTATTTTTGACCATTGTGATACGCTTATAGGGAAACGTATTGATCAAATTACGCCACCGTTGTTCAGTTTGCAGACCGGGCTTTTCCACGAATACGATGTTGCTGCGCTCAGCTACGCGATATGCAAGCTCTTCGTGAGTAAAATTGGGTGTACAAATATGCGCGACATCATAGTTCTGTGTCAGCGCAGAGTCAAGGTTGAGATATGTTGCATACTTATTGGTATCTGGATCTACGGTTACAACGTCATAGCCCAGAATCTCTAGCTGTTGTTTATACAGTTTACCAATGCCCATACCTACTACCAATGCCTGTCTATTCATAATAGTCTCCTGCGGTTATTATAGCAAGTATGCGGTCGAATGTCAATTGCTGATGTGAGTGGGGGCGGTATTGCACCGCCCCTGTTTTACGCTGCGCAGTGATTAGGCAGCTTGAGTGGTTTTGGTCTTAGCTTTAGCTTTGACCTTGACATTGACACCACTGACTTTAACGGTCTTAGCACCGTTATACTTCTCGTTCGCTGCTTCGATAGCTTCGCGAGCTTCGCCAGTGAACTGGGTTTGTTCCATAAGAAACTTGACCGCATCGCCCTTGCTCATTGCTTTGGGCAGTTCAATCAAGTTAACGTCGGTCTGTCCGTTTTTGACCATGAGCTTGACGCGCAACATGTCATTAGCGAAACGAACCTTAGTCTTGCCATTGCTTTTGCTTGTACCAGTTACTTTGAACATCAGTTTCTCCTTAGAGTTGAATTAACAAAAATTACTACTGCACACATTGTAACAAATCGGTATCCTAGTGTCAACCATTTGTTGCAATTATTTTGACCAAAATTAACCAAGACTAAACAGGGCCAGTATAAACATATAAAGCCCCAGCAAGCTGATTAGCGCAGGTACTACAATATCTACAGACAGATAAGGAAGTATGCTTTGGATGCTGTTTTGGATCATTTGTTTCATAGGTTCTCCCGGTAAATTTAGCTTTAGGCTCGCTTTGCGTCCACAAAAGATTCCACCATAGTTTCCAGGGTGCGATTCAGTTGGTCTGCGGCAATATTAGCAGCGAATTCGGTCTTGAAAGAAGCCACCAGTTCACTGCCAAAAAACACGTTGTGGTGCTCGCCCATGGTAAAAACACGAAAATTTTTCATATCAGTCCTCTTTGTTGTTCAGAATGGTCAGGATTTCGCGGGCCAATTCGATACGGCCGTCAAACTTGCCACAGCCATATTCATAATCCCCAGGTTCGAAATTCGCCACGCGATCCTGCACAGTCTTTTGGGCTGCATAGTATTCCACATACTGGCGAATCTCTTTGAGCTTTTGCTTTTGGTCCATGACTAGAGCATCCCGCCAATTCGCATGATCACCAACACAAGACCAGCACCTGCGAAAATTCCAGTGATGATGCCCCAAACAAAAGCTTCATCCAACGACATTTTACCTCGGAGGAACAACATGCGATTCTCCTTTATTTGCCATTCACAGTGATTTCACCACGGATAACCCCTGCCAGGATAATCACAGCGATCCACTCATTCAAGCCGTAACCAATATTGAGCGCGGGAAACAAGGTATTCAGTGCCCAGATCGTAGCCAACGGACCAAGGATGATCAGGGCCACAACCAGTAACAGCACAAAAAAGTATTTCATTGAAATCTCCTTAGACAGTGTAACGATGACCGGTCAGCACATTGACCATAGTGGTGCCAGCGCCAAACTCTGCCCGGGCCTCGGCGCGTTCTTCGGCACTGGGGCCTTTGTAGTTAGCGCGGTATTCTGCCAGAAAAGCCGCAGTGTCAGCATCACGCGCCCCAGCACTGTTTTCACGTTCTTGCAGCGTAATCCAGCCCAGGGACTGAAAGCATTCCAGCATGTCGTCGAAAGGAACACGATCATTGCTGTTCCAACGCACATGCGGGCCAAACTCTGCGCTGGTGAAATCGATGTAGAACGCGTCTTTGTGTTTCTTTGCGCTAGCCAGTGTCCATGCATCCATCGTCTGCTCCTTGTTATTAACTATACCGCTATTATACAGGTTTTGACCCAAATGTCAACCGAAATAGTGGCATAGTTAATTATCAATTGAATCAAGCAGTTAAAACACATTCCATTCTTCTTCGGGCTCAACGGGCGAATCTTCACCGGTTGTTTGCGAGTAAGCTAACAGAATGCCATCACGTATCACAACCCTTAGGGAATTACTATAACCAGAATGCCCATCCATATATTTGGAAGTTAAACGTTTTACCAACAAGTTGGCGCTGTCTTCTCCGTAACTACACAAAACGGGACCTAGCTTGTCGTCCCAATCCAGAGGAATAGGCTTGTCAGACATTAATGCCGACTCATAAATACTACCCATAGCAACCAACAGATAAGAATTTACAGGTTGGTCAGGCCAGTATTTTGTAATAAATTTTAGAGAGCGATCAAGAATTACTCCTGGTTGTACCGATTTTCTTGCAGTTTTGTTAAAGACCTCGTATGCAGAATCAATATGTCCCAAATTGCGCGGCTTTTTGAAAGTTTTATTTTTAACAGGAATAACTCCATATTTGTCAAAAATTGCCTGCACTGCACATTCAAATTCAAAGCCCGTATCTACCATGATTAGGTGTGAATCATAAGTATCAATTTTCTTTTTACCTGACCCGTTGGTGATTTTAAAACAAAGTGCAGCCTTTTTAAGCAATTCCTTCAAAATTACTTTGGGATCACGCTTGTCTTCTGGATCAGCCTGAATGTAACTAATCTTCAGATGCGTATAGCCTTGGCGCAGGCAAAGCATACTGGTATGGTTGCCGTCCCAAATAATATATCTGCCTGTAACGGGGCACTTAATGCAATAAATTGTTGCCACTGCCATATCTATGAAAATGCGTTCATGTTTGGCGATATGCCGTGGAATTATGTTGCGATTGCAACTGACAAGAACCATCATATCTTTTGACTCAACCCATGCAGTAGTAGGTATGTCATATTTGCCTACACAGTCCTGCACCGTGGGATTTACCCAACCCCGTGGCCGTGGGTCAAAGGTATTTCTAACTTTGGGTGCAGTGCCCAAAATTGCATTCACTGCTCGCAAAATATCTTCGGTTGGAATCGCTTCGTCCGGATAATTACGACGCATCTCCCTAAAATTAATTGTATCCATATTGATGGTGAATGGATACGCCCAGTTAGCAACAAATGCGTTCAACTTTCTTTTCAATGAAAAATGCATGATATGTCCTTATTTTGTGATTGGGTTAAGTAGTGGGATAGATCCCGAAAGATTGATACATTTTTCTAGCAAAAACTTTTCTAGTGCTTTGTGGAAAGTGGCCCTAAATATCCTTTCTCGGCCGCCAATTATAACCGTTTTTTCTGTTATTTCACATTGTCTTGCCCAGATGCTAACATCTTTGAAGTCTTTTAATGCTTCTCGAACAAATAACATACCTTTGCCACGCCTATATCCTCCCAATCTGCAACTGCTATTGGGCGCGGGCTGGTTTAATTCTCCTGAATACCTTATGCCCAAGGGCAGTCCAGATTCTCCAATTCTTACCACGGTTTTACCTTGCGTGATCAAATACACATTGCTATCATGCGGAGAAAATAATAGATCCAAATTTGCTCTGCAAAAAGACCATTCTAGGTTAGGATGACATACTACATCTGCAACATGTTGAAACCCGTCGCAAATATAATTGTCAATGTTGAAAACTGGATGTATATCAGTCATTCTAACACGCGAACTGTCTTGGGAACCTCAGCGGCCACTGCAATACTTTTATGTACAAAAAATCGTTCAATACATTTAGGCACACGAGTGTATTCAGTGCCCTCGGCGGTAATTTTACGACTCTTGACATAATATGCAGCAAAGTCACGCTGAATCATCCAGTCGTAAATGTCTTTGATATCACGCCTAGCACGTTTTAGCGCAGGTTCATAGACCTCCAGTTGCATGATGGGTTTATCACGCAGAATGGTCTGCTCTGCACCACGCAACACATCCAGCTCATAGCCCTCGACGTCGATTTTCATGATGTCAACGTCCACTAGGTTCAGCGCGTCCAGTGGAACGATCGTCATGGTTTCAGTTTTACTGCGAGTTTTGCTGACGTCAGATACCCTAGCGTTGGCGCCGCAGGTATTGCTACTCAGCGTAATCAGTGCCGTTTCATGCTGCGCGCCAATACCTTGGTTATATGCAGTGACGTTTTTCAAATCGTTTTGTTCAATGTTCTTTTCCAACAGTTTGAACGTATCAGTCACAGGTTCAAATGCGTGGATATGTTGGCAAAAGTGGCTTAGTGCCCAGGTAATCTCGCCAATATTTGCGCCAATGTCGCAAGCGGTTCTTGCGGTAGGCTTCATGAACTTGAGGAAGTTATTGTAGCCTTTGTTCTTGGCTCCGCGAATCACAGTATTTTGCACGTAATCACCGCGTGGTACCCAATAACCAGGTCCATAAGGTGTGGCAACAAAAATGTGATTGGGATCGTTGTTTAGATGTGCTAGTGGTGTCATTGATTTCTCCGGTATTCCATATATAGTGCTGGTGCGATCATTGTTTATTTTTGTTGCTCAAATAGCTGCGCAACAGTCGTTCAATGTTGGCACCACCCACTATATTAGCACTATGCACAGCAAAGTCAAATTCACTGGGCAACACCGCATGATCCAGATCCTGCTCTACGATCCAGCGAGCAAAATCCATGCCCGTGGCAACATCAGCGCCGAGATCGTGATCAAAGCTGATGAACTGAGGCCAGCCCTGTTCTGCAATAATAGTCTGCGCTTCCGCTACACTGCGAGCAATGGTCCACAAGGGCAAGTAACCCTGAGGAAATCGCTCGTCGTCCAGGAACAGAATATAAGCGTCAGATTTTTTCCTGCGCGGCATATTAGCTACGCTCCATACGCATACGAGCCAAAAACTTGTTATGCTCGTCGGTTTCAGTTTGTTCGCGATCCGCCGCAGCTTCCCGACGCTGCATCGCTCGTTCCGCCTGTTCAACTTGTTGCTTAACTGCGACGTCAATCAAGTCCATTTGCACTTTGACGGGACCATAAAGCGTTTCGTCGTCGCTTTCCAACAGATCATAATACTGCTCTTCTAGCACCATTCGCTGTTCCAGCAAGTTACCCACGTCCTGGCCCAGGTAGGGATTGGCTTTAGCCGGACCTGTGGGTTCAGCTTCCAGTTCTTCGCGAGTCTTGTCATACCGGGCCCACGCGCCGGCCCAAGCTTTACCGCACTGTTCAGTGGGCATCTGCGGTTTGGGTTGCGCTGCCTTAGCCTGTGCCACCAGCAGCAATTGCCCAGCGTAGATTTCAATGCGCATCTTGCCTGTGCGATCCAGCATGCGCCAGTAGGCGATTTGTTTAGTAGTCAAGTAGCCACGGCTCTGATAGAACTTGGCCATGGACGAACCCATACGGGCGTGACAGGGTCTGAATCCCTCGCCATTGCGATAGCGAGTTTCTTCAGTGGCTTGCTCGCTGTCAGTTTGACGGTTGTTCAGCGCAACAATAGCACGAGCAACAGCCTTATCATTCTTTTTCAACAGTTCAACGATATCTTGTTTGTTCACGCTAGCTCCTATTCGTTAACTATACCGCTATTATACGCGTCTTAACCAGAATGTCAACCGAAATTTTAAGTGTTGCTAGTCCTTGAATAGATTGGGGAATTTTTCACCAACAAAATCATGCACTTGCTCTTGGGTCATGTCGCCGAGATCCTTGCCGCCCTGCACTGTCACGGCCCTTGAGCAGAGTTTCGCCAGTTTCGCACCCGCTACATCGTCATCACAGACCGCCACAGTGACACGCCCCAGTGACCCCATCCAGGGCCGCAATTGCCGGGGATCGTTGCCCAGAACCGCCACCGCAGGCAAGCCCAGGTTATGCAGCTTACACGCATCAAACACACCTTGGGTCACGAACAATACATCACTGCGAAAGTGCCAAGTCTCCAAGCCCCAGACCGCCAGCTTGTTTTTGGCCCAGGTAAAGTAGCGACCTTCTCGCGGATCATTGCGACATGTTTTGGGCGCAAAGGGGCGATACTGCTGATAGCCAGCCCACTGCCCCGACAGATTCCACAGGGCAAAACAAGCGGTCTCATCGTCCCAGCTCACAGTGTAGAGGCTGGGATCAAGTCCGCGTTCCAGTAGATGTGTCTTAACGTCCATGGCCATATACTAGCAAATGGATGGCCAAAAGTCAACCAAAATTAGTTACGTATAACCATATGATTTTTTATAATCTTACCGTAAAATTCCATTTGTTCGCTGTGCCATAGGTTAAATTGATTGATATTTAACAAATTCATTATTAGCCCAGCACGTTCAGTATCTGCGGCAAAATCCTCGTCCTTGGATATACGATTAATAAAATTGACCCAGTAAGACTTTTCAACTTGGGACATATTTTTAGGTATAGCAAACAAAGCATAGGCAGTCGTTTTCATTTCCCTACCAAATGTTTCTTTAAAAGTTGGCACCCCCTGCAGTTGGGCGAATTTATGTTGACTGTTAACAGCCAAAATCTTTACGTTTTTATTGTTTAATAAGGGACTTATACCTGTCAAATTTGTCATTGAAAAATCAGTTTGTTTAGATAATACACTTAAAACAGACTGCGCGCCGCCGTTATAGGGGATAGGGCGTGCACGGACGGATGCAGTTTCTAAAAATTCCAAAATTCCAATATGATTGAAAGACCCAGATGTAGAATACAACAGCTCTTTCCCTTGCATTATTTTTATGAGCTCATGCACAGTTTTAATTTCCAAAAAACTATGTGCAAACAAAATATTAGGTGAACTGCCTAATACCATTAAATCAAAACGTTCAGAAAAATTAAATGATTTTTCATCTGAGTAAAGTAAAGGGTCAGTTATGGCGAAACTCATGCCCATAGATATTAAATATCTTTTTTTTACTGCTTGGTCAAATTGTTGAATGGATCTTCCTTGATTTTGATTGATCACAATAGAATTTTTTTCATATTTTGATATGAGCCTAGCTATGGTATCACTCCAACCACCAGCCGCATATGGCACATAGATTACATTTTGAGCGTGGGATATTTGGATAGAAAGCAAGAATAGGAATATAAGTAGCTTCATAATGTTAAATCATTAATTATTTCTTTTACAGACTTAATGGAATAAATGTAATCAATCGCGGTTCCAGCCAAAATATGACCTTGAGAGCCGCTGTTTAACCCTGTATATAAACTCTCAGTATGATTCATTTCTTCAGATTCAACGTGCGATAAAATTAAGGCATTTTGTTTGTTGTATTTTCCAACCATTTCCTTCACATCTTTACTAAAACTGCTGACAACTTTTAGTTTTGCTTCCTCTGAAACTTTGCTTTCCTTGGAAAAAGCAAATAATGTTCCAATCCCAACTGCACACGCACCAATTTCCATCAACTGTAATATTTGAGATTTTGAATGTATACCGCCCGAGGGGATTAAACATTTTTCCGGAAACTTTTGTTTATAATCTATCAGCATAACATCTAAGGAATCTGTTGTGTTGCCTATTCTACCAGCAGCTTTAGAAGATTTAAAAATTAACCCATCATAAAAATCAAGATTATCTAAATACGATGTACTTTTCAAAAGCACTTTACATCCCAAATTTTTAATTTTTTCAAAATTATTTTTCCTTTGTGTTGTGGTGATTTCGGCTCTATGTAATAGTTCACAATGACTAACCATTTTCAAAGCTTCAAGAACGTCATGGGAATTTAAGTTATCTTCGGGTACACTGAATAATAAATTTTTACCTTTTGATATCTTTTGAAATAAACTTAAATCGTTAACTAGCAAGTTATAATTTATTTTTCCGTTGTTCCTATATGAGGACAAGGATAAACTGGGGAATGCTCCGGCTTTGAATACACTCAGAGCCAATTTTAAATCTGAAACACCATTCATGGGTAGACATATGATAGGATGTTTACAATCAAAAAAATTTTCACAACTCATAAAGCTTAGATCTTATTTTAAAAATTGATTTGGGGTACAAGACGTTTTGATAGGAAAAATAATCCTCAATCCAATTTGGTTGAATAGTATTACTTAAGTATTTTAAGCCATCTAAAAATATTTTTACTTGAGGTTCGTTACCTTTAGTCCAAAACCATGAATCCCTTGAACTAAGGAAATTGCCCGTAATTGATTTAGTTATAAGCCTATTTGATATATCCCAGTAGGGATAAATCAATGTTTTAAAATTGTCTATTTCTAATAATTTTCTGCCCTGCCACAAAACAAACGCATTCTCGTCTTTTATTGATTGATTTTTCAATGAGTTTCTAATATTATCATTATTTGACAAGAAGTTTTTTATTATATGCGCTTGTTTGATAATGATTTTAGCAGAAGCTGAAGTCGGTCCCCAGTAAAACAATTCATTTGATATAGAATTGTGATTTGAAGTTTGTTGTGGTCTTAATGAAAAAATCCCATCTATCACATCAAGGAAATAGAAGAAAAATTTGCCATTTTTTATAGTCAATTTAGGCTTTTCTCCGCCCCACAGCAAACACACCCTCTTGCCGGATTCGGTTATTCTTTGCCATTCCGGAACAAGATTTTCTAATTCACCTTTAGCTTGGCAATATGCGCTGCCATAATTATTGATCCAATGTATGAAGTCTAATTGCGTATTTTTATTGTAAAATTTTAAGGTTTGTTCGGTGATGTCCAACAACCTTATTTTAGTTTTCAGTTTATATTGTTCAATCAAATTTTCTATTTTTGGCTTGCCTACGTTAAATACTTCAAAATTATGGAAACTATTTTGATTTCTAGACCCATTCATATTCGTTAAACAACATACTTCATCTAAATAAATATTATTTCTAACAAAAGTCTCAAGTATATTGCCCGAATCTGCACCACCACCGTACATCAAAATTATGTAATCAAACCTATGTCTTAATTCTAATGCTTTGTCAATATAACATGCTTCTAAAGATACGCTGGGTTCCTGTTTCCAATCAAACGAACTAAAAAAATCGTCGTGGTAATGCCAACTTACATCTCGAGGATCATTGGTTAAAAGCATTAGATCATACTTATTATTAAATTTTAAGTTTTGAAAAAGATAATAACCATAATAGTCAGTATCTGGCGAAAGAATAGATGTCATTTTACTAAAATAGTTATTTTGTTCTTGCTTCATATTTCTTTATCATAGATTCGTAATGTTTAAAACTTTTTGCTTTAGGTGCACAGACGCCGCAGAAACAAGTAGGTTTGCGACACTGAATAACGGGTAACGTGTCAGCACTTAGTTGAGTTCGCAATCGATCCAATATAGCATCAGGGTCAGACAAATTACCAATGGGGCTTACTGTACCATCAAAATTCATTTTACAATCTTTATTGACATAAACATCACCATATACTTGTTTAACGAAAAGAAAGAACCAGTTCACACTGCAATACCAACCACTGAACTTATTTTGAACGAAGAAGTCACGTTTTTTGAAGTTTTGATCCATGCAAACTTGTCTACCACCGCAACAGGCTCTGCCCACTTGGGTTAAGTCAGTTTGCGACTGTTGTGGTGTAATCTCTATGGATGTTTTGTAGCTGTGATCCTTATATAATTGATTAAACCACGCTATCTGCTGCTCATTATATGTGAAATGTTGCCAATGTGGTGGATGATCCAGTTGTCGCGGCAATGATGCAACATTGTGCTCACGTAACCAAGCCAACATCTGCTGCGCATCAGCAAATAATTCAGGTTCTGTATGCATTAACACGATACATTTCAATGAACGTCCACTATCGCGCAACATCAGCAAATTATCTCGGAATTGTTGCTTTTGTTTGGCTGAATTCTCTGTGTGGTAGCTAACCGTAAAGTGGTCAATCAGTGGGATAATGGCACTTAGTTTCTTCTTGGATACAATTGCATTAGTGGTGTTGGCAATACTAAGTGACCAACGATCCTGATACTGCTGATGTTTGCTTTTTGCAGCTTGTAATATTTCCACAATGTGAGGATGTGCTAGTGCTTCACCTCCATATACATTTAGGTTGGCACTTCGCAGTGAAGGCAGTTTATACTGCATGTATAAGTCTGCATATTGATACATAAAGTCCAGACCCTGCAAACATTTCTCTAATGGCGGATGTTGTGTAGTGTTATCATGTCCACCATTATAACCAGTGCCGCAATAGGTACAGTCCAAATTACACTTTTGGGTTAATTCCCAGTCTAATAAGAATCCCATTTTGTTATTGGGATCTGGGAATGGTTCAAGGACAGAGAATGATTGCATACTGTAGTTTATAATGTACCACTTGTTAAGTCAAACACATTTATTTAAGTGTTTGTCTGCTTCTATAAGTAAAAACATGCCGGATAAAAAGATCTTTTGTAATGTGCCCTGGACCAATACTCATATATACTGGGATGGCGGTTTTGGTGCATGCTGTAGTGAGAAAACCAAACCCTACACGGAGGCTCAATCACAACAATATAACATAAAGAACATGAATATAGTTCAGTGGTATAATTCAGATGCCATGAAACAAATGCGAAACCAAATCAAAAGTTCTGACAAGTTACCTCAGTGCCGTGGCTGTTATCACGAAGAACAGCATGGCTATGAAAGCCGACGTATCAAAGAGAATTTCAAAAGTGTTATCTTTACTGAGCATAACTTTGATCGCAGTTATCAACAAAGTCCTGGCTATGTTGCATTTGAACATGATGGTGACGCTGAAATGCCTGTGGATTGGCATGTGGATCTAGGCAATGAATGTAATTTGGCCTGTAAGATGTGCAACCCTAACGCCAGCAGCATCGTAGCAACTCAATACAAACGATGGCAACTGTGGGATGCCCCTGTTAATGTAACGTGGACCAGAGACGATGCAGCTTGGAACCGATTCCTGACTGATATAGTGGCAATTGAAAAACTGAACCGTGTGCATTTTATGGGCGGCGAACCCGCAATATCCAAACGATTTGTGGAATTTCTCCAATACATGATAGATCACGATAGAACTGATGTTAGCATCAGCTTTGTTACTAACGGAACCATCATTAACGATAACCTACTTGACTTGTTGCAGCGTTTCAGAACCTTTGACATTGAGGTTAGTATTGAAGCCATGTCAGTTAACAATCACTACATTAGGCAGGGCAGCGATACTGAGCAGGTTAAGTCTAATATTCTATATCTAAAAGGTCTACAAAGCGACAAGTTTCATTTGATATTACGCTCGGTGCCACAATTGTTAAACGTCAATAACTATGACCAATATATACGCTGGGCCTGGGATCAGCAATTGCCTGTATCTGGAATACCGTTGACAAGGCCAGCACACTACGCTATCGCAGTTCTTCCCAGTGATTTACGTGAACGTTTCATACCACAATATCAGGCTTTGACGGCATTTTTACGGACTCAAATAACTGACGCAAATAGATTGTATACTGGGCGCAGTGTTAGTGGGCTAGCATCGCAGTTGATACGCGAAGCTGAATCCGTAATTGCTATGTTGCGTTCACCGGAACCCAGCGATGTGGAACAATTACGACATGAATTGACTGCAGATATGATGCGTTGGGACACTGTTTACAAATTAAATGCGCTGGATTTTTATCCAGAATACCGAGATTTCTTTTTGAAATATGGCTACATACCTCACTGACTTTGCCATTACTATAGAACCCATATATGACAACCTGCCGCCAAAGGTACAGGTGGGAATGGATCATGAACTGTCCACACTTGAACTGTTAACGACGCATACCTTCATCTATAGTTTAGATTTAGCCGAAGGTTTGCATAGTATATCTGTATCATTAGTAGACAAGCTTAATAATGATCGCACTCAAGCGGTTAAGATCACTCGCATAGAATTTGAGGGGATCAGTACCAGCAACATGCACTATGCGGGGCGATATTATCCCAAATACCCACAGCCCTGGCTAAGTCAGCAAAGGGTTCAACCATCAGCTTGTTTACAGGGCTGTGACTATTTGGGATGGAATGGCACGTGGCAGTTAGAATTTACTGTGCCAATTTTTACGTGGATACACAAATTGGAACATTTGGGCTGGATATATCACACAGCACCACTTAAATTGCCGTCGCTGGCGTCTTGAGAATCTGCCACATGAGTTCTTTTTCACGATAGCGGGTAAGCCCGGGCCAATCTGCGGCAAAGATTTGAACGCTGTAGCCAAAACTTTGATGACCATCCTTATAATGACCACCACCACCGGTACCAGAATAGATGCGGCAACGACGACCTTTGAACAGGTCACTGCCTAGGTAGGTACCATCCCACTCCTCGGGCCACTTGACGCGCCATTTGGCATAACCAGTCCAGCCTGGATAGCCGCGTGGTGCCGGAGTACCATCAGGAAGTTTCTCCCTACCTCCCCAGTTGGTAACGCCATTGTGCGGGCAGGAGTGAGTGTTGCTGACCTCGGGGTGCCAGCGCATATTGAATTCAGTAAACTCCACCAGTTCGGGAACCGGGCAAACTACACCTTTATGTCGTTTACCAACTTCTTTCCAATCCCATTCGTTACGTGCGGCTTCGGCCCAAAAATGTTTTTGGTTCTCAATGATGAACTGGGGCAAGTCAGCGATGCTCATTTCACGATTCTGGGCCGCAGTCCACCAAGACTGAGCTATGTCGTTTTCAATTTGGATCTTACGCTGCTCGCGACGCTGACGCGCCAGCTTGTTGAGATGGCTCTTATACTTTTTCTCATCTTCAAACAGTTTACCAGTTAAGTCGCACTTCCAGACTAAAACACGAGACATCACATGCTCCAGTTATAGATTATGCCTAGTATAACACTGTTGGCGGAAAAAAGCAAGAGCCGGTGTCACCGGCCCCTGCCATCTTAGCCCTGCGCTGCGCGATCGCGGACGGCTTGGAACGTGGTTTGATTCACCAGTTCACCATTGCGATAAACCACTTGCAGGAGATCCTTGCTGACTTGGCTGTCGCTGTAACTTACCGTTTGGAAATCACCGCCCGGTTCGCGGATCAGTTGCAGACGACCACGCTTGCTGCGTTTACCCGAATCCGTAACCGGATCCTTGTAAACATCAACCCAAGCACCGTTGATGTATGCAGACGAACACTTCATAGCAAATTTCAGTGAGTCGCGATTGATCTGTTGTAGCAAAGCACCACCCTGACCAAAGGCCACGTTGTCTGCACTGTATCCAGCCATTTGCAGGCTCAGCAGGATACCACGGATCGAAACATCGTCGATGCCATCGCCCTGGATGATACGCACGTTGTTGAGGACGCGATAGCCCTTGCTGTTTACAGTGTGACCAAAATGTTGATCAAGGATACGCGCACACTTAGTGACCACTTCTGCAGGGTTACCACTGTCAGGACGAATCACGACCATTGCACCACTATCGATCACTTCCTGCTTGAGTTCCGTTCCCCACAGTTTACAGGCATTGTAAATGTCGTAACTGTCACTGACACAGGCCAGCAATGCACCGGGTTTAGCATACCGGTTCAGCATGTTGCGATATGCATCAACTTCGTTCTCACGACCCCAGCTGGTAACCGTTGAGTGTTCCATGGCCGGGATACTGAAACCACACACTTCAGCATCGTAGTATTCCATGGCAGCAAGGATACCGGCCATGGTATCAGTGCCCATGAAGTTCACCAAGTGAGCCGCACCACCCAGGGCCGCGCTTTCCTGGCTGCTGACACCACGCGCACCAAAGTCATGCAGCTTGAAGTTGATCAGTGCGGGATCACCAGTTTCTTCCAGGCCACGCAGGATGATTTGCCGACTCATGTAGCTGTTGGTGGCCACAGTGGTGGGATACCACACTGCGCGAAGCAGGGCAGTTTCCAAGTAGCTGGTGAGCCAGTAACATTTGGGATCGGTGTTGACGATCGTGACCAGCACGTTTTGGGTTTCGATCACGGTACCTTCCCGCACTGCGCGGATCTCCACCGGCAGTCGACCGTTGTGTTGTTTGACGATGTATTCCCAGCCCTCGCGATTGAAGGGCTCGCCGTGTGCAGTGATAATTTTTTCTGCGATGTCGATGTCCGCCATCGTGACCGGGGTAGTGAGATATTCACGCAGGAAAGCCTGCAGGCCAAAAAACACAGTGCGATCCCAGCGTCCACCACGCGACTCGATGTAGCTGTAGATGTATTCGGTTCCGGGCGGCATTTGGTTGAATTGCGAACACTTATAGGAATCTGTGTTCAACAGGATATTTTTTGCTAGTTTCATTTTGATAAACTCCTTATCAGTTATGCCCAGCTCTATTGCCAGGACTTTTTGCTACTGTAACAATATTATAGCACCATTGCCATAATATGTCAACCTACTTGATTTCACGTGAGATTTCTGCAAGATACAAAAACGGATGACCAGACTGTTCACGCCGATATTCGTTGACTGCATCCGCATCCTCAAACTCTTTTGTGAAGGCACTTTCAACTACATCGGTGTCATCGTACCTAACCTCGAATGTTACTTGCATGGTCATTTCAGCAACCATTTTTTCAATGCTGCCAATTCTTCCCGGCTGATCTTTTGCATTGCAGATTCAGCCAGGGCACGTTGGCGAGCCTGTTCCTGCTCTTTGGCTTCACGTTTGCGGTCTGCCTCTTCATGCTCATCCCACCAGTCAGCCAAATCACGCGAAGTGGCGTCACGCCCATTGTAAACAATGGTGTTGAGTTGATCCTCGGTCATCCCGCGTATGGTTTTGCACAACACCGGCACATAGTCATCAGTGCAATAACTATTCTTTGCGGCTTCCCTAAGTTTTTGGGATACCGGAATATCCAGTTGTTGGTTAACGAACATCAGCAATCGTGCGGTTCGTTGCAGTTGGATCTCTTTATTGGTCGGATCCATGTAATCGCTGCGGCAGGGCATGTTATTCTCCTTTGGCAAAAGTGATGTGAACACCATCAAAATACGTGACTTTTTCCTCACAGGGGCCATAGCCTTCATAGCGTGTGCCAATTTTGAATTCAACTTTGGCTACTTTGCGCCTGGTATCAGCTTCAACAGCTTCGCGGATCAGCGTTTCCAATTCTTTCTTGCCGATATCCGCTGTGGCCAAAATGTCTATTGTGGTTTTCATTCTAGTTCTCCTAAATTTCGTTCAGTTACTCGTCCCACACCCTGTTGCCGTGCTACCATTTCAGCAGGTACTCGATGTTGTGGATATTGTTCACGCTCCACGCGATATGCACCACGACCATTTTTGCCACGCCACATTTCCCAGACCACACAAACCAGTTCACCTGGAAAGGCACAGCGATCTCGGGGAAAGTAACGGTCCCTGGTGCTATTTTGCCAACGCATGCGGACCCGATAGTTCTTGGCACCGGTGCTGAGCAGTTCGCCCAATTCCCAGTCATAATCCCAGAGATAGTAGATTGGTGTCATGCTGTCTCCTTAAAATTTGATTCCAAGTTCTACTGCTTCTTTTTCATAGCCCGTCGGTATATGATCCAGTTCAACTTCTGCAACACTGCTGAGACCCGCAATCAGTGCAACCTTTCTTGCTACTTCGGCGTCAGTATATGTGCCAACAACACGGCTACGACTGTTGTCTTCACGAGCATAGCCACCCGTTGATTGATGCACCACGTAAATTTTCATGTTATTTCCCCAGGAAGAATTGAATGATATCGTAGTGGTCTTCGAAGATCTCTTCGCTGTTCAGCGCACTGATGGGAATCCACCGAGCACATTCTGCATCATCCGAGCCCTTTACTTTAGGCAGGTTCCATTCGCCATCATCCAAGCTAATATGAATCGCATGCGTAATGGTTCTGCCACGTTGGCTGCGTCCCGGCGCATCAAACACGCGATTGCCCACGATGCTGCCACGCAGGACCTTTTCCGGCACTTTGATGCCAGTTTCCTCACGGAGCTCACGCAGGGCTGCATCTTCCATGGTGCGATCCGCCACGGCATCCACAAAGCCGCCAGGCAGGGCCCAGAGTCCATTGCCGGGATCAGCACCACGCCGCACCATGAGCACGTGACCCGCTTGCATGACTACAGCATCGGCAGTGACAAAGATAATGGGATAGGGATATGCAGCCTGTTGCTTCTTGTATTTTTCCAGAAACTCACGCTCACGCACCACTTGATTGTATTCAGGGCTGTCCTTGAACCAACGCAGGTATGCCAGGGTAGTTTCCGGTACCACGCCACGGAACCAATTGAGATTGCACAGTTCGGGTGTGAAGTAAATTTTGCGGATCTCAGTGGCGTTGAGATTTTCAATCAAGTCCTGTTGCACGAAAGTCCACTGCGGGAACATGTTGAGATAGTAGCTGCTGTCGTCTTTCTTGTGGCCAAACAGTGCCACACTGTCACCATCCTGTGTGTGTCGAGCCACCAATTCCTGCACACGCACCACCCAGGCCGCATCATTATACATGGTGTCAATGTTGTGCTCAATGTGGAACCGGGCACCAGTTGATTGTTCAATCTTAGCCAAAGCTTCGATTAGCATGGCGCTGCGTTCACGGCTGAGCCAGGGATTTTTAAAGGTGCGCGGACGACAGGCGCTGCCCACGATCACTACCACTGTATCAGCTTGTTCGCCAGCACGTCGCAGCATCTCCACGTGGGCGTTGTGGACAGGTTGGAAACGTCCCACACACACCGCAACATCATATTTCTTATTCATGATAGCATAACTCCTATGCTGTTAATGCGAAGCGGGTCTATCCCACCTGCATGTTTATTTATGTGCTAATTATACACGCTGACGATTATTTGTCAACTTCTTTTTTCCGTGCGTAGAACACTGGGTCATAGTCACGATCCACAGTCCAGTCGCCCAGGACCACACCGTTCTCGTCCCAGATCCTTAGGGTCAGTGGCCACTGACTTTCCCATCCGTCGTGATTGCTGTGATAGTCGTTGGCACAATCCTCCACTAACCACTCAGAGGATTCAATATCCCACTGTGATTTAAATTCAATCGCATGTTCAAATGCGATGTCAGGACTATATTCAACTGGATAATAACGTACCAACATCCTATTACTCCCTGTATTTGGTGGGCCCTGTAGGATTCGAACCTACGACCAAGCGATTCTGGTTTGTGTGAGTTTCCTCACTCCCTGGACTTTGCCTTCACCATTGCTTGCGCTTTAGGTGGGTGCCGTCAAGTCTCTACACGTTCCTATCTCTAGGCTTCGCTCGGCGTTGCCATATGTTACCACTTAGGTTTCACCGAATTTGACACCATTCACTCGGGCAGTTTCCTGATCCGGTGCACGATTCCATGAGTCGCCTGCTCTAACCAACTGAGCTAAGAGCCCTTAATGTCTATTGTATGACTATTAACCGCATTTGTCAATACCCCGCAAGCTAAATATGTTTATGAGATTACAGGAATTTGAGAAATCATATCACCAAACACTGCGCGAAAACATTGAACGCGACAATGACACTGAGTTCAATACCTGCGATTTAATGTTGATCATAGAATCACATGCTAACAACCGTTGGTCAGCACCACAGAACTACGAAGGAATATTAGCTGAAGCATTTGATAGGCCATCTGTAGCTGTTGACACCAACCAAGTTGTTTTCCGTAGAGCAGATCCACTGTATTTTGAAACTAAGGCAAAACTTATTGACCGTAACGAATCTTTGAGAAACGGGTTACATAAGTTTATGCATCAAAAACGCTCAAACCCACTGGCACATATCAATCCCAGTGATAGAATGTTTTCACCGCAGGGGTTCTTTAGTAAATTAGTACCGGGACTTAGACATGTTCACATGCCTGGCGGTGATATAAGTTTAGTCTATAGGGTTGAAGGCAACGTCGTTTACCTATATGGATTTTTCTCTCACAAAGATTTAGGTACCGCAATGCCAGCCAATATACGTACTCAACAGAATATGGCCATTAGGTTGAAAAACTCAACGTTTAAGTAATATCAGCTCAACACCGGCTTCTGCAAACATCTTTTCTGTTAATCGAAAACTATCTTGCCAGCGTGGATTGTCATTAAGCAAAGTGACTACGGTTTTGATGCCGCTTTGTATCACTATACCAGCGCAGCGGCTACAGGGCATAAAGGGCCACGTGTAAAGAGTGCAGCCCTGCAAGTTTTGATTGGCAAATACAATGGCATTGATTTCACCATGCACTATCATTTCATATTTGATTTCACGCTGCTGAAGACGCAGATCAGAATCCTCAACACCACGTGGAAATCCATTATACCCGGTACTGACGATACGACGCGAATCGTCAACAATTACTGCACCTACTTTAGTGCTGGGATCTTTACTCCAGTTTGCGATATGTTCAGCTAATTTGAGAAAACGGTCATTCCAGTCAGTCATAGATTAAATTATAGTTGCTAGGAACAAATAAGTCAACATATGAGCTGCTTGATCTACACCGAACCAACGCCAAAAATGTGGGTGCGATTGGTTTTTTGGACCGTATTTGCTCTTAATATAGTCTATATGGTAGTGAGCTATGCCGTCAATTAAAGCCAATTGCAAGCTCAGTGACCAGCTGCCGGTTACACTTAATGCTACCAGCAATGTACCTATAGTATGATGTAAGCTATGTACTACGCCGCCCCACGCACCATAAATGCCCTTATTTTGAATGTGAATCAGTGTTTGCAGAAAGTAATCGCAAACGGTATGCTTCAATATCAATAAAAACGAAAAACAAAATACAATATCCGTCATGATTATTTAGGCACCGCTGGCAATTTGCCTGTGCATACAAGATTAGATACAATATATCCTACAATACCCGACAAAACTATTGAAGCAGTTTGTGGACTTAGCCAAGCATATGGTGATTTAATAACTGCCTGTGACATTACAAATGTAATGGCTGCGATCAAATTATCCTTGTTTTTGTCTCCCACGCCTTTACGGACGTCGGGTATATGCCAAATCATGTTAACTAAAAAGCTTGAACATGCATTACATTCTGTCATAATAACGGTACGTTGTAGGGCACCTTTGGCCATTGCTGTGGCTGTGGCCGCACACATAGGTGCAAACATAGCAGTAGTTTCAGCTTCAGTTGCTGGATTATTCAATGACGCAGCAAATGCGCCAGTTATAACGCTACTAACACAAATAACACAGGCATGCTCTGCAATATATTCTCCCATGGCCACTAAACTGTCGCCAACAACTACTGCACCATCTTCAATAGCACCGCCTGCTGTTTTTAAACCGGCTACAAATTCATCACTGGCATAGTTAGAATATTTTGCAGACTCACTATAGGCATCAACTGTAGCTTGTGTAGCAGGCTGTAATACTTTGTTGTTTATTTCTTTAATTGCTTTATTAGCTTCTGCTTCAATTTGCCCTGCGGTCTTGTTCAATACTTTACCCGCATCATTAACCACATCTGTAGCAGTTTTTGCCACAGTATTAGCCGCCTTCTCTGTTTCTTTTACAACTGTATTTGTGGTATCTACTATGGTGTCACCAGCTTTTTTAGCGGTATCAGTTATACTCTTTCCCACCTTATCCCAGCTGCTTTTTTTAAAGGGATTCCAACCCATAATTATTCTCCTTTTTCCTTGTTGACTTTTTGTCGCAAATAATCTATATCTTTTTTCATAAGTTCTATTTCTGTATTAGCTCTGCTGGGTTGATGTTTGAAAAACTCCAAATCCTGACGTAACAGTTTAATTTCTGACTGTAGATCATGGATTTTTTTCCTGAGTGGTGAAAACATACCAACTAGCACTTAGTAATGCAAAAACAATAGACACCAGTGTTTTGATTGGTATGCTTATCTCTGTTGCTTCGTTTATTTCAATAGCCATTAATCCGAATCCTTGCCGCACTTATCACGTTTAGCTTTGGTTAACGCTCCAAAGTTTATGGGCCATGCCCGATCCAGCGGCAATTCTTTTGCGTCTTTGGGCACTGGGAATGTCAAACCTGCTAATTTGGCCACATTAGCAGTAGGTACACGTAGCTTGACTAAGTCATTGCCCAAGTCACCCTCGTTGGGAAATTGCCACGCAGCATATTCCAGTGTAACAGTATTAACCACCACCTTAAAATAACCATGCGGCACTACAACACCTTTGCCAATTGTTTTGTCTTTGGTTTTGTCATATAGTGGACCAGCATAAATTACAAGTGGTTGATTCAATTGTACTGCCCAGCCGCGCACCGATGTTTCCAGTAATTTCCAAATTCCACGATTGATACTGGGAGTCTGTGGAGTCATGTTAGTCATCAAAAAGCTTTCGTATTCTGCTTGAGCATCAAAACTTTGGTCACCATCAGGTATGTTGTGGCCACGATCATAACCGGTACCATTGTAGTCTGCAGGTGTGGCCGCTAGATCTTTGGGCAAGCTGGCATCTGTGGCAAATGCATTACTACGTGGTTCACAGCCCAGTGCATTTTCTGGCTTCAATACATATACGCCCCAAACTGGGATCTTTGCTGCGGTATCGTTTAGTGTAGCATAACCATGGCGGCAAATACCCACACCAGTTTTACCTTGTGGCATGCCATAGGGTGCTTGTGCTGAGCATTCAGCCAGTGGTTTTGGTGGTACTTGGTCGTATGCAATCGCATTGACCGCGACAAAGAGTAGTAATAGTAATAGATGTTTCATAATTGATCCCTTCAAATAATCAATTATTTATCGTCCCTGGCCCTTGCTTAAACATCCTTCATGCCAGCTATTGCTATTGCCCTGTGGACATTGGTTTGGGTTATTAATACCACGTCGTTCGCTCCAGTCATAGCCAGCCATATGCCCTGAGCAGTCTTTAGTGCAGGGGTAGCCCTTGTATACTAGGCCAGCTTCTTTTACACGACGTTTGCGTCGACGTTCTGTAAGTTGATTGGGCTTGCCTATTCCTATCTTGCCGGGATACATAGGACCAGATTTAACTCGTTCACCGCCATCAAAATATCTTATCTCTATAGGTAAAGTTTTCCAGCCCAAAGCTGCTGCGGCCATGATGCGATGGTTGCCTTCATTTACCCAGGCTTCACCATTATAAGCTACATTAATGTATGGTTCATATTCATGTTCTGCACCAGGATCACCGTATTTGGGCAAGTGGCCGTTTTTTTTCATGTATTGCATGAGCCATTGTAAACTGTCCTGTCTCACGTTACGTTGTTCTCCGCTCATGCCGGGCAATTTGGCCAATAGCTCAACTGGTACTTCTATGCGCCCACGCACAAATCCAGTGACGGTACCCATGTATGGAGCACCGTGTTTGTTACGACCCTTTCTTTGCGCGTATTGCCTTTCAGACTGTAACCACTCATCACTGGGAACATCTGTTTTCAATATGGCCTCGTTTAAGGTATAAGTAAATTCTTTAGCTCGCATGATTACGCTGGACCATAAGGGTTAACGGGCAAGTCATAGCCACTGGGTTCCGGATATATTGGATATTGATAGTAGGTCATCGTTTACCACTGGATTCGTGCATGGTGTTGTCTTGTCGTGGACGTATCAACTCTGGCAGTTCTGGATCATAGTCAAAACCCATGCGCTGTAATTGACTATCCAGTTGTTGTATTTCGCTGCGCAGTGATGGTGAACCCTTTTGTCCGGCTGCAATTTGTTCACTATAATCCTGTATCAGCTCGTGCAGATCTTTAGCCAAACTTTGTGCAGTATTGACATCTGATTGCATGTTGTTAAGGAATTCACTGGCGCGCATCGTTTATTTACCAATATCACATAACATAGATACGACCCAGTGCATTGCTCATGACATCATTGAACATGAGTTCCATGTCATAGCTCAGGGTTTCTAACATTTGGCTGGCTTCTTGTTGTTCTGTTTTGCCTATGTGGCGCAAGAGTCGTGGTCGTCCCCAGGCCTGCCGCCTGCTGACCAATTGTGCGGGTGCGGGGTTGAAAGTGACTTCGCCGGTGTTGAGATATTGTGCAAATATCTCCTCCATGATTTCCCTAGTTCGTAGTATGTTGCTTTGTCTAGCACTGCGCATAGTACCTATGGCATTTACAAATGCATTTTTCACTTGCTCGGAACGTGTATTGTAGTTGTCTAATAAAATATTGTCTATTGATCGGTGAAAATGACTCTCAGCTTCCATCCATGATCGGTCTAGTTTGTAGCCTATGCGACGACGCACAGCATGTCCCATGCGGTGCGCCATCATCCAGGGCGTAAGTGGTACACGTTCACGTCCGGCCAAATTGTTGGTAAACACTATAGTGATATTGTCGGGTCCTTGCCCAGCCAGGATACGTTGAGCATTGTCGGTGCCTACAGCTTGTACTAAGGTATCCCGATCTACTTCACCGGTTTCTAACCACTTTGCTCCACCTGTTACCTGTGCAGGAAATAAACGGATATCATAGGGTGTGCGGCTGAAAAACTTATATGCTTTGCCAATGTTCACGGGATTGGTCACTAGTTGTTTATCAACTTGGTGTCTAAATCCACCACGGCCCCGTTCAAAATCACCCAGGGGTTGATAATCGGTCAGTGGTGCTTCGGTAGTGAGTTCACGTATTTTCATCGCTTTTTACCTGCTTTCATGTTGCTGCACCAATGAAACATTTTGCCTTTTTCACCACCATATTTTTTGGCTTTGGCACGTAGAGCTGTTACTGAACCCTTGCAGCTGGCCCCGGCACGATGAACTCGTCCCGGTCTGCTTCGGCCCTTAACCTTGCCGTCGGCAAAGTTTTCCGCCACACCCTGCTCTGACCTACCTTCTTTTTTGACATTCATTGAAAATTTCCAATCACCATTGGTGCCTATCAATAGTGCCATCGCGGTTAAACATTGTTTGGCTTGTTTAATATCGTGGAAAAAAATTACCTGACGCCACATTCTGGTTTGAATAATTGTTTGTTTTGGAAAAATCTCCCCCGATTCAAATTTGACATAGCCATGTTCAATATCCGTGATGGTTTGTGGTTCCAAAAACCCAGTTAATTCAATTGTATTGGTAGACAATGAAAGTGCGTCTAAATTTAGTACAGAAACAGAATCACCAACTTTTACATTATTACCAGTGGCAAAGTTATTAAATTGAGAGAATATTTGATTTAGATTTTTGTCTTTTTTGTCTATGGATTCGGTAAGAGTTTTGTCTTTCATTACCTGACCAATTTTTTGTTCCACTAAGTGATCAAATACTGCAAGAGGAATGTTGTGTTCAGCCAAAAATCTAATCAATTGCTGATTACCGGCCACGATGCCACCTCTGAGCTTGATCTCACCGAATTGTTTTTCAATTGATTCTAAATTTAATTTGTATTCTTGTTTGCCTTCCGCCACACCTTGCCGGCCTTCTGACACCACATTCATGGGCACATAAGCTTGAATACTCATGTTCAATTGTTTTGCGGCCTGCGCACGGTGATTGCCATCAATAATACTACGCCCTGGCCCTTTGATAATGGGTTTGACTGGTGCTCTATTGCGCAGCTTGATTCTATAATATCTTACACGTTCGGGGTCAAGGTCCTGAACACGACCAAAAGGATCATTGAAATAAACAGGATCGTTTTCATCAGGTATTTGTTCTGGGTGCAGCATCTTGATGCCCCAGTCATGTCGCTCAATCCAACGTTCCATCTGTGGATTACTGTCGGCGCCATGATGCGTAGCTTTGTATATTTGCAGCATGTCAGTGCCACTAATGCTTTCCGTTATTAACTCAATAGCTCGCATTCTATACTGCTCCAGTGTATTTTTGATAACGCTGCGCACTCATCATTAGTAGCCCAGTTTTATATTCAGGATCGGTTGGGCCATGATAAACATCCTTAGTGAGGAAATTACGGATCACAGACATGAGTTCACTGCGTCTTGGATTGGCCTTGACATCAAAAGCTACAACCCATTCCCGCTTATCATGCTTAAGCCAAACTCCGCCCAAATTCATAACCGCATTAACTACACGATCAAAATCATCTTCTTCAAAATAGTAATCTGTGGTGTCAATTTTAACCCAACCTTTGACTACTAGATCTTTTGCACCCTCTTGCATGGCTATCCACATTTTTCTAGCTTGTGGAGTTTGCCCACCCTCGGGGTTATTATCCGCAACAATAATCTTGCCAAGATTTTTAACTATAAATTCATACATAGCTGAAGATAATCCCTGACGTTGGTATTGGTCATATACAAAAACGTCAGCAACTTCTACAGTATCAGGTAGTAAATTTGACTTCTGTACGTATAAGGCTCCGGCTATTTCTTTATTTTTTATACTGATTACGTTAAGAACTTGATAGTTTCCATGTTGAAATCCCAAACTATTTTGTCGAGAAATCTTATAAACGAATCCTGGATGGCCCGGAAACGGTTTTGCACTTGTAGGTATAGAGTTAAGTATAGGAGCATTAACTTTTTCATGTCCCCAACTTGGAGTACGAACTATTTCACTTATTAATTCACTGGCTCTCATCTTGACCCCTGCTGTGACATACGACTATACTTCTCTATTGTCTGCATACTATCGGAATCAGACAATAATTTTGTCATGCCTGGATGTAGTGGACTGGGCAAACGATCTAAACTGAACCAGTCAGAAGACTGCGTTTCCCAGTTCAGTGCAGGTTTAAATTCATGCGGCACTAGAGCTAGGAAATTGAAATACCTAAAGCCACTGCTGTGCTCAAAAACGTATAGTGGTATTAGTCGCATTGCACCAGTATAACCTGCTTCTTCGCGCACTTCGCGTCGCACCGCTACTGAGGGATCTTCATCACCATCAATGGCACCACCCCACGTACCCCACGTACTGGGCTGTTCTACTGCGCTGCTACGATGTGCAATACAAATGCGGCCGGTATCCATGGCCATAAATACGCAACCTGCGGCACGTCGACCCCAAAAGCCAGTTTTTCTCAGTGCTTCACCATGCTCGGCGTCATTTTCTTTTAAGTCATCGTCTTTGGCAATTAAGTTACCCTGGCTGCGATCACGACTTTTTAGCTGCTGTGGTACGTGTTTGATTTTGCCACGTATGATATCAAAGGCTCGTTTTAATCCTGCGGTTATGACATCTAACCCATCTTCATCTGCTTGATATTTAATGGCTACACCACCAGCTGCTTCCCAACTGGTAATGTTGTCACCACGATCATCTATCAGTACATTTGGTGTGCCATCCGGTTGTGTTGCATATTGTTTCTTGTTGGAAGTAATAAAGATATTCTTTGGTGGATGTTGTTTTAACTGATTAGAAATCCAAATACGTTTATTCTTGTCGCTGTTCTCAAGATCACCGCGCAGTGGGCTGCTGCAAATGTTATAGTGACCAAATACTCTTAACAAAATACCAATTAAACGATCTGCATCTGGCAATTTATCCAGTTTAGCAAAAAAGTCGGTACCTATCATTTGATTTAGAGTGCGTTCATTTTGCTCTGCACTAATATCGCGATAAGTGGGTACACCAGC